AGACCTACGAACTGCCGTTCTAATCAAAAATTGATGCATATAAAGATATATGGGTGGAGATTTTCTCCCCCCAAACCCCCCTCTCCATGATGGTGTGGCCCGCGCGGTTTTCTGCGAAAACCTTACGGTCCGCACCATTTTCAGAGGATTTGTCGATATGTGAAACGTTTTGCGCTAATTCATGCAAAAATGAAGGGAATGTTCACCTTTTGCATGTGGATAACCCTGTGGATAACTATCCTTTATCCACAACCCCTGTTGAAAACCCTGTGGATAACCCCTCGTGCTCTCGCGTGGGGTTACGCGTGTCGTAAGTTTTGCATCGCCTACGGCGATCACAATACGCGTAACGTAAGTTGACGTAGGTGACGAGGTTTCGTGGTCCCCTTTTGCTTCAGCTTCGCCAATCCCGCCATGCTGGCGCTAAAGCGCCGCGGCTCGCTTCGCGTTGCTTCGCTCGTAGCGCCTACGGCGCTTGCCGCTGTGGTCGCGAGTTTGGCGTGGTAGCTGGTCGCCATCCGGCGACTAACGTGGTCGCCCTTGGTTTACTGCTGAAGAAAAGAAAGGAGATTGTGTCTTCGGCTTGCGAATGTTGACTTTGCGTGGTCCCGGTTTCCAATGTGCTCTTTTTTGCTTCGGCTCGTGAAAGAGGTGGTCGCTTTCGAATAATTAGCGTTACTTGTAGTAGCGGCGCCGGTGGCGCCGCGAAAACTGTGGTTTTTCTTCTTTTTTTTCTGCAGTAGGCGTGTATGCGCCTTCGGCTCGCAAAAATGGAGCGTCAGCTCATAAATATAAGGAGGTAAACGAATGGTCGAAAATTGGTCCTTTTTGTATACCGAAAACCGCTACAAAGCAAGCGAACAGAGCATTTATGAACCTGTCGATGTATATGAATGCCCCCACTGCGGAGCAAAGCATCGAGTCGCGTATCGCATGAAAGCAACTATGCCGTTCTGCTGGAAATGCGAAAAGACTGTGAAGCCCGGTTCTTGATCGCAGTATGTCAATATCGGACAAATGAAAGGAGAAAAACCGAATGACAGCTCGTGAGTTTTTGGCTGATCCGAACAGTATGATCGACAGTTTTCGCCGTGAGCGTGCAAAATGCAAAGATGGTTTCTCTATCAGCATTCAGCAGTCTGGTTTCCATTACTGCGACTACAACTCGGTTGAGTTGGGGTTCCCGAACCATAAGGAGCCGCTGATCATGCAGTATGCTGAAGACAGCTCGAAACCGACAAAAACGGTGTATGGTTGGGTTCCGCTGGACGTAATCGATGCCGTGGTCGCGAAGCACGGAGGCATCATCTAAGGTGTGAACTTTATAAATGAGGTGTAATGAGAAGAAAATGAATAGGTTTGAATTGATAATGGTCGCTGGTGAAATGACAAGATCGAAAACTGTCATCGCCAGCTTTTCTTCGTCAGAAGTAGCGAATGCTGCGAAAGACGCACTGTATGCTGGCATGAGAGCAAACTCGCTCTATAGTGATGTCAGCTACGAAATCATTCCGGTCACTTACGCTTAAAGCGTAAAAATAACTACGATATACATAATAATGTATATAAATATGAACGAAAGATTATAGGAGGAAAAAGAATTATGTTTAACATCGCTATTATTGGTAACCTCACTCGTGACGTGGAACTGCGCACTGTCAACACTGCTTCTGGACAGAAGAAGGTTGCAGATCTGAACATCGCCGTTAATGGCCGTAAGGTCGGCGATAGGGAAGCTCCGGTTGCTTACATCAAGGCAACCGCATGGGAAGGTCTTGCCGAAGTTGCTGCAAAGTACTGCAAGAAAGGCCAGAAGGTCAGCATTACCAGCAACTTTATGACAGCACGCGCCTACACCAACAAGAATGGAGAACCCGCAGCAAGCATGGAATGCAGGATTGTGGAGTTCGAACTTCTCGGCGGTGCTCACGGCGGAGCTTCTTCCGATAACTCTGCAGCACCTGTGCAGCACCCTGCAGCTACAGACGCGCAGAGCGGCTTCGAGCTGGCTGAAGACACGGCAAACCTGCCGTTCTAAGGCAACACCCGGATAAACTTCCAGCCACCCTCTCGCAGTACTCTCTGCGCGCATACGAGGGGCGCAAAAGAGCTGGTTAGAAAACGCATGCTTGCGAGGCGCGGTTTACACGAAGCGTGAAGTTTACGCGCCAAAACCTCCTGCAGCTTCCCGATAATAGGCTAGCAGGTAAAGCCGCCCCTAGGCTATGTGTGCTTTACATTAATGAGGTTTGCGCACATATGGCAGTCGTGGTTCGACGGTTCGACTCCGGCAACTGCCCTTCTTACAGCTGGCGGTTCACCTCCTTTTCGTCAGCTGTTTTCTATTACTGGCTCTCCCCGTGTGGAGAGCACATCGCTTGGCGAGGCGCATGAACCTCGCTGAACGCTCGTTAAAATAAAAACGAAAAATCTGTTTTTAATTTCCGCTTCGAAAAAATAAAAACGAAGGGAGCAAGCTTATGAAATACTTTGAAGTGACCTTACAGAAAACATCCGAATGCTCAATTTATGTACCAGCTGAAGACGACAGCAAAGAGACTGCCAAGAAGAATGCTCTGAAAAAAGCACCGTATCTTGATGGTTTCTGGGAAGAAGATGATGTCTGTGTCGTAGACGTAACCGAATCGGATTATCTCGGTAAACCTCATCCGCTGTTGAAAGGAGCAAACTAATGCAAAATCCAAACGATTCTGTCCCTCACAGCATCTGGGAAGCCTATCTTTGTGGTGCTCTTACTCTGCAGCAAGTACAAGAGCTTCTTGCGCAGTGGCACAGAGAGCACGACGAAAAGAACCTCAGAATGCGGTCTGGAAGCCTCAAGTATCGTAAGTTGGAGGAAATAAACTAATGGACTTCGAGAAAATATATGATACTGCTACAAGCTATTATGGCGAATCAACTGCAGCCCAGATGTTCAGAGACTGGACAAGCTGGGAGCACGAACCAATCGACCCCGCAGAGCTGAATGATGACGTAAGAGAAGACGACGTAGCATAACAAAGAAGGCAATCAAGAATGATTAAGAGTTATGTACTACGCCCTCCTGTCTACAAGGCAGTACAATGGACTGGAGATAACTATGATGAGATTCTGGAGTTCCTTGGTAAGAAAGCTTTCACGCAGAATGATAAAAAGGAGGTTCTCTGGATACAGTCACCTGATGGTTTGATGAGAGCGCATAAAGACGATTATCTCGTCCAGATCGATGACGGAAGGATATATCCATACCCGCCGGACCGCTTCTTATATAAGTATAAGGAGGCAGACTAATGCGCTGCAGGTTGAAAATGACATATGAAGTTCGCCAGTACAAGAAAGGCGAGAAGTTCGAAAACTTCGACGGAGTCATGCATTTCATCACAGAGAACGACAACCTGTGTATCGTGGACTTCAAGCATAACACGAAGCACCACGCATACGATGGCGACTATATCGTAATGAGCGATGATGGATACTTTGAAACATATGAACCCGAAGACTTTGAGAAGTTCTACGAAATTATTAAGGAGGATGCTACATGAATGAATTCGAAAAGCAGGCTGAAGAATTTCTGAAGGAAGCCGGCGCCGAAATGAACATCGAATTTCATTGCGTTGTCGATGGTTTGCCGTTCGATATGAATGATCATCTGCAGCACAACAAGTATACCGTAACGCTGCGCCGTGGAACGAAGGAATATATCTTTCCTTTCTATGACAGCTATGTCAACTATAAGGACGGCACGGAGCCGACGAAGTACGATGTGCTTTCTTGTGTCATGAAGTCTGACCCCGGAACCATGGGTGACTTCATCGAAGAATACGGCTTCAGGATTACCGGCAGGAAGACGTTCAATGAAGTCGAGGGACTTTGGAAAGCCTGCAAGAAAGAGTACGAATCACTGCTCGAGCTGTTTGGCCCCGAACTTATGGAGAAACTCGCTGAAATTAACTAATCGAAGAATGGGGGAAACTACATGACTGCTGAAGAGTTCCTCAAAGAAGCAAACGCAACAATAGACGTCCGGCTTGCTGAAAATCAGGATGTCCAGTGGCGCGACAAGTACATCGTAATGCTGCGGAAAGGTGACGAATACGTCTCTTTTCCATTTTATAGCAGCACTTTCGAATGGTACAACGGCATTAAAGTTACTGCCGATACCGTTCTCAGCAGTGTACAGAAGACCGACCCCGGCGATATGGGAGACTACATCGACTGCCATCGTTATGAAATCAATGATGGTGAGACTTTCAGGAAAGTCGAGAGATGGTGGAAAGCCAGCAAGAATGAGTATGATTCGTTGCTGAAACTGTTTGGTCCCGAGCTGATGGAAAAGCTCGCAGAAGTAAATACTTGAGGAGGTCTTGCTTTTGACGAAATGGGTTTGCCCCGAGTGTTCGTATGTTCAATGGCTCTTTGTCCCATCGAAATGTCCTCAATGTGGTTATGTACCGAAGATGTATCGAAAGAAAAAGAAGAATAAGGAGTGATGCCCGTGGAAATTTATGCAGCTTACAATGAAGATGGAAAAGCGTATGACTTTTACGACAGCTACGAAGCGATGCATAACGCTCTCGTAGATGATTCCGCTTTCAAGTCATACAAGGTAATCACGGTCGATGAAAGCGAGATCGAAACTTTGAACAAGTTCATTCTCGCAAAACACCGCCTGCAGTATCTGGCAGGAAAGAAGGCGAGCTAATGTACGTCTTCACGGTCGAAGCGGTTTACGACTATGACGACGTAAAGCTCGTAAGTGTATGCAAAACAAAGAAGGACGCTGAGCAGGAAGTTCAGCGTCTTTCTTCTTCACAGCCAGTCGTCAAACCAGAACGCTATGAGATAAATAAGAGAAAGGTTATCGAGCATGCTAAAAAGAGTAATGGAAAAGGCGCTGCAAATAATTGACAACGCAGACTTCACAGCTCATGGCTGCACCTTGATGGACAATAAGTATCTCCACAAGGTCGCCATGGATATCACCAAGAAAGATGATGACTTTTACTACAGGCTCAACGTTGCGAGGCCCGACAATGTGAACATCACGATCACTGATTCGGACTCGAACCTGTATGTATTCCAGATGTCTCCGTATGAAGCGCAGTGCGCTTACGAAATATTTATGAGGGCGGTAAATGCTGCATGAATGAAATGATGGTTTTCGAGAATCCGAAGTTCGGCAAGGTTCGCAGTCTGGAAATCGAGGGTAAGCCGTGGTTTGTTGGCAAAGATGTAGCCAGCATTCTCGGGTATAAAGACACGTCAGATGCGCTGAAGAAGCATGTAGATGATGACGATAAGCTGACCCGGCAATTCGCCGACTCAGGTCAGAACCGTGACATGTTTGTGATAAACGAAAGCGGGCTTTACTCTCTCATCCTCTGCAGCAAACTTCCTGCAGCAAAGGAGTTCAAGCGCTGGGTGACAACCGAAGTTTTGCCCAGCATCCGCAAATATGGAATGTATGCCGTAGAGGAGATGCTGGAAAACCCCGATATGCTCATCGAAGCTCTCACGGCCCTCAAGAATGAGCGCAGTCAGCGCAAGCTCCTGCAGGACAAGGTCGACGAACTCGAGCCGAAAGCTCGCTACTTCGATTACGTTATGCAGAGCCAGGACTTGGTACCGATCACCGTTATCGCAAAGGACTATGGATGGTCGGCGAACAAGCTGAATAATTATCTGCATGTAAAGAACGTCCAGTACAAGAGCGGCTCGGTATGGGTTCTTTACCAGCCGTATGCTGACAAGAAGTATGTAGGCACGAAGACCTACAGCTACTGCGATAACAAAGGCGAAAGCCACGCAACAATCCATATGCAGTGGACACAGAAGGGCAGACTCTTCATCTATGAACTGATGAAGAAGGAAGGTATCCTGCCGCTTATAGAAAGGGAGATTGCATGACAATCTATCAGTACGCAGAGCAGTTTCACCGGTTTGGTGATGAAATACCTGTCGCTGATAATGTCTATGATGTACTCTTCTATGCCTATCCTGAGAAGGATGGTGCAGAAGATGAAGACCTTTTCTTCCGGGCTTCGGATAAGCTGTACAAAATCTTCGAGATTGTAGACATTACGTCCGATGGCACTGTGATCTGCGACCTCACCAGTATGATTCGCCTCCACCAGCCCCAGCTTGAGGCAGCACATCTCTTCCGCGATTCGTCAGTTGGCGCAATTATGGAGGACATGCACGCTATCATGGCTGGCTATGTCAGCGAGGATTGGATGGACGAATTCGCTACTATTCTTTCTGAATAATATATATAATAACATATATATTATTAATAAACAATAAAAAGGAGACAAAGAATTATGATTAAGCTCATGATCGGTAACACCACCACCCGCAACATCTACATCGTCAACGAAGAGCAGACCATCCGTCAGCTCTGTGAACAGTATATGCCGACCGCAATTGGCCTGCTGTACCTGAACGACATGATCCTGACCGATGAGGACATGGACCAGCCGCTCAACAGCTTCGAGCTGATGGAAGACCGTAACCGCCTGATCTCTCTCGTCAAGACCGAGGGCGCATGGAAGGCGAAGATCGACGGCAACGCTGTGAAGATCATCTCAAGCAAGAATCTCGCAGACCTGCGCCTGTTGGAAGCTTACAACGCCAACGAGATGACGGAGACCCGCATCGATCCGTCTTCTGAAGGAAACTGGATCGTGGATGCTCAGATCTTCACGAATGAGAAAACTGGCAGCATGAGCAGCTACCACATCGCGTTCAATCCCACGCCTACTGCAAGCGGCAAGGCGTATGTCACCACAGTTCTGCCGGACGGCGTCGAGGACAAGGAAGCGTACATCAAGGAGAACTATGGCAGGGTCCTGAAGCTCCTCAGTACTATCGAGGAGTACATGGACGACGATGTGCTCGCAAGAATCAGGGCGAACGATACGCTTGACGGCGAGTTCGTCTACGTAGATGATGAAGATTAAGTAAGAAAGAGGGCTGCATATAATGTATTTCGGCGATGTAACGGCATTATTGCCTGGAACGATCATGGAAGTGAAAGAGTTCACCATCAATGATGAATTCTCGAAACTTGCATATCAGTATTTATTACATGATAGAATCGAGGTCGCTGGAGGCATTATATGCGGCCCTTCAAATTCTGTGGAAGATGACAGCTTCGGTGCAACCATCTACATCGTGAATGATTCACGATTAAGAACAGTCTTGCACGAAGCTGATACTGTTATCTGGGATACTTTCAATAGCCATATACATAGGGCTGTAAAGAAAGTGTATGTGACACCGAAAGGTAATTATGTTATCGACATAAGCGATAGCGTTACCTCTCGTGATAAGGTCGCTAGGCTGGCATCGATCATGGTGCCAGTCTTCTTTCCGCAGCTGTTCATTGACAAGCCTCTGACGGACAACGAGAAAGCATTCCTGACGAAAGCTTCTATGTCCAGGAATAGCACCGAGCTGACGGAGGCTGCGAACATCGCGCTTAAGGACCCCGTTATTCGCGATTTGGTGCAAAAACAGAGCTTAAGTAATCTCGTAAATGTGCTTAAGACTAACGAGGTGAAGAATGCTCGCAAGGTTGTCGCTGAACTTAAGTCAAATATAGCTGCGCTTGCTGATAAGTATGCTTTGGAGAAAGATAAGTTGAAGAGGGAAGAGTACCACCTCTTCGCTCTTGAAAACCACATCAACAGCGCTGAGTTCAACGAGAGCATTAAGGACTTCATCGCGCTTTTCGAGAACAATCCGAAGCTCGAAATCCTGCAGGTGAAAGACAACGGCTTGATGGAATATCGCATCAAGACAAGGCTGAACTACTTTGATCGGAAAGAAAGGTTCTTCGCACACATCCGGCAGGCTGATCAGAAGTTGATGGACAGCATCTTCTGTGCGAACCCCACGTTCGAGATCGAAACGTATGCGGATATTACGGTTGAGAACGGGAGCTTCCGGTCCGCAGCATCACGGCGCGTTGGCGTGAACCACGCAATCGAAATCGCCGATGACGTGTATGCGGTGCCGAATCCGCATATCATGACGTTCAACTGCTTCGGCACTGCCGACTTGGTGCTGCATGATCTGCTTGGTTCCGGCAACTATGCTGGCTTCATCATGCAGACTATGGCATCAGCGAGCAATGCGAACCTCGTTGACGTTTCACCGATGCGGAACCTTGAAGAGGAACTGTTCATCCATTCAAGGAACAAGAAGGTACTGTACAACAAGGTAACCAAGACGCATATGACAGTAGAGGAGGCGATTGAGTATGTTCACTCTCACATGGAGCGCGAAGGCTCACGAGAAGATGCGTGAGCTTGTAGATAATAGGGATACTGAGATCGGTTGGTATGGTGTATGCGAGCGTGTCGGTGATCGAGTGAAGGTCACCGACATTCTTGTTTATCCGCAGCGAGTAACAGGTTCGACATTCGAAACGGATGATATCGAGATGCTCAACTGGTTCGACTCTCTGCCTATGGACGTAGTCAATCATATCCGTCTGCATGGACATAGCCACGTGAATATGCAGGTGTACCCCAGCTTGACCGACCTAAACTTCGAGGACCAGATTCTTGGAGAACTCGGCCTCGACGACTACTACATCTTCATGATCACGAATAAGAGGGAAGAAGTTCGTTATCGCTTTATTGATAAGGATGACGAGCGGGAGGTAATCGGAAGATGATGAACCTTGTAAAGTCCCAGGATTATGTGAACCCCAACGATAAGCCGGAGGCCATCCAAATCCTTGGCTGCGGGTCAGTTGGCAGCAACCTTGCTGAACACCTTGCGAGGTTCGGTTTCAAGACGTTTCATCTGTATGATTTCGACGTTGTTGAAAGCCGAAATCTCGTAAACCAGATGTTTACCATGAAAGATATCAGCAAACCAAAGGTGGAAGCGGTTCGCGACCTTATACTCAGCATCAATGACGAGGCTTCCGTCGAAATCCACGACGGAAAATGGGACGAGGATTGTGATCCTCTGTTCGGCTACGTTTTCCTGTGTTTCGACAGCATTGAGACAAGGCGTAAGGTTATAGAGCATGAATTCTACAACCCGATGGTCCGGGCTGTGTTCGATTTCCGCACAGCCCTCGTTGAAGGGCAGGTTTTCGCAGCTGACTGGATGAAACTGCAGGATAAGAAGCAGCTTCATAAGAGTATGAAGTTCGAGAAAGCGGATGCTGTACCTATGACAGCTTGCGGAACCGAAATGGGGATCGCAACAACTGTTAAGGCGACCGTGGATATCGGCATGATGAACTTTATACAGTACTACAGAACGGGTAAACTCAGAAAAGTCATGAACGTTAACATAGAAAGTATGGAGATTGTATGAAAATATATGAAGTTCGAAAGGTAGAAGCAAAGCATAAGCCCGTTGATATTATGAAGGTTATCAGCGGGACTGCACAACCTAAAGACTTTAAGAATGGTTTCGACAGAAACTATACGAAGACTCTGTACTATGAAATGAACTGTGATGATAGGTTTCATCAAGTCTCGATTGCACCCTTTGGCACGGTGATTACCGACGAGAACGAAGATAACTTCTATACCAGCTTCCAGATTCCGAAGCGGAGTGGCGGCATGCGCACCATCAACAGCCCGAACAGTGCGCTGCGCCGTTACCAGAATCGTGTGCTGAACTACATGAAGAGCAAGATGCAGAACACAGGTAGGAATGGTGGCGATCACCACACGAATGCCTGGGCTTACATCGAGCGACGCTGTCCGAGAGATATGATGATTCGCCATCAGGCGAACCAGTCTCGCTTCTATATGAAGCTGGACTTTCATGATTTCTTTGGTTCGCTGAACATGAACTTTTGCATCAGTCAGCTTCGGAAGATTTACCCATGGTGCATGTACACAGAAGCGACGCTGAGGTCCATGCTTCGGCCTTGCTTCCTGCACAATGGTCTGCCGCAGGGTGCAGAGACCTCTCCGTGGCTGTCGAATGTGGTGATGATTCCGTTCGACAGCTGGATGAGCAACATGCTCATGCGGAAACTGGAGCGTATGTTCGGTGGGAACTTCGTGTACACCAGATATGCTGATGATATTATTATCAGCGGCAAGTACAAGTTCTCCGTGAAGTATGTTGTTGATCAGATCGAAGGGTTCCTGGCCAGAGAATGGTATCCGCTGCAGCTGAACCCGGATAAGACTCGCTTCGGCAGTCGTGCTGGCCACAATATGAACGTCGGCATCATGATCAATAAGGACAACGAGATGACGGTTGGCTGGAAGAATATCAACAAGTGCAAGGTGATGATCTTCCAGCTCATCAAAGACCACCTCAATGGCCACGAATGGGATGAGCACCGTAAGAATCAGGTGCGCGGCCTAATCAACTACTACAAGTACATCCAGAAGGAGAGGATCAATGAGATCATCGAGAAGTACGAATCCAAGTATGGCGTGAAAGTGTTTGACCTTCTTAAAACTTAAAGCTCATGCAATAACCTATTCCGAATTGCGCCTTCGGCTCATGAAGGAGGATGGTGCTCTCTGTGATACAGGGAGTGGCGAAGTGATACGCATATTTCCTGGATCCGGTAGCCCGTATCCAGGAAATGTCAAGTAAGATTTGGAAGATCATAGATGAGCAAAAGTTGGGGACTTCAGCCCGTCTATATGGCGGTGATAAATCGGGCGACTGGAGCAGCTCGTTGGAGAGGGGTAGACGAGCATCAAACATCGAATTAACAATACATGTAATACTCGTTTGGTTTCATTAACTAGCTCCGAATTAATGTAGGAGCGCCAACGAGGCTTTCCTTGATAAGGGAAGTGATGAATTACTAGTTTGCAGCAACTAGCGATCCTTCGGATCGCGTTGCTGCTGGGTCAGGTTACAGAATGAATTAAGATGTATTGTTTTTCAAAGGTTAAGTTAATGTATGAATTGAAATCGCACAAGCAAATTATTATGCGGTTTGCTCTTCATGATATGAGGAGTAACGGATTGCCCGAAATGCCTGCGTGGATCCTTAGCAGGATCCTGCCGGCTGGCGTCAAGTCAGGTGTATCAATTTTTATTTAAGATACATTAACTTTAACTTTAACTTTAACTTACAGAAAGGAGAAACCCATGACTGTTATTGGAACTTATCCCATCTGTAATAATGGAGGAATAATCGTACATAAGTATGATATGTACGAAGACAAAGTCCTCGCCAGCATGAATGGTGTGGACGCTATGTGGTGCCCGATCGTCGAGGATTGTGACGGCGAACCGGGCTTTTATTATGGCAAAATGTTCATTCTCTTCGGAGATGTAATGAGGACGGAGGTGGCCTAATATGGTAACGTGGTACGATGACGACGGCATGGTCCACATGATCGCATACAAACTCATGCGCATTGATGAAGCGAGGCAGCTGCATGCAATGTATGTGTTTGCGAACAAGGTTTACCCAATCGGCGAATGGATTGAAGCGGAGATCGGCCCCGACGGCAAGGATGACAAGCATGTTAAGAGCAAGCTTGGCAACCTGTCGAAGCGCCCCGGACTGCATTGCACACTCGTACCGTGGACCGACTGGATTGGCACGATCGTTGATGATGTGAGGTGTCGGAGGCGTGAGAACGTCTGGGTCGAAGTCGAAATTAAAGGCAAGCTGGTTGCACCGTCCGGGACGAAACTCCCTGACGGTTTTTATTTCTTCAGAACCAACAGCAAACAGAAGGATCCGTGGATCATCTGCCGCTGGATGAAGATCAACCGTATTCTGCCGGAGTCCGAAGTCGATGCTCGCTGCAGAGCGGCTGGCCTCGAACCTCAGAAGATCGCGTAAGGAGGATTCGTATGCAAGACCTGTTCGTGATGTATCTGCGTGCAATGATAAAGGTAAAGAGGTACTGGGTCGAAGATCATACAGATGATCTGCGCTATCTGTACTTCGAGCTTGAGCGTAACGAGTATATTGACAACCTCATGAAGGTGGATCTGTACGGATTTGACAGAATTGTGGATGATGATTTGACATATTTGATACATGTTACAAATCTGGATGAACCGGAAGACCTGGAACCTTGTATCGAGCTGCACAAGAATGGTCAGTTCATTACGTTCGGACCTCTCATGAATAAAGATGTACGGGAACAGGTGTATCGGCTTCTCGATCAACAGTGTAAAGAGGGTATCTTTATGCTTGTTAATAAGTTGCGGGAGATCGAGGCCGATGCTGCATCTGCATGATTGCTGCAGCAATAGTTTTTCGCACGAAAACATGGATGTAATAGCGAAGGCGGGTATTTGTTAAGGAAGAATAATGCCCGCCTTTTTAATCGATTTTTCTATTGTATTCCAATAGGAGGAAATTATGAAAGAATTCGAAATCGAAAAGAAGATCGTCAGTGAAAACGTGCGTGGCTGCGTATCTAGCCTTGTTGATCTGCTCGATGGCGATGGTTTGACTGCCATTGAAAAGCTTGATGACAACTACTATCGGGACAACGATTACTACGACGAAGAGAATGATGAGTATGTTGAAATCATGGAGTACTGGCTTGTTACTCCATGGCTCGGCAGCAAGCTGGCAGAGAAAGGCGAGATTGTCTGGCATGACAACTACAGTTTCGCCCTGTGGGGAAGACAGACTTCCGGCCAGGCGATCTTTCTTGATGGCGTGATCGAAGAGATTGCAAAAGATCTTAAGGAGGTTGGAGCATGAGCTTTGTTGAGCAGACTACGCCTATGGAGTACACGGTAACGAATCGTCATGGGGATGTGAAGAAGTTGGACTGGGACGACATGATGAGCGTCTACAGCTACGTAGACAAGTGGTACGCAGAGAACGATGTTGAAGACACGATCAACGATATCAAAGAAGGTCGCATCTCTCATCCTGCCAGCCCATACCTTCTTGAAGAACAGAAGGATAGAGTCCTTGAACTGTACATGGATTACATGGATGACGATAGATATCAGAAGTTGATCGAAGCAATGACCGAAGTCTACTATGAGGATGATGAGAAAAGGTCAGAGGAAACCGCACGCGAATTCGTGCCTGTGCTGGGGGAGGATTTCTAAATGGCTAGAGTGTCACATACAGTATCCAAACTTGGACAGCATGTTGGCGCGATTGGTCTTCCGGCTGGCGTCACATGCAGAGAGAACGCTCCTTGCTTGCCCGATTGTTACGCATGTAAGGGGCGTTTTCGTTGCCAGAATGTTAAGGCGAGCCTGCAGGCGAACCTTGATGAGTATAAGCTGCACCCAGTGAAGTTCGAAGCGGACATCACAAAGAAGAGCATGTGGCTCAAATATGTTCGCTGGTTCCACAGCGGCGACATTGTGGACTACAACTTCCTGCTGATGATGAGAAGGATTGCTGCAGCAGTAAGGGACACAAGGAACCTCGCGTTCACAAAGAAGTTCGAGCTTGTCAACCGTAGCATTGATGAGCACGGCTTCCCGACCGATAACCTCACGCTGGTTCTGTCAGCATGGGGTGACGACTTCATGCCGGACAATCCGTACAATCTGCCGGTTGCATACATCAGGCTGAAGGACAAAAGCAAGAGCTGCCATATCCCGTCGTATGCAATGGAGTGCATGAGCAGCTGCGAGGAATGCATCACCAAGTGCAACGGTGGATGCTGGAACCTGAAGCGCGGCGAAGCTGTTGTGTTTAATCAGCATTAAGGAAGGAGTGATAGCATGAGCGACATCCTGAAGCAGCTGAAAGAAGAAGCGAAGAGAATGGATGACTTGCACGTTAAAGTTGAAGAAACGTGCCGTCTTCAGCGTGGCGAGATGCTGGAACTGAGGTCCGAAAAGGCGAGGCATATTTACGACTTTCTTAGTGAATATAAGCAGTTCCTTAAGGACCACGATCTTCTGGAAAGCTATCACGATTCGTTCGACTTTTTCGTTACTTACAAACGAGAAAAAGGAGGATACCTCAGAGACTGTTGGATCAAGATAAACTTGGAAGGCATTTATGCATGCCGTGGTTCTGAATCTGGACCGTGTGAGGAACAGACTATTGGTTCTGTTATGCGGGGTAATCCGGCTGAGTTTGCAGCTTCCGCAGTTATTGATAGATGGAGTGATCATCATGAAAGGACATTCGAAAAGGACTTCGCAAACTTCGTCAAACCGAGACTGAATAAACGCATTAAAGAAGATGAAATGAAACTGAAGGAATCCGAAGACACACTCAAAAAGCTGAAAGGAGAATAAGCATGAACGATATCATGAAACGGCTTACGGAAGAGGCTGACAAAGTTAAAGCTTTGCACATTGAAGTAGAAAGACAGTGCAAACTTCAGCAAGAAGAAGCTAATGTGTTGAGGTGTGAAAAGGCAAAGTATATTTATGATTTCCTTCTGGAATACTGGAATTACCTGAAGCAATTTCAGATGATTGCAAGAGATTTTCAGATAAGTTTGACATCAAGGAAAGAACCGGATGGATACATGCGAGGTTGCGGTATCGTGTTTGCCGATGACGGAATTTATGCCGGCTCAGAATGGTACCAAGGCATTAATCGCGGCCAGAAGATTAAAGATGTGGTATGCGGGGCCAATCCGGCATTTGCAACAGAAGCGATTATTGATGGTTGGAATAAAGGGTACGAGGAAAAAATCGACTCTCGCTTTGTAAAGTATGTTGAAGCAGTGCTTGACGAGAGACTTAAAGAAGATACGAAGAGGCTGAAGGAGTCTAACGACATACTCGAAAAGCTGAAAGGAGAGTAAGTATGTACACAATGGTACAAGATATTAACCGGATGGTACAGAACGCGGCAGAACTGCAGAAAGAATACAAAGAAAAGTGTAATCAGATTACAGCAGAAATTCTTAAGATAAGGCAGGAAAAAGCGCAGCATATATGCGAGTTTCTGCAAGAGTATAGTGACTGCATCACAAAGAACAAGGCAATAATCCCATGCGATTCGTTTAAGTTCACCGTTACCGACGATCCCCATAAAACATATCTTGTGCTGACCACTATGGACATTCGTGTTGTAAACACATACGAGTCGCAATCATTAAAAGACATAAGAGAAGGTTGTGCATTGCCAAAACCTGTAGCAGTTACTGCGATTGATGCATGGGATGCTGATAAGGAAGATAAATTCAAGGGGTGCTTCCTCACGTACATGGTTGATCTTGTGAATGAATTTAAACAGAGCGAACAGGATGCGCTCAATTATTACGAAAACCTGCTGCGGAGAGTGAAAGGAGAATAAGCATGGTCAAGAAGGTTACGCTGGAAGAACTCGCTACTATTGTTGAGCAGATGCCTCTTGGTACATCACGATCGTTTGCGCTGGAGCAGGACTGTGTTCGTGATGACATGCCGAACATCGATGATGTATCAGCATACAGTTTCTGGTATCTCATAAAGCCCTTGTGTCTGTACGGCGACCACAGGGCTGTTATTTTCGACTTCTTTGGCAGCTATGACAACCAGAATCTTGAGATTTATCAGGTTGTTATGGAGCCTGAGGACGAAGGCGAGATGGTAGTGCTCGATGCACTGCATGACTATATGGCGAAGATCGGCGAGTCTGACCGTGAGTATGTGTACTATGACGACAGTGAACTTGATGAGGAGGACTGAGTATGCACTTTTCTATTGCAGTAATTCATCATCCCGACCAGTACATCGATGACCTTCTGGAACCTTACGACTATACGAACAAGGATACGTATGAGCACATTCTTATACATACGCGTGACGAGGCAATCGAGTATGCGAGAAAGTATTTCCTTGAACCAGGCATCTCTAAGAGCGATGAGGAGCTGTGGGATATGATGGCCGAAGGATACGACACGGACGACGAAGGCAACCTCTACGACTATGATAATCCAAATGGCCGCTTCGATTACTACTCCGTGCAAGACACGTATAAAGCTCTCAAGTGTGAGTATGGATGGGAGAGTAATGCGCTGCTGGAAGATGTGCTGGTGTTTAATGTATATGCTGTCGTTACGCCTGACGGCGAATGGCACGACCAGGATGAAGGGTTCGACAACATCGGCAACTGGCCAAATGATTGCGTTGTAACTGTCGTTGACTGCCACGTATAAGAAAGGAGAAGCTTATGGAGATCGGATGGTATGCTGATATGGTTGCAAAAGGAATGCTGACGATCGAAGAAGCCGATGCGCTCATCAACGATGCGATCGATTCGTGGAAGGAGACCGAGTATCCCAAGATCGATGCGGATAACTTCGATGATTATCTCCAGTGGAAGTGCGCGAAGTATCTGGACAAGTATCAGGAGCTGACGAAAGCAATCAAGAAGCTGATGAAGGAGTAAGGCATGAAGACAGAATACGTACCGCATGAAGTCCCCGAACCGTTTCGGGACCTCGCATATGCTGTCGCAGTGCAGGCTATCGAGGACTATAAGGAACTCGTCGAGATGATTCTGCAGAACCCGGAGTCGCAGTGCGGATCGTACATCGCGCTGTACAACCAGGCTCGCGAGGACTACAGGAAAGCGAAGGACGAGAAGCAGAAGTACGATGCGTCAAAGCGAAAGCGACTATATGGTGCGCTGGCTGAAGCTACGAAGGAGCTGCTTGATATCCGGCGCTTCCTGATAAGCAGCGACCTTACAGATTGGATGGATTTCGATGGACGAACATTGCTGGATAACCTTGACCGACAGTTTAAGGACTTTGATCTTGGGAGGTTCGTGGCTACGCACGAAGAAGTCTCTCATACAGAGCTACTTAAACGATACAAACTTAGCAGGAGGAAGAAGAAAGATGCATGATTTCTATTGCCACTTCTCTGATAACAGTGGTCAGGTTATGAACTTTAAAGTGCGGGCAAAGGACAAGAAAGAAGCTATCGAAAAAGCGTTTGCCCGTGCCAGGAAGAGGGCAAAAGGGGACCTCAGTCCTAGCTGGTCCGTCACCTTCAGAAATTATACTTTATAAATTCGGCATAATGAAATAGAAACAACCACTGCTGAAATACAAATGAAGGAGGTGATGAAAAGTGAAACGAGTCTATAAGAAGTTCGCGCTGTTCAGCGTAATCTACACAGCGATCTACATCGGATCACAAGTGTTGCTGCCAATTCTCTTCGCGTTCGGGGTCGAGATGAATATTTGGCAGCTCTTTATCCCTACGTTCGTGATGATCGGGCCTTTCGTAATCCTGTTGGTCTACCTTTGGCTGACCAAAACCATTAACGAGATTATGGAGGACTTATTTCGCGAATGAAAAAGTCTTATCTGAGTCAGCAAATAAGGCTGATGTCGATCACGACTTATGATCTGATGACCGATGACGAGTATGCTATTTATATGCAGCTCGTCAACGACATCAATAAGTCGCACGACGAAAACTTTGCCAGCGAGAAACAAGAGTTGATCGAGCACCGCCGAATGCTTTCGAAGCAACTCACGGAACTGATCGCTAGGCATGACGGAGTCCCTAGAACTGTACGCATGTCGGGCATCATAAACCCTAAGAAGTATGATGCATCCAACATGCCGGACAGTATCGTATGGCGGGACTTAAGAAACACAAAGCAAATCTCAGAGTTCCTTTCAGAAGGAGCGCGAGCGCTTGGTCTTGAAGACTTAAGCATCACGTTCGATAAGGTGATTGTGCAGTGGAAGAACCTCGATATCTTGAAACAGATTACCTTCGATGGTTTCTTTATGCCGATACGAATGCCTGATGGTTCAGTAGACATGAGGCATTACTGTGTTGAATCGGCATCGGCTGCACAGCTAAGAAAGGACAAGGTGTATGCGCTCTCCGATCGTGCATTGCAACAGATTGAAAACCTGTGGTGCGGCATGAGCGTAGAGCGCATTAATGCTCGTGGCGGGATAAACGTGAATAAGCTGCTAGCATATAGGGCGCTACCCTGGTCTGCTACTGATGTCTTGGAAGACTTTAATATTGATGAAGCTCTCGTTGTCGACGACTTCGAAACAGAAGTCAAAGGCAGGATGCTGTACATCAATAACAAGTATGAACAGATCAAAGGCATGAACTCGGTATCAATCAAACACACAGATGGCGCGGGCATCTATTTGCCTAGCGCTTTTCATTTTGGCAATGTGATGGTTAGGAGCGCTTGGCTTAAAGGCCTCATCTCGCCGTTTGATTACATCGAATTCTGCAGACACAAAGGTGTAAAGCCAGTAATCAAAGATGCATGGGGTAAATTACATGATGTAGAAGCTGAAGGAATCAAGGTATTATTTACAAAATCGCAACTCAAACTTTATAGCTACTATGATTCCTGGGACCAGTTTCGTGAACTTTTCAAATCCTGCGGATGCCACATGTGCCTCATGAACTATGAGGAAGCATACATAAAAGATGTCCCCATGAATTACCAATTTCTTCAGCAGCTTCGTGACATGACGAACGAAGAAATCGATACGCTTACCGAGCCTACTCGCGACCTGATCACACGGATATCACGCGACGTGCCAACCATGTTGCATGTACTCCGTGTCGATGGTTCCAGCACGGAACCTTACGCACAGGCTCTTGGTATGTACAACGAACTGCTGAGAGAAGCCTACTCCAAAGAGTCGCTGCGTGGCATTAAGAAGCGCATGATCCTTGACGGAAAGTCGGGGCGCCTTCTGTGCAAATGCAAGCGGCTTTATGCTGTGCCTGACTGGTACGCTGTCTGCTCGTACTGGTTCTTAGGGGATAAAGACCCTGACGGTTTGCTCCAAGCGGACGAAGTATGGTGCCCTCCGTTCATGAAGTACGATGAAGTGGATGTACTGCGCAGTCCCTCCCTGTACTTTGAACATAACATCATGAAGGTGAACCATAACCAAGAGCTGCGCAAATGGTTTCCATCAAATGCTATTGTTACTAGTTGCAAGTCTTTGATCTCAAAGGTGTTGCAGTTCGATTAACAGCATAGTCGAACTAAAATGTGGTGAACGCTAATGCGGTGTGCTGCTTCGCAGCGCTAACGGTGGAAAGCTAAGTCGAAAGATACGCCAATACCGTGCCAATCTTCTAGCAGTGAAGACGGTGTAACGACTATCTCATTTGAGAGTACATACATGGTGAAATTCCAGTATGGAAGCGCCACATATCTGCTGTTGCGGATAAAGATATAGTCTACTCCCCTTACAAATATCGGGAAACCGAGGGTATCTAGGTGTGATGGTGACCAACTGAATGTTACTGCCGACGCGACAATCATTAGCGTTGCAAAGCGGATGATTGCCCGTCTTGATATAGTTCCTCTTGCATATGCAGCATTTAAAGCTGACCCGGAACAGGTGAACAGCGCGACGATATACAATGGCTTCAAGCGTGCACATGAGTACTCAGGCATAGGCGAGATTTCAAATATGCTGACGAGGCTCTGGAATCGCGACAAGCCAGACCTTGAATCGGCTGCGAACCTGACGTTCTATAACAACCAAGTTATTGATGCAGCAAAGACCGCAAAGATTATTCGGTTCGAAAACTTTGAATCTGTATATAAGAAGATCAAGAAAGCCGCGGGTACGAGTCGCAGTCGTATGCCGTGGTTTTATCAGTTCTCAAGGAACCAGCGTGGCGACCGTAACGGTAAGTCGTACCTTAAACCAAATAAGAGTACGCTCAACCGTATCTGTGAGAGGTTTGATGACATGCCAAAGATGAACATGAACCTCGCAGGGTTGCCGCCATTCAATTGGCAGATGCTTATGCAGCATGACATAGATGATTACAACGTTGTAGCGGTTCAGACTTTCTGCGATATGGACCAGAACTACAGCGCCAACATCCTGTCAGCGCAGACCGGCGACATGGACGAGAAGGTTGAAATTCTCAACTATAGTGCCATTGCAAATGACATTGTTCAGGAGCTGGAGAGGAAAGGTATAACGCTGGAAGATGCGTATCCTTCCATCACTAAGTATCTGTTTACTGGCATAAACATGGATCGCGTAGCACACAAGCAGATGTACTGGCGCATCTTTGGAGAGATGGCTGTCAAAGTGCTGAAGGAAAACCTTGAGCACTGCCATGTCTGCGAGAACTGCGGCATGAAAGTTCCCGATTGGGCCGAGCATAAATGCCCGAAGACCATGAAGGGTTTCTTCCAGTGCATCGAATGCGGTACTGTCGTCGAGCGGAAAGGGCCGAAGCAATGCAGATGCTCCGACTGCGAAACAAAGTACCGTGAGGTTTACAGAAAAGCATACTACAAGAAGAGAAAAGCATGAGAGCAGCATCAGGATATTATTTTCTTGGCATTGTAGCGATGGAAGATATGCTTGAGGGCAACATGATGCCCTCGTATATCGTCTGCCAAAGCAAGAGAAAATCCGAATCTCGCTCAGGCTTGCGTGTCGTAAAAGCAAACAGCACGATGGTGGGCATGGACAAGTTGTTGGTAGCGAACATCCATGCCCACCCTGAACTTATTGACTTCATGAGCAACTACAGAACTCGCGACCACATGCATACAAAGAACCTTAGGCAGCGCGCCCGAACGAGGAAGTATACCCCGGAGGGCGGGCTGTTTTGGTTTCCGTGCACGGCGAGCGGCTTGATGTGCAGATACAACTACAAGCCAATCTTTATCAAGCTCGTGCCTGATAATGAAGGCAGAGCTACTGACGATGGTTTCACCCGGCTGAAAGCAGCCCGTGAACATATACCCTCGTGGAAGGAAGTACTTCTGCGAGAACCCTACGGGAAATTTATTGAAACGGAAGGATGGAGAAACGAATGGCAACTGAAAAGACAGTCAAGAATCGGTTCGCAATCTTGAATGAAATCAACGTGAATGACCACGTCGAGAAGAAGAACGGCTTGACTTATCTCAGCTGGGCATGGGCTTGGCAGGTGTTCAAGACGAACTTCCCCGACTCTTACTACACAGTATATGAGAATGAGCATGGATGGAATTACTTCACAGACGGCAAGACTTGCTGGGTGAAGACCGGCGTTACGCTGGTTGATGGGGATTACCACCTCGAACTGATTGAGTATCTCCCCATCATGGACTTCAGGAATGCCAGCATCTCTGTTGATAAGCTGACAAGCTTTGATGTCAACAAGAGTATCCAGCGCTCCCTGACCAAGGCGATTGCAAGGCATGGTCTTGGCTGCTACATCTATGCCGGCGAGGATATCCCGAATGAGAGCGACGAAACCAAGCAGCGCAAGCAGGAAACGGAGAGTCAGATCTCACTGCTGCTGATGCAGATTCAGCCGCTGATGGATAAGATCGCATCAGGTATGAGTAAGGAAGAGAAGATTGCGTTTGCCAATACGCATATCGTTCCTTACACGTCAAACATGAACTATAAAGCTTGCAAGGATGTGGAGAAACTGCAGAAGTTTTATGACCACCTTGTTGAGTATAACGGAGGTAAGTAATTATGAATGATGCAAAGATTACAATCATTGGCCACCTGACCAAGGATCCGACCATGTATCCGACTGATAACGGCCAGGTGCTGGTCATGAACGTTGCCGTGCAGACCAAGCGTAAAGAGAATGGCGTGCCGGTGACCAACTACTACAACGTGACAGCACGCAATGCTTTCGCCGAGATGCTGAACACAAGGCTGCAGAAAGGGACGAAGGTCTTTGTTACCGGCGACTTCTATACCGAAGCCCGCATTAAGGACAACACGCCTTACACAAGGCTGAACATTGACCCAACGGATATCCGCGCCCTGAACGATATGAAACCTGTCGATAAGGATGATGCAGCCCGGAAGGACTTCATCAAGTATCTCAGCGTGAACATTGGTGATCTCGATATCGATGACCTGCGCCAGTATGTCGAAAGCAAGATTGATCCCACTGAGTAACCACATGATGAGGGTGGCGTCGCGATTTGCGACGTCATCCTCATGTTTAATTTAAATAAAGGAGAGAGCAAAATGGATGAAATTACTATGAAAGTATCAGAAATTGCTGACAAGTATCTCGGCGAATACCGCATTGTGAATGGCCAGATCAATGCAAAGTACTGCCCTTTCTGCAATGGTGGCGCCCACAATGATAAGTACACCTTTTACATCGGACTGCACAACGGCGCATACATGTGCCATCGTGGTTCCTGTGGAGCCGAAGGTTCCCTGACGAACCTGTGCCGCCACTTCGGAGAACAGATGCTGAATAAACAGTATGAACCCGCAAAAATTTCATCTAAGAAGAAAGCATATGACCTGCCTGACCCCACCAAGATTGGCACGCTGACCGAAGAAGCAAAAGCTTACTTTGCTACTCGCAAGATCAGCGAGCGCACTCTGGAAGACTGGCGAATTGGCTGCGATAACGATGGCAACATCGTCTTCCCTTTCTATCGCGATAACAAGCTGGTGTATGTGAAGTATCGCGAACCTCGCAAGTACAGCAAGGAAAGCAAGCGCCCGAAGGAATGGCAGGATTCCAACACAGAACCGATCCTCTTTGGCATGGACATGGTCGACATTCGTCGTCCGCTCATCATCACTGAAGGTGAGATCGATACGCTCTCTCTGTACGAAGCCGGGGTACACAATGTCGTTTCCGTACCCAGTGGCGCCAACAACATGGAGTGGGTAAACCTCTGCTGGGATTGGCTCGACCAGTTCTCTCAGATCATCCTCTTCGGTGACAATGATGCGCCTGGCCTCACCATGATCAGCACGCTGACCAAACGGCTTGGTGAAGAGCGCTGCATGATCCCCGGCGATTATCCTGTGCTGCTGATTGATGGAGTTGAACAGAACAGAGCATGCAAGGATGCGAACGAAATTCTCTATGCATATGGTCCCGAGAAGCTGAAGGAGTTGGCAGAAGGTTGCGAACTTGCTCCCGTCCAAGGCGTAATTGACGTGGCCTCCGTTGAGTACATTGATCCTACCAGCATTCCGAGAATCTTTACGAGGATTCCTGAACTGGATGACGCGATCGGTGGACTTGGCGAAGGTGGACTTAGCATAGTATCCGGGAAACGCGGATCGGGTAAATCCACGTTAACTGGACAATTCGTCTTGCAGGCAATTGAGCAGGGTAACAACGCATGCATTTACTCCGGTGAACTCTCCGCATATAAGGTCTTCGAATGGCTGTGCAGTCAGGCTGTTGAAGCCAAGTACATCACCACTAAGACTGACCAGCGCACCGGCAAGGTCTATACCTATGTGCCGAACGAAATCCAGGATCGTGTTCGTGAATGGATGTCCGGCCATTGCTTCCTGTATGACAACAACTGGTGCACTGAAGAGGATCAGACTTCTACCATCATCAAGATTTTCACAATATGCGCAAGACGCTATGGCTGCAAACTGTTCCTCGTGGACAATATGCTGTCAGCCATTGACACGCTGGATGATGAGATCAAAGCGCAGAAGAGATTCGTTAAGATTCTCAAGGCGTTTGCTACAAAATATAACGTACATGTAATCACGGTTGCCCATCCGAGGAAAGAGAAAGTAGGGATGAAGTTCACCAATGATAGTATCTCTGGTTCATCTGCCATCTCTGATCTTGCTGACCTCGTTATGAATATCGAGAAGCCTGACATTGAGGTGACCAAGAACAGGGAGTTTGGTGAAGAGGCATTCATCAAGTGCCGCTTCAACCCTGTCAATCGCCGCATCTTTCAGGAGAACATCGGTGATCGCACCGTGTACAGCTGGGACCATGAAGGTATTAGTGAGCCTGCGATCCAGGCCATGAAACTTCCGCAGTTTCAGATTAAGACCCGCGAGGAAGAGATGCCTGACGGGCCTATGTATCAATTGCCATATTAATTAAGAGGGTGGTTATATATGAATCACAAACTGCATCCCGGCGACAAGGACTTTGTCTACAGCTATACGCAGCTGACCACGTATGAGGAGTGCCACTACGCCTATTACCTCAAGTACATTGAGGATAATGACGTAGAGCCTGTTGGCAACGGCTTCGCAGACTATGGTTCGCTGTGTCATGAGCTGATCGATGAGTGGGCCAAGGGCTTGATTACTGCAGAGGATTTGCCCGATGAGTATAAAGCCCGGTTCCCTCAGGAAGTTTGCCATCCTTTCCCTCGCATGATGCGCAACATATCTGAAAAGTTGTATGATTCGGGCTTAAATTATTTTGAAAAGTTTGATTCGTTCGACGGCTACGAGATCATTGCTACAGAGAAGACGTATTACACAGAGATTGCCGGCAAGAAGTTCAAAGGTGTTATCGATATGCTGGTTCGCGATAAGCTGACCGGTTGCCTTATCCTTCTGGACCACAAGAGTAAGTCTCTTGCTACGTTCAAGAAAGAAGAGGGTACCATCTATAACCAGCTGCTCCTGTACTGCAAGTTTGTATACGAGGAGTACGGAGAGTGGCCCGCAATGCTTGCCTTTAATCTGTTCAGAGAGGGCGGCGTCATCAAAGAAAAGCCGTTTGATATGGCCGAGTATGAGAGGGTACTGCACTGGGCTGAGAAGATCATCAGCAGCATTGAGGAAGGCGACCCCTTCAGCATGATTGAGATGAAGGACGAGCCTAGCTTCTACTGCAACAATCTGTGTGATATGAGGAAAACTTGCGCGTTCGGAACTGCGAAGATTGCGAGGAAGAAAGATGCTCAAACCGTGTGAAAAGAAGCTGTTTGATGAAGTAAAGAAAGACCTCGGCGGCCCCAATGCTATTCGTTCTTATCCCGGTGGCAAAGACCACCTTAAGGACGAATACATTTGGGGCATTATGTCCGAGCATGCTAACGATCGGAGAGTTACTCTGATGGCAGCTTATGAAGATGGTAAGTACTACGTTGACGAACTCGTATTAGACCTGATGGAGATTGGGATGTAATGCATGGCAAACTACACAGTATACCACTTGCACACAGACAAAAGCCTCCTTGACAGCGCAACGAAATTCCACGAGTACCTCGACCGCGCAATAGAATGCGGCATGCAGACGCTGGGCTGCTCAGAACACGGGCTGAACCGTGAATGGGCAGCGAACCAGCTGCTGTGTGAAAGCAAAGGCGTGAAGTACTTGGATGGTGTCGAGATTTACTTGACCGAAACGCTGGAGGAAAAGATAAGCGACAATTACCACACGATACTAATTGCTAAGAATGCTGCCGGAAGACGGGAGCTTCACAATCTCGTAGCGCTATCAACAACTGACGACCACAAGTACTACAAGAACAGGATAAGCTTCGACGAATTCCTTGCAATCTCTGACAACGTGATCAAAATCTCAGCCTGTATTGCCGGTCCGCTGTGGAAACTCAGCATGACTCATCCGCGATACAAAGAGCTGGCACAGAAGTATGACTACTACGAAATCCAGCACCACAATACGCCTGATCAGATCGAACTGAACAGGCGTTTATTGCAGTTGCATTACCAGTTTGGCAAGCCCCTTATTGCTGGCACGGATACGCACTCGCTGAACGAGTACAAAGCCAAGTGCCGCAGCGTGCTCATGGAATACAAGAATCAGCACTATCCAGATGAGGAGAAGTTTGACCTCACTTGGAAGACGTATGACGAGCTGGTGGAAGCATACAAGGAGCAAGGTTCGCTGCCAATGGACGTGGTTCTCGAAGCGATTGAGAACACGAATGTAATGGCTGATTCCGTAGAGCAAATTCCAATTGACACAGCAATCAAGTATCCGATCCTGTATGGTTCGCATGAAGAAGATACGAGGCGCTTTATCAACCTCGTATACGAACGGTATGACGCCATGGTTGCGGATGGTTCTATTCGGCCGAACCAAACAGAGGCTTTCAAAAAGGCGATTGAAGAAGAGCTGGCAGTATTTAAGAAGCTGAACATGACCGGATTTATGCTCACCATGGCAGAGCTTCTTGGATTCTGCAGACGTAGTGGCATCCCGACTGGTCCCGCAAGAGGTTCAGTTTCCGGCAGCCGAATCGCTTATATTGTAGGTATTGTTGACCTTAATCCAGAGGACTTGAATACGGTTTTCTCTAGGTTTGCGAATGAAGAACGCGTAGAGATCGGTGATTGACGACACAGTCACCCGGCGCAGAGATGCGCCTGATAAAAGATGGTGAACGTACACATGTACGGTGTGCTGCTCTCATTCCTGGCAGTGCTAACGGTGGAAGTCTAAGGCATGAGCTATGACAATACCGTGTTTAAGTTTTGGCCAAGCTTAAATGTAACGACTATCCCTTACGGGAGTACACGACTGGTGAAACTCCAGCGTGGAAGTGCCATCCTCTGCTTTGGCAGATGAAGATATAGTCTACTCCGCTATAAAATATCGGGAAACCGACGGTACAAAGGATTGACATTGATATCATCGCAGACGTAGACCGTCCCAAGATTTTCGACTACATCCAGCATCGATTCGGCGCTCGCTATACAGCACGCGTCGGATCATACGGTACACTTGCTGACAAAGCGATCATTGATTGCGTTGGTAAGGTACTGGAGCTTCCGTTTGACAAGATCAAAGAGATCAAGAAGCTGCACGAAAGCGACCCTAATAAAGCTCGCCAGCTTTACCCGGAGATTTTCTACTACTATGACGGCCTCGCAGGTGTAACGATCTCACAGAGCGTACACCCGGCCGGTATGGTTATCAGCCCCGTGGACCTGACTGAAGAGTATGGAACCATGTACAAGGACGGCGTGAACTGCTTGCTCCTTAACATGGACAGTACTCATGACGTGGGCCTCGCGAAGTTTGACTTCCTCGGGCTGAAGAGTGTAGCTGTAATCAAAGATACGTGCGCCCTCGCTGGTATCCCGTATCCGACATACAACAGCATGGACTGGAATGATCCTGCTGTATGGGATGACATAGACAGAGACCCTACCAGTCTATTTCAGGCCGAGTCAGCATTCGCCGCTCAGGCTATGAAGAAGTTTAAACCTCGCAGCGTTCAGGACCTCGCTCTTTTGTCAGCATGTCTCCGGCCAGGTGGCGCATCGTATCGAGACAAAGTGTTTGACCACATTCCGAACAAGAATCCGACGCCGGAAATGGACGAGCTGTTCAAGGATTCGCTCGGTTACCTCGTGTATCAGGAGCAAATCATCGCAGCTCTCATCCAACTATGCGGATTCACCGGCGGCCAGGCTGACAGCGTAAGGCGCGACATCGCAAAGAAGAAAGAAGAGAAGGTTGCAAAAGACGTCGAGCTAATTCGCGAAGGCTACTGCGCTCGATCTAAGAAACCGAGAGAGGTTGCGGAGCAGGAGTGCAAGGACATGCTGCAGGTAATCAATGATGCATCGGGCTATTCGTTTAACTACAACCATGCTGTGGCTTACAGCTTGATTACATATATATTTGCATGGCTTCGGCACTACTATCCTGTGCAGTACATCACATCCTATCTGAACAATGCTGACAACGAAGACGATATCAATGTCGGCAATGCTATGGCGAAAACGTATGGCATCAGGCTGACATCCCCGAAGTTTGGGGTGTCAAAGGATGGTTATGGCTGCATCCCTGACAAGAAGATGATCGCTCAAGGGATCGCTGTGATAAAGGATTTCGGCGAAGGCAAGGGCGACGGGCTGTACAACCTTTACCACAGCAAGAAGTACACGCACTTCACCGACGTTCTGTACGACATCAAGAACAGCGACTTCAAGCTGAATGCAACGCTTGTTGGCAAGCTGATCGACCTTGATTTCTTCACAGAATACGGGAACCAGAACGAATTAAAGACGCTTTACAACATCTATAGCAACCTGATAAAGCGCAAGACGATAACACTTGAAGAGATCGAGCAGTCCAAATTCTCCGACGTATATAAAGCTCTCATCCCTGACGTAAACAATGGCAAGAAGCGGTTCGACATCCCGGACCACCACGCTCTGTTTGTCGGCATTGAAGATGCAATCAAAGCGTGGGGCATGCCGGATGTGCCAGCTGTGTATAAAGCGAAAGCTTTTGCTGAAATCATGGGGTTTAACGGGCTGATTACGGGGAAACAGGAAGACCGCCCGATTCTTTTCGTTAAGGAGATTATTCCACTTAAAAGCAAAAAGACGGGTGATTTGTGGGCTTATCTTTACAAGACACAATCACTCGGGTCCGGCATCGAAACCACATTTACGGTTCGCAAATCATTGCACGACAGGGAGTTGGCGAAACCAAAAATGTTTATCAAGTGCAAAGGATGCTATCAGGACAAGAAAGGGTACTGGAATCTAACTGACTACGAGGAAGTCGTAGCATAAGCAGGTGATTTATATGGGATACTACCTCCCACTTAAGTTTTTTAACGTCGGCAATAATGCCGCGATATGTGCGACGAGAGTCGTCGCTATCATGTCTACCAAGGTCCACCAAGCTCGCGAGATGCTGAAGGCAGAGAAGAGAGCGAAGACTCTCATCAACGCAGCCGGGCGTGACAGGGTCCAGTCCATCGTGCTTCTGGACAACGGGGCTGTTATAGCCTCGCCCAGAAGCGTGCAGGTGCTGCTGAATGCCATAGCAAAAGCGAACTCCAAGCGCGTGGACGTCGGCATCAAAGGGTCGCAGACCATCACAGTATATGATCAGCAGGAACCGGACCCGCTGTATGACGAGGACGAACCGGAAGTGCTCATCGATGCTGAAGATTTCGAAGACGAAGGTGATGCTGATGAAGGAGATTGAGCAGTCAGCAAAAATACTAAATCTAGATTTAGTAAAGTCTGTCGAGATCATGAAGTCGATTGAGTATGCAGGGCGCAATTGCTACGCCTCTCATGACAAGATAACAGACGATTCATATGATCCGTTTATCCGGTCGCTCATCAAGCGTGGCCACGAAGCTCCGGTTGAGATGGGGTTCATGCAGGCGCAGCTCGTTACATCACGCGCAGTTCTTGCTGAAATCACACGTCACAGGCTCGCAAGCTTCTGTGTTGAAAGCCAGCGGTACATCAACGAAGTGAAGACCGGCGACATCGAATTTATCAAACCTTGGTGGTCTGACGAAAACCCTGGAGGATACATGCACTGGCAGCTGACCATGCAGATCATCGAAAACATGTACATCAACATGAAAGAAGATGGGCTAACGAACGAGAAAGCAAGGAGCATTCTCCCTAACTCAACAGCATGCAAGATCGTTATGAGCGCAAACCTGAGAGAGTGGCGCCACATATTCGAACTCCGCTGCGCAAAGCCAGCTTACCCGGAGATTCGCATCCTCATGAACCAGCTGCTCACACAGGCGAAGAAGCTTTTTCCACCAGTGTTTGAGGACATGACAATGGAGGAATAAGTAATGACCAAAGTAGAAGAACTTACCCGCAAGATTGATGAAGCTGTCGCAAGGTGGAAGTACATCTATGAAAATGGATCGAATGATCCATTCTGGCCTGACGGAGTAAACATGAACCTCGTGCGAAACCACATAATCTTTGACCTAAGAGAGTTAAATAGCATGCCACAGCAGCTCTCCATGTTCGGCGAACCAGTATACATAGGAGACATGAAGGATAAGATACCGCCCCTTGTCAGCCGTTATTACATGGCGAAAGAGCGGCCTATCTTTCTTGCGCCGCAGGAGATGCAGAAGCTGGAATATGCTAACAGGAAAGAAGGTTAATAACATGATCTACATTATCACGAAAGAAAATGGTTACGGCAACGACCGTATCTGTGCAGCAACAACAGACAGATCGAAGGCTGATATTATCCGCAAGCTTTGCAGCGATGCGCAAGGTGATGCTGAGATAAAAAGGTTTGAGGATGGCGAGATTGGCTTTGACTTGACCAAGGCCAAGAACGCATGGCACATCACGATCTGCCATCATGTCGGCGACACTGAACCAATGGTCAACGTCAGAGAGTTTGTAACCTTCCAAGAGTTCGAACCTCATGAACACTTCAATTCCGGCTTGAACAGATGCGAGCTTCATGTATATACAGCAGCCGAAACCGAAGAAGAAGCACTGACGATTGCTCGCAGGTCCTGGAATGCACATAAAGGGTCGAGCTTCGGCATTGCATAATGAGGTGTATACGCTAATGGATTGGCTGGTTCCGTTTATAGTTGGCGTTTTTTGTGGGTACTTTATCGCGGCATTACTGTGCGCGAGAAGATGACTCTGGCAGCCGGGAACAGACCGGCATCATGCAGGTGTAGCGCAATTGGCAGCGCACATGCTTTGGGAGCATGGGGTTGTGAGTTCGAGTCTCACCACTTGCACTTGGTATGCGTCGTGGCCTGTGTCTCCTAACATGCATATCCAATTGACACTGACAGCCTGGAAAGACGGGCACACATGGGGGTAAGATGGCGGTCCAGACGTGGGCTGTGCGACTTGTAAACGGTACTGAGGCGCCGGTACTTGTTAAGCGGAGTTCAATTCTCCGGCCTCCACCATTTACGACGCGGTGGCGGATATAGGTAGACGCAAATCCAAATACGAACGACCCTTCCCTTCGCTGAAATGTGCGCACGAGTAGGCAAGGTATGACGGACATAGGAAATGGTCATGTAGGGTGCAAATCCCTACCCGCGTCATTCGATAATATGCGGTGGTGGAACAGGTAGACACTTGCCGTAGGCTCTGGAGAGATTTGGGCGGCTAACGCAGAGCTATGTGAGGTGCAAATCCTCACCCGCATAATTTGGAGGTATCTTATGAGTAATTTGGAACACTTGCTTGAGAATGCTCTTCTCCTTTTCGAGCGTGATGACATGACGCCTGAAGAATGGAGAGAAAGAATGCGTGATGATTGTAATTGGAAAGGCAATGAAAACATTACGCTGGAGAACCTGCAGGATATATGTGCATACGTAATCTGCACATGGTGCGGTTGGTGTGAGAAGAATGAAGAATGGGAGAATCATAAGGACATGCTGAAACTGAGACCTGATATTGAGCGTGGCATCCAGATGAGCAGGATCGCCAACAATATCTACGAGTACTGGTCCAACCACAGGGAGCTGCGGTATGGCCAGCTGATGTCTATCCTTGCAAAAGAGGATGACCTGTTTTACCTGACTGACGAAGAACTGGATAAGAGAGCTGCCGAATTATAAGGAGAAAGCATATGAGTTGGTGGACGCAAGTTCTTGGTGTTATAGAAGTGATAGTGCCTGGGCGAACACAGGCTGAGTGTCGATACATCGTGGATACAGTCCTCGACCACATGCCACTCGTAACAGGGTCCGAGGGCTGCATGCATGCACAAGCAATCCAGCGGGAGGGCTACAACTCGTCGTCAAGCCATGATGAGTTCTGCATGAAGACGAATAACCTAACCGACTATTACGGAGACAAGAGCCGGAGAAGAGGCTTCTTGCAGACGCAGACCAACTACCTCATCGTTATCGACGGCAGCTTGCGGGACCGCATGTTCAGCGAGACAAAACGCGAGCTAATGAAGTGGCTGTGCCGGCTGGCGAAGAGGCTGATCGTCCACAACATAAGCGTTACTCTCGCAGGAGACACGGGGCATCTTGTCATAACAGATCCCGAACCGTATTTTGAGATGTACGAATGCGACGATGAGCCTTGCTGGACTGATTATCTGAGGTGGGAGCGCGATCCTTACAGTGGCCTGCCGCTGCAACTGGCGAGCAAGTACTACGATGACGAAGAGATCAAGAGCGAGCTGAAGAGAAGAGAAGAATGGCGCGAACGGAGGTAGCAATGGAGAATACGATATACGTTATTGTAAAAGGACATTACTCTGATTATCTGGTATGTGCTGCTACTACAAATAAAGAACGTGCTGAAATTATAAGGCAGCTTCATACAGATGATTATTATACCGCGAAGATTCTAGCATTCGAATCAGGTAATTCATATGTTAACGAAGCTAGGGCACGTACATATTGGCATATTGATATAGTTAAGAAAGGCAAAGAAATAAAGGAAACCTGCGACGTTTGTACATTATTCGATGATTATGAAGATAAAGATCATCACGTATTTAACGCGTATGTAAATGGCGATTTTGGATTTGAAATAATTGTTGCCGAGCCAGATAAAGATAAGGCTATGAAGATCGCAAGAGACAGACTTGCAGAGTGCAAAGCAAAATTCTTTGAGGTGTAAAAGATGAACGGAGTAGAAATACTGGCCGAGGTGCCGGGCGACAACCTAGCTGGTGTAGCTATATTTGCTGTTATATGTATATTTGCTTTTCTTGGTTGGGCCTGGTTTAGACGTAAACATGAAGAGGAATTAATAGTGGCATTAGGGCTTCTTATAATTTCCTCGTTAGTGTTTGGCATAACTCTTGGCGTAAGAAACGAACCTTACTACATAGCAGTAGTTGATGAGAGTGCATCTTATACTCAGTTGACCGAGAAGTACAAGGTTCTGGAGCACTATGACAGCGTTTACTTTTTAAATGACGTACAATGAAAAGAGAATTAACAATGGATGATCATGTGTATAGCGTGCCAAGAAAAGTAAAACAGCTGGTAATACCTACAGGGACATTATGTTTTTGTCCTACATGCAACGAAGATATATACGAAGTCTGGCCTGAAATATACTGTCCTTATTGTGGGCAGTGCCTCGATTGGAGCGCTACAATAATAGACCAAATTGGCAAGTTTGAGCCTAGGCCGAGGTGATAGAAGCAAATGGATAATAACGTATACACAGAACCAAAGAAACCGAAGTTAAAATTTGCGCGTGGATACATAGTAAGCTATTGCCCAACATGCGAAAACGAAGTGCGCATAGAGCAATATGTTTGTTTGTGCTGTGGGCAGGTTCTAGAATGGAAAAATATAGCTACCCAGTATCTCATGAATGCACGATATAAACCCATAACACTTATGGAAATGCTGGCAAGAGGCGAGCTAGATGGAAGACAGCGTGACATAAGTTATATACATGCTGGGGGAGAAGTTCTTGAGGTGATAGAAGCAAATGGACAATAACATATACACAGAACCAAAGTTCGTCAAGGAAAATGGCGGCAAGTTTGAATGCCCTACATGCAACATCGAGATAAACAAGCAGACATCTCCGCAGCAATGCAAATACTGCGGACAGCTGCTTGACTGGAGACCGAAGGGGACAGTCTTCTTTAGAGGCCAAATGCTGCGTGTAGGTGAAGACGTTTTCTTTGGTCGGGAGCCGGCGCATCCGAGTGATAGGTTCGACGTTATGTCAGAGGCTATCGAAGCTTTTGATCTGGAGTTCGACACTTATTATGGTGATGACTTGACGATACAGGTAGATGGTTCCGCGCCTGTACAAGTTGAACAGATGTGGCTTTATCCGGTTGATCAATTAGCATGCCACCGGATTGATAGGGAGGTACGCAATGGATGATAACATATACACAGAACCGAAACTGATAAAGCGCAAATCAGATACCATTTTTGGATATGCTTGCCCAACCTGCAACATGGATGTTCTGCCGAAAACTCCTAGTGTTTGTATGTACTGCGGGCAACTTCTATTGTGGCCAGACATACCGGCGAGACGTATCGATACAAGAGGCTATGTAGAAGATGTATTAAACGCAAATAGACAGAGAATAGCAGCGGAGGCATTCGATGGACGATAATATATACACAGAACCGAAACTAGTTAAATCAGATACAAATAGTATCTTTGGCCAGTACATGTGTCCTACTTGTAGTATGAGCATATCGCCAAAGGATTCACCACATCATTGCAAATACTGTGGACAATATCTGTTGTATCACGATCCAAACATGTTCTCATTTGATCCAGAGAAATATAGAGGAATTGATCTTGCAACAGCTGTACAACAAACGATGGATCATCTAGCTACTGATCCAAGAATTGCACCAACTATGACGTTTGCAGAAGGAGGACTTGTACCATGAACTTTTCTCATGCATGGGGATCAATGTATATCGAGGGTAAGAAAGCAAGGCGCCACGGTTGGAAAGGATACTGGGCGTGGGAGAACGGTTCGATCATGATGCATTGCGAAGATGGAACCGTGATGAATATCTTGGATACTGATGATGCTGTTGATACTCTTTTGAGCATTTGTGCAGAGGACTGGGAGGAAGCAGAATGAAGAAGCTTGCAATTATCTTTGTACTCGTTGTCGCTATCTTCGTGCTCGCTAGCTGCGATGCAAATATTAGCGGCAACCGCGTGATGTACGGCAAGGACGTGCAGACTTTTACGTATGCGTACATTCGCCTTGGTGACGCGCCGATCAAGGAAGGATACATCATACAGTGGCGCGACTATGAAGACAGCGACGTGGTTCAGGTTATGATCGATGGCAAGTACTACCTGACACACTACACAAATGTCGTGATGGTTGCCGACCCTTCGCATGGCAATCTTGACTACAGCAATTCTGGTACATATGGGGTGACGGAATGAGTATATATAGAATGGCGAGTCTGATTGACGAACTGCTGGATGAGGCACTGAATGACCTTGATCCTGATGACTATAAGAACCTCCTCGACATGGTTGTCAATATTTGCGAGGAAAGAAAAGAGGACGAATAATATGTACGGATTTGATTATGCTATTACTCGTGTTAAAGCTGGCGCTAAGATGAAGCGTGCCGGATGGAATGGCAAGGGCCAGTATATCGAACTGGCGACGAACGTATCCTTCATGCGCCCGAATGGCGATGTCGTGAACGTGGACCACGCACAGATGGGCAACAAAGCGATCGCTTTCCATGGAACAAGCGGAGTCCAGCTTGGGTGGCTTGCATCGCAGGCTGATATGCTGGCTGAAGATTGGGTTGAAGTCGAATGAGTAACGAAAAGCAGATCGTTATTGATTGCACTAAAGGTAAGTCCGAAGAATTTAAAATGATTGCCTATGGCGAAGATCATGATACTGTATGTACAACTATAGTAAGAGGGATACCTATAAGTCTCTCTTACACCGTTACTAGTAGCGAGGTTTTTGGCACAACAGAAATTGATGTAACATTCCATATACTTTGTGACGCAGAACAAGAAAGTGTTGAGGCAGAATGATCGACCCGAAGAAAGCTGTTGAGTGGTTCGAGCGTTGGGATTTGACGCCTGATTCAGCAACCTATGCGCTGAAGAACTACATAACATTGATCAACGACATAACCGGCGGCCGGCTGTCAAGGCTTGGCTATAGTGCAGCTTATATCGAAAACATTGCTGACGATTATAAAGCCGGGGTATGCGAGGAGTGTGCTCGCGAAATGCGCGATGGTCTTAAGGACCAACTGAAAAGTGTGATGTGGGAAGTACAGGCACTGAAAGATATGCTTGATGATTAAGGAGTACGGTAATGGTAAATAAATTGAGACCCCGTGCTATGATCAGAGAATGCCATGATGCCGATGGACGTAGCACATGGCGAGAGATTTATTACTTTTGTCCGCTGTGTGACAGAGCAATCAGTGGCTATAAGGAAGAGACAGCATGCGATATATGCGGAACGTTCTACGACTGGGGCGTAAGAGAGCCTCGTATTAAGACAACATATACTGTGGAGTGGTGATACGATGCATGATTTTCCTGCGATACTGTTTCTTCCAGTATGTTCTGAATGCAGAGAAATCCTGCATGAGCGGATCAATTGCGCTATGGACATTGAATCTAGCCCGCACACCAGAGGCTACAATATTCCGTTTATTGATATACGACCTCGTCAATGTCCGCATTGTGGAGCGCTTTTCGAAAGAGTTACATATATCACTGATAATAGGCCATCTGAAGTAAGAACGAAAGAGCTTGAAGACGAGCTGCGAATGGAGTGAATTAGATGACAGTTAGAGATTGCATGAAAGAAATTGATTGGATTGATGTTTCTCTTGGCGCACTTATAAGGTTAGAGGATGGACGCATAGCAAATCTTTCGACAGAAGAGGTCGTTATGATTCGACAATTGCTTCAACATTATGCGGAGAACATAAAACAAAAGAAGATCGAAGCTTAATCAATCGGCAATAAGGAGCAGGTTATGGAAGAAAAGGTTCCTGTGGACACAAAGTATATCGGCACGTTCGCCGGCGATATAGAAGTATGGTGCTGTAGAGAATGCCGGGCCGTTCTTGACCCGGCATTTAACTATTGTCCGCACTGTGGTGTTGAGCTTGACTGGACAGAAGCAAAGGAGATTGAAGACGATGATAGTGACCTTGGGTGTGATTATTAATGATATCATTGTGCACTTTTGGGAGATCCTGCTGATTAGTATTCTAGCTGTCATCGCTGTTATCTTGGAGATATATTCAAAATGAGTAGAGTTGTTTTGTATATAGTAGCTGATAACGGATGGTGTGTCCCGTATCGGAAAGCATATAGGAAAGCGCGATACAGGAAGAAGATGGGCAGGTATCATAACTGGCACGGATTCCACAAGAACGAGAAAGGCTGGCCGAAAGATGACTGAAGGATGGATCAGCACCAAGGACAGGATGCCGGAAGACCACGAGATGGTCCTTGGATATACTCCATGCGATGGCGTTATGTTCGTTGGTTTCCACAAAGTTTATAGGTATTCCTGGGGAGATGATGCCAAATGGTACATTGCGACTGCAATGGGATCCACGAAAACCATGCGCAAGAGAGTTAGCCACTGGATGCCGCTGCCTGCGCCGCCTACGGGGATGGTGCATAACGAATGACGATTGAGGAACTCGAACAAGCTGTGAATGAGGCGTGGAACATGGGCTGGATTGCAATCGATGATGTGCGCGAGCTTATCGAACGCTTGCATGAACAGCCGATCGTACGCTGCAAGGACTGCAAATACTACTGCAGCACAGGTGGATTCTGTACATATGACGGCCTACTTAACCGGAACTATAAGCATACATATGGCTGGGGATGTTATGACGATTGGTACTGCGCAGATGGGGAACGGAAGAAAGGGCGGTAAATATGATGATTGAGCGGGAGAAGGTAATCAAAGGGTTTGAATGCTGTTTAAGCTTAAGCGATAATTTCCCTGACGAATGCCTCAAATGTCCATACGTAAGCGACATGGACAGTGAAGTTACTTGCATGCGAAAGATGGGATCAGATGCCATTACCCTGCTGAAAGAGCAGGGAGCGGTGGAGCCGATATACAGTTATGGAACTTTCAGATGTGGAAAATGTAAAAACATTGTCGGATACAATGATGGTTGTGGACATGGATATCAAAATAATTTTTGCAGTAATTGCGGAAAGGCGGTGAAGTGGAATGGCTAACAGAAAAGAAGTATTACATGGGCTTGAAGACGAAATTTCGAGGGCAGAACGGAACGACACAGAATGGAATGATTGCGTTCCGGTTTGGGTGTTTCGTGGTGCGTATGAATTGTTGAAAGAACAAGCACCTGTAGCACCTCAAAAGCATTACAACAAAAATGCAGATTTACTTTATGCGTGCGGAAAATGCCACAATGATTTGAAACCGAATAACCGTAACGCAAAGTTCTGCTGGTTTTGCGGACAAGCGGTGAAGTGGGAATGAAGTGCAGTTACAATAACAGACCGAAAAACATTTTTCCTTGTTCGGTTTGCAATTTCAAAGGAATTGATTGTGAAAATGCAAAGGGACGAGAACCGATAACATGTATGCATTGCCGAAATTATTGTGGGATAAACAAATTGGTGTGTAGCGAACGGAAAGGATACAACCTCAGACCGTGTGAAAAATTTATGTGGGATTAAAGGCGGTGAAGTGGGAATGAGCTGGCGTATTCCTTCACGAGAAGAAGCAGAAGAATACACTCTGGCATATCTTGCCGCGCAGGAAGTTTATTTCGAGGAACACGTTGATGATTGTTGTGAAACGTGTGGTTTCTACGAAAACGGTAAATGCTATTTGGACATCGGCGAGCTTGTCGAAAAAGACTACAGTTGCAAATTCTATGCAAGGCGGTGAAGTGGGAATGAAGGGAAACGAAGTAACAGCCGAAGACACGGAGAAATGGAAAAAAGATGGAATGATTCCTGCGACATGTAGATTATGCGGTGAAGTTGTTTTGCATCCAAGCAAATTTTTCAAGAAAGACGAATTGACTAATTACGAATGCGCTAACTGCAAAATGTACCTCAGACTGTTAGGAAGACGGTGAAGTAGAATGATTATTGATGTCGTAAAAAGTAAAGGTATCCCTTTTAGGTGCAATACCTGCAATGCCTATTTTGCATGGAAACCTGATGGACATGGGGGATGCCGTATACGTTCAAGATACCTACAATGTGAAAAAGTTGAATGTAACTATTATACACCAACAGAAAAGTACTGCCCCGAATGCGGAGGAAATGATCTTACAGAGGTTCCAGTGATGGTCTATAAAATCATAAGAAAGATTAGGTCGGTGAAGTGGGTATGACGATTAAAGAGTTTATTGAGATCCTCAAGAAATATCCGAAGTATTACAAACTGATCGACAGCTCAGCTGAGAATGGCACAATCACAGTCATAGATGAGAATGGCAAGATGGCTGATATTCTTTTCCTCGAAGAAGTGCTGCCGAGGGAGTGAGAAGATGACGATTAAAAAGTTTATTAAGATCCTCAAGAAATATCCTAAGTATTACAAACTGTACGACGGCTCTTTTGGAAATGGTATAATCGTAGTAAGAGATGAGAACGGCAAGATTGCAAAACTTCTTTTCCTCGAAGAAGTTCTGCAGAAGGATTGAGAAGATGGCAGACACACAAAAGATGTTGCTCAGCCTCAGACAAATGTTAGGCGCTATGAACGGCGGCCTTACATATGTAAACGATGAAGACGAGATCAGACCGTGCGGCACTAGATGGGAGTTCTGCAATGGCAAGTGCAGTGAATGCCCTAAGGCTAATGCTGCTGTAAGTACAAGGAGCGAACCATGAGCGTTATCGTTAAAGGCATGCATATGCCAACTAGCTGTGAATGCCTTAGTGCTAGGTGTCCTTTGTTTAGGTATGATGAATGGGACGGCGAAACATGCGGATACAAACCAGGCTGGACACTTCACAAACGCAGCTACTATGAAGTCATCAAGCCAGACTGGTGTCCTCTTGTTGATCTGGTCACGTGCGAAGATTGTATACACGCTATCTACGATCAGGATGGCAATGCTAAATACTGCAATATCGATGAAGATGAAGATGGAAGACCTATCAGAAAGGTAAGCAACGACTATTATTGTGCCGAGGGGAAACGTTATGAAGAGGATGTACAGCTGTGTGGTCAGTGACAACTACGGCGCTACATACATGATAACCAGCAAGTATAACTCCGTCGAGCATGCTTTTGCCGACCTTGAGAGCCAGGGCTACCATGTTATTTCAGTGCGCCAAACAGGTGACGATTGGTATGCCATAGATTTCACGCCAGAAGATTGGGCCACTATCAGAACATATAAGGAAACTGTCGGTGCTATTGACATGAAGTCTGCGATCATGAACGCAATTAGCGTTGCATCGGACGATGTAATATGGAAGGAGCCTAAATGGCAGGATCTGAAGGAAACAATCGAGGAGCTACATGATAACAACCAAGGCAAGCCTGAGGTTGAACTTGTTACACGGTTCCTGTTGAGTCTCATGAATGTACTGGAGAAAAAGGAGAATGATGAATGACATCCAACAAGTTTATTAACGCAGCAAAGAACGCTGTGATTGATGTAGCCAAGCATGAACTTGGCATTGATGTTGACTTCGATAGTCTGCAGCTCGTGTGGTTCGCGCACGAATTGGGCTATAAGAAATGCACACTGTTCGCGAAGGAGCTTGACCTTATGTACCCCGAAGTGACGTACAATCTTGCGAAGAACGAGATGTACGTGGATATGTACAAGAAGACGAGCAACACGGTTTTCGACGCTGAGAGGATTGAGTTTCTTTCACGGAGGTAAGTATGGACAGCAGTGCTGGATTGTTTTATATATCGTGTATGTCTGGTGGAATGGCACATTCCGCGTCTTTAGACTCCGGTTTGCGGGCTGCGTTTTTGCATGCTGGAATAGATGTGGGCCCAAAAGATATGAAGAAATGCTGCGAGAACTGTAAGCATATGCTGAGTTTGAAAGAGTACGACTATCGTGACGGCGGTTGCAAGCATACCGAGATGGATGGTTTCGTTTGCCTTGCATTTGCAGACGAAGGGCTTGCATGCTGGATGCGAGGCATTGATATGAAGACAAAAACATGTGAGGCATACGAGCATGTTTGAGTACGTAGTTTCTTTTGAAGACGGTGGCTGCAACAAGGTTACAAAGAACGGTCTTGTCGGAACTGGCAGCTTCACTGAAGCTTGCAGGGCGCTGGTAGATTATTACGGAAACGATTTGGAATATGTTAGCCTGAACAAAGCAGAGACTGTGATTGAAGACGCTAACGATATATCAATGCAAAAGTTTATGAATATAATTCGAAGTGAGTGCAAGGAGTGAGATACTATGACAGGCCGTGAACTGATAGAATGGATCGTAAAAAATAACGCCGAGGACAAGGAAGTCATCATAGAGCACAGGGATTCCGGGGGATCGTATCGCACTGCAGAACGGCTCGGTGAGTTTTCCGAACCAACCTTAGTAAAGTTCTCTGAAGGGTCGGATGGAGTTATCTCAAAGTTAAAGTATGAATATGACGAGATAGACTTCAAGCCGAATGGTATTATACTTTAAGGAGCGGGGCTAGATGATTATCGGTACCAGTATTCCATGGTATGAAATGTCGTGTTCATACGGAACGGCGATAGATGTTATCCCACAAAATGTCTGGTTTATAGGAGTTTAATATGGGGATGATAGAGGATACGTATATTCGCGCACTTGCGAAGGAAAGTACAAGTATCCCAGAAAAGCAGAAGCAACGTATTCGAGAACGCTTCACCGCAAAACAATTGCTGTATGAGAATCACAGATACTACTGCCCGCATTGCGAAATGCCCACACCGAAGATGTCAAAATACTGTTGTAATTGTGGGCAAAAGGTCACGTTAGAAAAACCTACGATGGCTGTTCTTGATTAAATTAACACTTTAGGTGGAGTTCTTTATGACAGTAAGAGAGCTGATTGAATTATTACGACAAGAAAACCCTGATGCGCTTGTTTACACAATGGATAACACGGATGATATCGCACTGATTGTCACAAGAGTAAGCAGGAATATTCTTGAAGGGAAAGACGAGACAGTTACAATACATTAAATAGGAGGTTAGAGCATGGATGAACGCGATTGGTGGATTGAACTCGATAGGCGCATCTACATAGATGAAGATAAGGGATATTATAAGATTGCACTTACGTTCGATGAGGCCAGGGAAATCATCAAGTTGTTACAAGAACTTGATGATATGAAGGTGAATGACATAACTTAAATAATACGAGGTAATTTTATGACAGTTGAGGATATTGATGCCCCGTGCAATGAATGTGAATATGCTGATTACTCTCCATTCGCTCAGCCATGTGCCGATTGTGGTTTTGACTGCCGCAATTTCAAACCAAGACAGATGGACGTCGGAATTGTTCTTGATGATGACGGATTCTAACTAAAATATGGCTAACACTCAGAAAGGAAGTGTGAATCCGTACAGGGGCAGGTGCCTGCCTCCATGCCGTCGGCTGTGGACGTTAACAACAGGGAAGCACACAGTTCAAGTCTGTGCTGTACGGAAGCCATATTTAAGCTTAAATAACACATTTATGGAGGTAGCATGAAAAAAGGCTGCGATTACAAGAGACGCAAAATACCTAAAGACTGCCTGAGTTGTGCACAATCATTCAGCGCAGATGACGAGGATGGTAACATGATACTTGTATGTGTCAAGGACAGCGATCCGTCGTATGTTGTTGTACCAGAAGATGGATACTGCGATGAATGGAAGGACTAACATGATAGAGTGGAAAGAAACTGATTTGTGGAAATTCACAGCAGAACATCAGGACGCCGATGTCAATATATGGGGTGGGTACATTGGTAAAAACGATGGGTACACACCGTTTGGATATACCGTAGATTATGAAAATAAAATTTGGTACTTCGGGCTTGATGGTCACTTCATTAAATGTAAAGCTATGTAATGGTTTTCTGATTAACGCTGGTTCAGATGCAACAGGCTCGGTTATGCCTTCCATCTAGCTTGCCGGAGTAGACAGGTGCGGTGAAACGTGATTCAAGACTCCGTAAATGGGAGAAACGGCAAGCATAACTTATGCGGTGGTGTAAAGAGTCCGATGAGGTTTTCCGGAAAAGTTGAAAGCACACAGGACCTGAAATCCTGAGGAGTTGGTTAGAATCCAACCCGCATTCCATGAGGTGTTTATTATGACATGGGAAGAACTCACAGAAGCAATGAAACGGGATTGTTATGAATCCTATGTTGCTGAAATCATTTACGAGAACGGAGATAATGCGCCACGCTTTACATATGAAGAATGGTGCAAAGAATCTGAGGCATTCGGATTTCCATTATGTGACTGCATATAATGAATGGTCGTGATGTAATGGGCAAACCAAAAAGAAAACGGCGACCATCTGTACCACACTGGTGGCTGCTTGGTTCTGATGGTTGCTGGTGGTGTAAGAATCGCAACAACTGCAACCAATGCAAGACGATTAAAAACGTAAGCCCTAAAAAGCAAGAGCTGCAGGAAAAAGAACGCTGCAAATTAAGAGGTGATTCATATGAGCCTGGATAAAGCGATTAAGCATGGCAAGGAGCACCGCAAACCATACACTGGCAGCAAGGTTTACTTCAGCTCATGCCGCAATCATGGCAGCTGTCCTTGGTGCGAGCGAGACCGCAGACATAAATTCCGTGACAAACATCCATATGACTTAAAAGAACCTCCGCAAATCTCGAAAAATGCGGAGGTTTATTTAAATAAAGAAGTAAAGGGTGTGAGAAATTGATAAGTGGCTTTCCGTACAAATGCATTGAGTGCGTGCACTGTGACGCAGCCAACCATAAGTGCTACCCGGAATCGCGGGACTGCAAGAGCGAATACGATCTAACTGACGAGGATATATACCAGACATCATATGACCGGTGTGATTTTTACAGCCCGAAACGAAAGGATTAACATGAAGAAATCAGAGAAGCATCGACTGATATGGCGCAAGACGACTGGCAACCGGTGCTCTCACTGTGGGAACATCTGCTACTGTAACAAGACGGTTGACCATGTCGTGCCGAAAGCTGCCGGTGGGACGAATGCAATGGACAACCTGATGCCAGTCTGTGAGAAGTGCAATAAGATTCGCGGGGCCGAAGAAGTGAACCCGTGGAAATTCTACAAGTATGCTAAGAAGGAAGAGATTGCGAGAAGCGTAAGATACAAGAACAACTTTAATAAGCATTGTGTGTAAGGTAGGCGATGCCTATGAATTATATAGGTATAGACCCAGGGAAAACAGGGGGATATGCTGCGATAATCAATGGGGTTCCAGAGACGCACATCTGGAACTCCGAAGAGTTTATTGTGTGGATCAGGAACATGAAGACACCGGTCGCGACTTGCCTCGAAGGAGTTCATGCTTTCCCTACAGACCGGGGTTCGGTTTCGACATTTAACTTTGGCAAGAGCGCCGGCTTCATTGAGGGTGTGCTCATGTCGTACAACATTCCATACCAGCGGGTGGACCCTCGCAAATGGAAGGGAGAGTTCGGGCTGGACTCTGACAAGCAAAAATCAATCGACCTGTGCAAGCAACTGTTCCCGGACGTGTCTCTGCTGCCGAATGATCGCTGTAAAAAAGACTCGGATGGAATGGCTGAAGCGCTGCTCATGGCTGAGTACGCGCGTCGGCACTTTATAAATGGCGTATAATGGAGAGGTGATTAACCGTCAAGAACCCACCACCTAAAGGTGGCGGGTTTCCGCCACTAAGGAGTTTTAATGAAGGAGTTTATTATGTGGATAATTCCTTTAATTCCTTTGATTATTACAGGCAGTTATTTGTTTGCTTATTTCTATTTAAAATAGGAGTTTTGATTATGACTGTAAAAGAACTAATTGAATTACTGCAAAAGGAAGACCCAAACGCGCTTGTTTACACGATGGACAATACAGACGATCTTGCCTTTGCTGTCACAGAGATTAGCAGAAATGTTCTTGTTGGGAAAGATGATACAGTTTTAATACATTAAAATAGCACGGAGGTACTATATGAACGTTTTTGAGAAGGTAACCTTCAGGCAATTCTACGATGACTTCGTGGATTGCTATGGCAATGTGTGTTCTGAAGACTCTGTTCGAGACATTTATGATGGCATCAAGATTCCGCAGCGCTCTACGGCTGAGTCAGCTGGGTATGATTTCTATTGCCCGTATCAACTCGAAATGAAGAGTCACAAACAGGACACAATCCTCACTGGTATACGCGTGGTCATGGACCCCGGCAATGTGCTGCTGATTTTCCCGAGGTCTGGACTGGCTACAAAGCATGGCCTCATCCTTGTAAATACAATTCCTGTGATCGATGCGGACTATTACAAGGCAAAGAACGAGGGCCATATCAAGCTGGTCATGAAGCCTGACGTTGACTACATCATCGGCCAGGACGAGCGCGTTGCACAGGGCATTATCATGCCGTTTGTTACTGCACTGAACGGCAACACTGACAACCAGCGCGTTGGCGGCTTCGGGTCTACTGGTGTATGACGATGGCTGAGAAGGTAAAGGAGTGGCTGGCAGCAGCAAGGCACGACACAACATACCAGATTGCGTATAGCGCAGCCTATGAGTGGGCTGGCAAGCGAGCTAAAGATTATTCGAAAGACCCTGAAACATTCCTGAACAAAATGGTAACTGCAATAAACAGTGAGATCAAAAGAACGGAGCTGCTTGGTGCGGCTGCTACGAAATCATACAAGGACGGCTACGTTATGGCGCTGTCGCGAATCAGACTGGAGCTTCTTAAATCTTTCTTGGCAGGAGCTGGTGCTGATGACGAGGTATGAACAGATTCGTGGCATGACCGAGAACCAATTGGCAGCTTTTCTTTGCATAATCCACGGCATGGACTGCGAACACTGTCCGTTTGGCAAGGAGAAACCAAAGGACTATCCCATGCTCTGCAGCGGATGGTGGTTGATGCAGGAAGTAGGAGGACAAGACGATGGTCAAACCCCATAAGGTTCACCACTTTACCCATACAGACCTCGACGGCGTAGGCTGCGCATGTATCTCACAGGTTGCACTGGCAAGGCGCGAAGACGTGGAGCTGGAGGTAAAGTACTGCAACTATTCAGACATAGACAATGAAGTAAACAAGCTGCTTGATGACCTCGAAGAGCACAGGAAGATCGAAAGCTACGAAGCTTTCCGCAAGCACACCATCCTCATCACTGATCTGTCAGTAAATGAGGAGACTGCGAAGCGCCTTGATGCTTATAACGACAAAGATACCGTTGTTATGCTGGACCACCACAAGCTGCCTGACAGCATGAGGGTGCGTAACTGGGCTGTAGTCGCAGATAACGGAGAGGAAAGCGGGACCTCGCTTACTTTCAGATACTTCTATGGCAACCAGATACAGGGGCTGCAGGGCATCATCGACTTCGTAGAAAATGTTACACTTTACGACAACTGGAAGTTCGACCCCGAAGTCCGCAGCCGGCCGCAGGACTTTAACAAGTACATGTATACCTTTGGCCGCAAGTATTTCGTGAACTATATCACTGACCAGCTGACACTCTTCCCGAACACGGGCGTAGACCTCGACGATGAACTGCTCGAAGCGCTGTATGACCGCGACGAAGCGTACATCAAGGCGGTATCCCGCAAGGCAAAGCCTGTTACTTACAACGGGCTGCACGGAATGTATGTCTTTGCTGAGCAGCAGGTGTCTCGCATGGGTCACAGGATTTTGATTGAGAATCCAACCATTGATTTCGCAGTCATCATCCTCGCACCGGGCAATGTTTCGCTTCGGTCAAGGGATGACGGCGATATTGACGTGGCCGAAATCGCGAAGCACTTTGGCGGCGGTGGTCATACGCACGCAGCAGGCTACCAGCTGGCCGAACCATACACATTTACCATGGAGGATAACGATGAGAAAGCTTGCATCGATCCAGAAGATTCTCGAGCTTAACCCCATTCCGGGGAAAGACCGGATTGAGCTGGCCACGATCGAGGGCTGGCATGTAATCGTCGCAAAAGACGAGTTTAAAGTGAATGATCTCTGCGTCTACTGCGAGATTGATTCAGTCTTGCCGGAGCGTGAAGAGTTTAAAGTTCTTGAGCGGACCAAATACCGCGTGAAAACCCTGAAGCTTGGGGGAGTTATAAGTCAGGGCATCGTGTTTCCCTTATCTGTGCTGCCGAAACCTGCGGATAAGTACAGCGAAGGGGACGACGTCACGGATGAACTTGGCGTAACGAAGTATGACCCCGAACCTGAGGCTGAGCCGATGGAAAGGAAGCCCAAACAGAAGAAGTGGTATGAAAACACTTTCCTGATGAGGTTCGCGTGGTTCCGAAAGCTGCTCAAGAAGCATACATCATCTGCTGATTTCCCTACTGAGTACGTCAAGAAGACTGACGAAGTGCGAATCCAGAATGCGCCGTGGTTCCTGAAGGAAAACATTAAGCAGCCATGGATTCTCACAGAGAAAGTTGACGGAACCTCCGGGACTTTCCTCCTTGTGCAGCACAAACGGAAGCTTGAGTACTTTGTTTGCTCGCGAAACCGCCGGATAGTCGAACCAGATGATTCGATTTACTGGAAAGTGAGCGAAAAGTACGGGCTGCAGGAAGTTCTTGCCAAGATTATGAAAGGCACCGGCCAGAACTGGGCGTGCATTCAGGGTGAATGTATTGGTCCCGGTGTACAAAAGAACAAGTACATGCGACATGATTGCGAATTCTACGCATTCAATGTGATTTGTGGTGACCGCGGCCTGATGAACTCCCTTGATGCGAAGGAGTTGCTGCTCACCTACGACGTGCCGTTCGTGCCGATCGTAGATGTAGCTGAAGTGCTGCCGGAAACTGTGGATGATATGCTCGCGAAAGCTCACGGTAAGTCGAAATTGTGTAAGGATACGCTGCGAGAAGGACTTGTATGTCGTAGTTGGGATGCCAGAAAGTCTTTCAAAGCTGTAGATCCGCAATTCCTTATTAAGTGGGATGAGTAAAATGGCAAAAGGCACTCTGAATGTAAACAGCGTGAATAACTACATGGCTGGTTACGAATGGGACGACGATGACGATCTAACTCAGGAAGAGGACGAACATGAGGACCTTGACTATGAGGTGGATGAAAATGGTCTAGTAATAGTAAAGGATTGATTTGATGGAAAAAGTGTACGTTGTAATGGCTCGGTTCGAAGAGGAATACCTGCCGCTGAAGGTTTTTTCTGACAGAGATGATGCTGAAAAGTTCATCGAGGTCATGATGTACGAAGCCGGCGAGGCTGGCTATGTGTACGTCAAGGAAGTACCCTTCAATGACATTACGTTTGAAGAAGAAGAGTACAATGATGACGATGACGACGAAGATGAAGACGATGATGATGAAGAAAAAGAAGATAGCGAAGACGAAGAAGACGGCGATGAAGATGGCGATGATGCTATCTGGAATTACCTGAGATTTATGCATGCATATTGCGAGCTGATGGACTCGCTTGAAAAAGTAAAGGAAGATTAAATGGATACTGGATTCTGCACATATAACGACAACACATGGGAGGTTTCCTCTGACGAGCGCAAGTGGATCAACAAAATCCTGAAGCTCGCCGAGGACCACCCGGACGAAGTTAAGATCACACAGCAGCCGGAATCGAACTACGGTATGATCGTAGCTCACATCCCTGCGAGCTGGTTCAAGATCATGCCGCCTCGCAAGCTCAACCTCACAGAAGAACAGCGCAGCCAGATGGCCGAACGCCTTAAGGCAGGAAGGGAAAAGTTATGATGAAGATGTCGAAGATTAAGAAGGTTTGTGTCAAGCGTGAAAGCATCCAGATGATCACTCCACTGATTCCTGAGAACATGGTCCAGCAGTGGGTTGGTGCATCAAGCTGCGTATTCTTCCCGATTGCGAAAACGCAGATGACGCCTGCCGAGCTTGGCCAGTTCTGGGATATTACTGCGGATAAAGTCCAGGCTTATGTGAATGACAAGCCTGACGAGCAGCTGGCCCCGGCGCTTTCGAGAGTGCCGGTGATGGCAAGCGCAGATAAGCCCATGGACCTGTATGATTTCGGCGATATCTACGTCCTGCATGACACCAGGAACAACAAGACATACATGGTTAGCGCGGCTGATGTGGAACCCTGCATGGGTAACGAAATGCCGGCGTTTGTACCACTGCCTGACTTCGAGTTCTTCGCAGACTGGCTGGGCGTGTACGTGGATGGCAAGCTGTGCGAGGTCGTGAAGTGTGTGGATGAGCCTGTGAAGAGAAGAATCTATACGATCATGAACAAGCTGTCTACGGTGGATGGTTTGGTTTCGTAAATAAGGGGTGATTCCATGTTCTCATGGAGTCAGTTTTGTGTTATAGCGCTCATGGTCATCGCAGCTGTTGTTTCTTATCGGCAGTATAAGAAAGATAAGAACAAAGATGCGCTGACCTGGGCGCTGATTTTTTCATATTGGGTTGTTCTTACGATAAAGAACTTATGTGACTTCATACACATATAAAGGACGTGACCTACATGCAGTATGTATATAAAAGAGATGGAAAGAAGCAAGCTTTTGACTCTAATAAAATCATAACTGCAATCACAAAATCCATGGAATCGACGGGCGATATAGATGAAGCGCTCGCCAAGCATATAGCTGACAAGATATCAGAGATACCAGACAACATGAACGTAGAAGATATCCAAAACCTTGTTGAACAACACCTGATGGATAGCGATAGGAAGGATGTAGCGAAAGCTTACATCATTTACAGAGCTGAAAGAACCAGGATAAGGCAGAAGAACAGCGCAATCATGAAGCTGTTTGCCGAGAAGCTGACCGCAAAGAACATCGAGAACCAGAATGCAAACGTGGATGAAGCGTCTTTCGGCGGCAGAATCGGCGAGGCTGCTGATGCTATGATGACGCAGTATGCCCTTGACAACTGCATGACCGAGAAGTCTCGCAGGAACCATGAAGAGAACAGGATTTACATCCACGACAGGAACAGGTATGCCGTTGGTCAGCATAATTGTCTAACTATTCCTTTCGATGATCTGCTGGCCAATGGTTTCAATACAAGACAGACGGATGTGCGCCCCGCAAACTCTATCAACACAGCCTTCCAACTGTTGGCTGTTATCTTTCAGCTTCAATCTCTGCAGCAGTTTGGTGGTGTTGCCGCTGGCCATCTTGACTGGACCATGGTTCCGTATGTGAAGAAGAGTTTTTACAAGCACTTTCAGGATGCGCTGAAGTATATTGGTACTGATGAAGATAGGGAACTGTATCAGTATGCGAAGCCAACGTGGAGTATTGATGAATACCCTGTCAGTGCTGGCAATAAGCTATTTGATTATTCCATGAACATGACGCTCAAGGAATTGAAGCAGGCTGTTGAAGCGCTTTACCATAATCTCAATACTCTGCAGTCCCGCAGTGGCAACCAGCTGCCATTCAGCTCCATTAACTACGGCACATGCACGCTGCCTGAAGGAAGAATGGTAACGAAGGCTCTGCTTGAAGGTCTTATCAATGGCGTTGGTAAGCTGCACAAGACATCCATCTTCCCTTGTGGAATCTTCCAGTACAAGAAGTTTGTTAATGATAAGCCAGGAACCCCGAACTATGATCTTTTCAGGCTGGCACTGAAGGCTACATCTATGAGACTGTATCCGAACTACGCGAACTGCGATTGGTCAGGCAATGATGGCTATGATCCGAATGATCCTCGCACGTACTTCGCTACAATGGGATGCCGTACAGCAAATGGCTGGGATATAAACGGTTTCGGCCAGCTGAAAGACGGACGAGGAAACATCTGTCCTGTAACAATCATTCTGCCGACTGTAGCAATGGAAGCTACCGAGTATGCAGAAGAACACAATCTGGATAAGGTCGAGTACTTTATGACTTATCTTGCCAACGTAATCGAAGATGCGAAGGATATGCTTATTGAACGGTTTGAATATATCTGTTCGCAACCGCCTGAGTCTGCTAAGTTTATGTACGAGAACGGCGTTATGGCTGGATATATTCCTGAAGAAGGCACACGGTCGGCACTCAAGCATGGCACACTCGCTATGGGCCAACTCGGTCTTGCTGAAACGCTGCAGATTCTCATCGGTTGCAACCATACAGAGCCGAGAGGTATGGATTTGGCAAAGAGAATCGAGCAACTGTTCGCCGCCAAGTGCAAAGCATACAAAGAAAACTATAAGCTAAATATAGGCGTTTACTATTCACCATCCGAAAACCTATGTTACACAGCCATGAATAAATTCAAAGACAGATATGGTGAGATCAAGAACGTCAGCGACCGTGCATACTTCACAAACAGCATGCATATTCCTGTATGGGAAAAGATCGGAGCATTCCAGAAGATTGATCTTGAATCTCAGCTTACAGGCTACTCAAGCGCCGGCTGTATTACATATATCGAGCTTGAAAGTTCTGTGAAGAATAACATTGATGCAATTGAAACGTATGTCACCTATGCAATGGAGCATGACATTCCGTACTTTGCAATAAACGTTCCGAATGACACATGCCTTGAATGTGGATACACAGATGAATTCAACGATAGATGTCCGGTGTGTGGCTCAACAAAAATACAAAGACTGCGGCGTGTTACTGGGTAGAATTATGCCCCTCTTAACAGTGATGTTTAGAGCAAACCTCTTTAATTGCTGGAAACTCCTGCAAAGGATAATCAGCAGCCAAGTCTCGTAAGAGAAAGGTTCAACGACCATCCCGCAAGGGAGTAGGATCAAGTGATCCGAAATGGGAGGCGGCTCAACAGAGTCGATGATATGGTCTGATCTCTGCAGCAATGTAGAGCTGTCGAAAGACGCATATGTAGTAACGAAACATATGGAACATAATGATCTCAGCGCCGACTATACCACATCGTTTAATCCAGGAAAACAAGCAGAAGTAAAGGATCGAATAAAGCATACAACATATGCAAGCTTCAAGGACAATATTTCCTAACTTATCCGGCATAGTTTACGAGAGCATCGTTGATGGTCCAGGAGTAAGGACTGCTATATTTCTTAGCGGATGCAATCATAACTGTGCCGGATGTCATAATCCTGAGACACACAATCCTAACTTCGGCTTTCAATTGGTAGAAGAAGATATCATACAAATCGCAGACAATATTGTCAAAAGTCCATACATATCCGGCATTACTCTGACTGGTGGCGACCCGCTATTCTGGCCGCAGAATACCCTTAACCTTCTTAAGTATCTGCTTTTCTACATCATTAAGAAGGACAACAACTGGGTGCAGGAAAGGAAATCACCGATCTGGATTTATACAGGATATATTTATGAGAACATCAACAAAGATGATAACGATATGGATGACGTTCTTCACATGGCTAATGTATTAGTTGACGGACCTTTCATCCAGAAGCTTGCTGATAGAACGCTGGCATTCAGAGGATCGTCAAACCAAAGGATAATCGATCTAAGAGAAACTAGAAAGAACAGGGAAGTCGTATTATGGCAGCCCTAAAATGGAGGAACATAATGGACCACAATATTATGTTTGGTGTCATGCCCGATGCGCCCGTCGAAACCAACGCCAGAGGTGGCAAGCAGTCCTCGTCGCCCTATGCTTTCGAGCTGCTGCCGATCACCTCTATGTTTGCTGCAGCAAAGGTAGCCCGTGAAGGCGCGACTAAGTACGGCGAAACATTCGGCGACCGCAACTACACCAAGATCCCCTCGACGGACCACATTAACCACGCTATCGCCCATCTGTACGCACACCTCGCCGGCGACACCAGCGACGAGCACCTTGCCCACGCGATCGTGCGCCTGCTGTTTGCGTATGATTGCTGGAAGGATGAAACGGATGTACCTGTATAAGTACTACGGTGCGTTCGGCGAGAAGCTCGCAGACGATGAGTATACGCTCATCGACAAAGATATAGCTGCAGAAGATGCGCTTCACGCAGTTTATGATGACCTCGGTTTCACCCCGCGCTACGTTCGAACAACAGAGCCGGACGAGCAGGGTGTAACCTACTTTGATTATGGTTCACACACAACATTCTATGTGCTACTCCCACGGCCGTGGGAGTTGTGTTAATCACGGCGCCCTCGTGGCGCCACATGCAAGCGTAGCTCAGTGGTGAGAGCAGGTTCCTTATAAGTGCCGTGCCGCTGGTTCGATTCCAGCCGCTTGTACCAGGGCGTGGTGGTAGTTCAGACAGGTAGAACACTCGTAGATGACGGTTCAACCCCGTCCCGCCTCGCCCATATGCAGACATAACTCAATGGATAGAGAAAAGGTAGCGATCGCTACCTTATATGCGGGTTCGACTACTGCTGTCTGCCATGGGATCGGTGCGCTTTATGTCAATCTAACCAAGCAAAACAGCAAAGACATGTGGCAGCCGGGAACGAGACCGGCAAAACATTGGGGATTAGTATATTGGCTTGATTACACCCGGCTTTGAACCGGGTAAGAGTGGATCGTAACCACTATCCCCAGCTTTTCATGAAAGGATGTGAGACTATGGACCTCGACAAGCTGAATGAGAAGCTCGAACCTTGCCCATTCTGCGGAGAACTGGCTGGAGTCGGCATCCTTGGCGGCAAATTCTTCATCGCATGCACGCATTGCCCTGCTTGCTTCCCACCAAACGGCATGGAACTGGAGGAATTAATCAAATGTTGGAACGAAAGAGCAAAAGATACGTGACAATCTGTGATATGTACAGGCTTCCGCGCAGAACTCCCAGTTGGTTGGCGGCTCTGCGCTTTTATCTTGACCGATTTTTCCATAGGAGGAAGAAAAATGAGGCTTATAGACGCTGAACCCCTAGAAAATAGGGTAACAGAACTGCGAAAAGTGTTTCGAGGCGAGGCTCGCGAAGCTCTTGACCTCGTTGCTGCAGCAATAATCAAGGCTCCGACGGCTGAAATCGTAAGCGGAGAGCTTTGCGCCATCCGTTTCAAGGAAAGGACCGGTAAAAATGCCACGAGCACGTAAGAAACCTGTCGAGATCGAGCCGGAAGAGCACAGCATTATCGTCAGAGTGCCGAAAAATACCATAAAGCTGGAGATTACAGCGTGGTTTGCTGACGAAAAAGGCGAGGAAATCATAAAAGCAACGAAAAAAACTCTCGCCAGATGACTACCGAAAGTGTCGTAAGCACTTCGAAGAAGAGGTCGGTGACGAAGATTACGATGCTATATATTGCCTAACCCCTAAGGGAGAAGAATTTCTCAGAGAACTGGAGGAAAAAGACTATGATGAACGTGAACGTTGAAGCTCCTTGGTACACTTTCCTGAAAAAGGTCCAGGCCCTTTTCGAAGGCGACCCTGAAATTGTTGTAGAACCGGACCTTACTGAACTTGAAGGCGGCAACCATGACTATGCCCTGATGATCGGTGTGAAGAACCACGAGAAATATCTCGCGCTGGACAGGATGATGCGCAAGGAACACACCTTTGGCAACATCAGCGTCGAGGTTATGCTGTTCGATGAAGAGAATACTGCCAACGAAGAGAACGACCGCATCGAACTGTACCGCACCATCTTCAAGGGCAACCGTATCGTGCGTGATGTGAAGGAACAGACCGACTTTACTGGCACAAAGTTTGGCTACGTCCGCTTCGAGCCTGAGGTCATCCAGTTCGATGACGACAACACTGCTGACTACAGCGGCCTGTGGAATGGTCTCGCCGAAGACATTGCCCGCGAAGTTTTCGTGGATGAGTTCTGCGGTGTCTACTTCTGCACTGTGGACAAGCGTGAGAACGCCGTTGCTGCTACTGCTGCCGAATAAGAGATAATAAATTGACCCGGCCTTGGTTCTTTGTTAGAATCGGGCCGGGTCTTTTTGGTGGTGATGTTATGGAGATTACACTGGAAAGCCTGAAGAGCCTTATTAATGAGGCTGTTCGCGTGAACCTTGAAAACTGCATGACTACGCTGTTGACATCCGAATCGAAAGAGAAGGATGAAGATATGAAAAGATTCATGTACACTTACAATGATGGAAACGGCGACGAACAAACAGTAAGAATCTTTGGCAATTCAAGGACAGATGCTGATAAAAAATTCCAGGACTTCATTAGCGATATTGATGAGGGCAGCATGACCTTCAGGCAGTTTATCGAGGACTATTATACGCAGGGTTTCCTGCCTAAAAAAGCTACAACACGCGCAACATACGAGTACTATATCGAGCACTATATGTATCCGATCATCGGTGATATAGAGCTGCTGAAAATAAAAGTGAAGCATGTGCAGCAGATCATGGACTACCTTGCGAACGGAAAAAAGAATGGGCTGAAGAAAAACATCGTAAGCGGAACCATATCGAGAGTCGTTGGTCTGCTATCTCACATAATGCGCATAGCCCAGGCTTCGGATTTAATTCCGGCGAACCCTGTGAAGACCGTACTGCTGCAGAACAGGGGAGAGGAAAGCGGCCACCATATAGCACTCGCTGATGAGGACATACACTACATCAAGACACAGCTGCCGGAAATGGAAGACGACCACGAGAAGGTTTGCCTTGCGCTTATCGCATACACAGGCTGCAGACCAGAAGAGATCCGTGGGATTCGGTGGGAAGATGTGGACCTTGCTGAGCGCTATATCAGCATCAAGCGAGCTGTTACATATGCTGGAAAGAAAAACAGGACCAATGTTGATACACCAAAGACTGAAGCATCAAAGCGCACCGTATATATCCCGGAGCCTCTGCTGCGAATCCTCGAATCAGTTAAGGATAAGCGTGGCTACCTCGTGCACGCGATTCGGAATAAGGAGAACCCTATCCCGGAAAGCTCATGGAAGCGCTTGATCAAATCGGGCTTTACAAATCTCGGCATCAGTGGCTGCACGCCGTATGACTTTAGAGCGACGTTCGCGACACAGTGCAAGGAGAGCGGCATCACAAGCGCACAGGTCGCTGATTTGATGGGCCACGCTGATACGAGGATGGTCGAGACGGTATATGCAAAGACGAGACACCAGAGCGTTATGAAGCAGAGCGCAAAACTTGAGGCATTGAACGAGCAGTATACCAAGCACGTCACTAAAAACGAGGCTTGAGCCGTTGAGATATAAGGCTTCGTGATGCACAAGCACGTCACTTTTTCAGGACCCGCCAATTTAATATTAATAAACAAAAACCGCTGCAGCCTTATGCCACAACGGTTCCCGACAAGTGGGGTTTAGAGGACTCGAACCTCCGACCTTTACGATGTCAACACATAGTCATGCCAGCAACGTTGGGTTTACGCAGTTCGAATCTGCATGCTGGAATCATTCGCGCTCTCTAGATATGTAGAGCGCACAATAAAATAGGGGCGTCACGATTTGTGACACCCCATTTTAATATCAGCCGTCGGCAGCTTCTTTAATCCCTGCAGCAATCTGCTTAATATCAAGCTCTTGCCATGCGGCGCTAATCGCATTAAGGACTTCGTTAGTTTCGACGTTCCAACCGTCGGCCTTCAACTGATCGATAGCGCACTTGAGCTTTTCTTCTCCATGGCCGCGACCATACAGAGCCTCGGCAGCTTCAACAGCAATCATCGCAGCATCAACCAAACCAGCCTGCTCAATGTAGGGCCGGATGGTTCGCCGGTATAGGCGGTTAAACAAGAACGTAACAACAATAATTACTGCGGTAAGGATCGCAGTCCACGGCAGCTCTTTCAGAAACTCCATACAATCACCTCGTTAACCTTCAGTATCATCATCTCTGCGGGCAGTAAAGTTCTCGACACTTGCTCGCCCAAAGTAGCCCGTAACAACAACACCCGCGAGCGTTGCGAATATCTGGACGAGGCTGGTCACAGCATTAATCTGGTTCGGGTCGCAGCATACGAAGACGCACAGCGCGATCGCGACGAGTACGAGTATGAAGACGCCAAGGAGCGACCACTTTGTAACGCGCTTGCTGTAAGCGATATATTCTTTTTCAGCTTTCAATTGGACATCCCTTCAGTTTCTCTTTAAAGTCTCCTGGGACATGGTTTCGTCCACCTTTAATATAGGCATCATAAATGCGCTCGAGGGATGCGACCTTTGAAACGCTGATCGGCTCCTTACGAACGCAGTGCTGCGTGTATGCTTCCATCAGCTGATAGTACGTCAGGGAGGATGACTGTTCCTGAACATCAGCCATAGTCGCTTTAAGCTCGTCGATTCGCTCGAAGACCTTGTCGATGAGCTTGGCTTGTTCTTCATCTCGCTTGCGGACATTCTTGTCGAGGTTGTCAACAGCTTGCATAATACGTGCTTCCATGTCATCATGGTCCACCTTATCTTTCGCTTTCTTTCCAAACCACGCAATGATGAGTTCGATGTTCTTAACGAGACTTACGATAATGGCGAGGCCAGCGCCGATGGTTACGGCGAGACCCCAGCCTGTTGATAAGAGAGCCTCCATAGGCATTCCTCCATTAAATTCGGACCCCAGCTTCTTTCATTGCTGCAGCAAGAGATTTTGCTACAGATTCGCTGAGTGTAATAGTAACGACAGGTTCTACAGCCGGCGGCATCGGTGCGATTTCCTCGCTCGGAACCATTGGTGCAGCAAGGAATTGAGACATGATGTAGCCGCTCTTTCCGTTAAACGAAACCGGAGTCCAACCACCAGAGGGTTCGCCGGCGGTTACGATGGTGCCAACAGGCAGCTGCTGGATAATAGCGGCATCGGCGCTCGGCTGGTGCCGGAAATTAACGCTCTTGCCGTTTGCTGATGTAATGACCATGGTCATATGCACATCTTCTTTCTTTGTAGGGTTAGTATAGTCAATGCCTTTCAGCTCGCCCCAGTGGGACCACGTGGTCACCTTTGATTTGATGACGCCGGTCTTTGCCCCTTGCGCTTCGATTACCTCGCCATTGCCAATGTACAGGCCAATGTGGTGGTAGCGCTTCTTCGGGTCTGGGTCGTACTTAAAGACTGCAGTGCCGGGGAGAAGCTCCTTGCCATCAATGCGCTTGCCGCGGGCGAGGGCGCCATTTGCTGTGCAGCCTTTGGACCAGATGGAGTTCGAGCCGTGGTAAATAGTCTGGCCGTGCTTCTTGAAAGCGTAAACAAAAAGACCAGAGCAGTCAGTAACGTTGTGGTTGATCCACTTCGAACCATACTTGATCGAGTATGTGTAGTTGGGATCAGAAGCTTTCGTTTCTTTCAGCCGAGCTTGCTTGGCAGCGGACCACACCTCGCCGCTCGTGCCATAGATGTAGCCGAAGTTGCTGGTGAGAGCATACTCGAATTCGGAGATAAGTGTTTCAGGAATCATAAGGTCACCACCTTGTATGGTTGATCCGGGATAATAAAAAGCGAGGATTTCCTCGCAGCTTTTGCCATGCTCCGCAGCATAGATCGCACCAACCTGGCTCATGCCTACGCCGTGGCCGAGCTTCACACCATCGCTTGCTGCGGAATCCCATTCATCAGGCTGCGAGATAAGGTAAGGTCGCGACCCGCCCCAGCGTTCTGCGGATGAAGTTGTGTGGCCGCCGTTCGAGTGCGAGTAGGAGCAGGGCGAGAGCAGCTTATCGTTGTAGGTGAGGACGCGACCGGCGGTAGCGCGGGCTGCAGTTATGGCATTTGGGTATGTAGTGTTATTAAGCCTTTCAATACGGAAAGCTTGGGCCGACGAAGATGAATCTGAGATAGCTTTGCCAGCTTGAATATATGAATATGCCAGTGTTCGAGACGCAATTGCTTGGGCTTTACATGCTTCGAGCGGGGCATTGCCAATTTCGGAAGCAACTACGCAGGAAATATAATCCTCCAGATCAAAATAAATAACGCTGCCCACAGTCGTATGAAAGTAGGCAGCGTTATTTGCGTTGGTAAGTTTTATGTCAATATTCAGACGAAAAGATACTCCAACGGGATATTGACATAATGGTTATTGTTATCTGGAGGAAGATCATAACAAGGTCTGTCGTCTATGGCAACATATATTTTGTCACCATAAAGAACGACATCATTTTCTTTGAACGACAAGCCGTTCAACCATTCGCCGCGAACAACGTAGTTACTCGGCATAAGGTTCACCGACGATTTCTTCATACTGTTCAGGAGTGATAACACCCTTCTTGACAGCATTGGCTACCATGGTCTTAGTCCACAGACGCGGATACCACTTCTTAATCTTCTCAAACATTCTCATCAACCTCCACTTCGTCTTCGGGAAGCTCAATATCGGCCATCATAGCGATGTATTCCTGGAAGGCCTCGAACTTCTCCATAGCCAGTTCCATAACGTCATTGCGCTGCTTCACTCTGGCAGCAACCAGTTCCTTGTTCAGAATCATAGTAACACCCTTTCTTTGTTTAAGGTATAATCTATGCATATTAGAGCGAGCACCGCTTGTATTACCGTGCTTCGCGTATGCATTCAAACATGTATAACTCTCATTATATTTTCCCAATGGCATTATACCAGCAGAAACTTTACGAATCAACTTCTTCAGCTTTGACCGCTCACGCTTTGAAGACGCTTTTGAAAGCTTTCTCAAAACCTTACCTGTTCGTGTAAGGATAAAGCGCCACTTGAGAAATACAATGCCTTGGGATAATTTATAAATACAAGTTTTCTTGTTTAGCGTTAATCCCATCTCAAATAACTTTTCTTTGATTACATTTAAACAATACTGTAGATAAGCCTTATCTTCATGAATAAGAATAAAATCATCCATGTAACGAATGTAGTGCTTGATATGCAATTTTTCTTTAATGAAGTGGTCAAGATCATCCAGCACAGCAAGTTGTATTAATTGACTTACCTGACTGCCAAGACCAATACCACGATCGCTACCAAAAGAATCAATTATATCAACAGTATATTTGTATGCCATGTCGTCTTTTACTCTTTTGCGAACAGCAGCTTTAGCAACATCATGAGGTGTTTCCGGGAAGAAGTGATGTATATCACACTGCAGAACATATCCATCACAACCGCTTTCTCTATAGTACTTATGCAAGTGATGGTTCATTCTATCAAGAGCAAACGTTATTCCTTTGCCAACATGACAAGCGCAATTATCATAAATAAAACTTCTTGTAATAGCCGGAGTAAGAATGTTATCACAAAGAGAACGCTGAAAAGCACGGTCGCGAACACGAGTCGCAACGATTTCTCGCTCTTTGGGTTCGTGAATGGAAAATATCTGATAAGGACTTATCTTGTATGATCCATCCAAAAGAGATTTGCGCAGCGAATGAACTTCACGTGATAAACTCAAAGAGAATTTGACTACAGAATCTTTCCACATAACATTTCTGCAGGATTTCTTCGCACCTATCCAAAGCTGTTCGAAGCTAATTGCTTCTTCAAATGTCTTTATATCCATAATAAAAGAACTACCGGGTTAATAGGCTAAGCCCTTGCGGGTTCATATCTTTGTCCCATACGTACAAAGTCACGGCCATCACCGGCTTGTATTCACCCATACAGGTTATGTTGCAAACTCCCTGAATCATGCACTGATTTCACTTAAACGTTACTTTATTCTCGCTTTGTATCCAGTCCGCGGCCAGCCCGTTCGCGTTGTTCGCATTATTGTTGTTGGGGGCGCCGGAGGTGTTGACGTTACGCACATTGTTTGCATTAGTCGGGTTAGGACCACGCAACCACCAATTGCGGGCAGCAGCTTATAGTTTGCAACCTAGAGTAAACAGTTACGCTATCTGTTGTTTCAGCAGAAAATCATTGAGCCTTGCAAGCTCATGAACGATTTGATGCATGACATTTTGCTCCTGGAATATTTTGGCATCAGAAATAATCTCTGCGTATGATTTGCGATCACCTTTTCTCCAGGCGATAAGCAGCTTGGATGTTTCGTCGATTAGTTCTTGCCAATAGTCCATGCTAAGATCTTTTAAGTATCCAAGATCAATAGCAAGATTAATGTCAGCCTCAAGAGCTTCTAACGAATTTTGAGCTTCAATCATATAGTCTCTCCGTTTTGTATAATCTTCATAAGTTTTTACATTGATTCGGTTTGCTTTTCGAATGTAGCGATATACATCAAGCGCATCATTTTTAAGATCACTACCTATGATCCATCGTTGCGATTTTGGAATATGTTTTTCGCTTTTCAGCCCAGTTAATACAGTGTATGCAAGCTGCCGGGCTTTAACCGCTACTTGTAGCTTACCTTCACTCCTGTCATACTTTGGAACAGACATATGATTTCACTCCTTTATGCGTGTTCCCCACCCCTTGCGGGGCAGGGAACACTGTAATTCGATTAGAAATTCTACCGGATTTTAGATTGCCCAGGCCGCGGCCAGCCCGTACGCGCTGTTCGCAAGATCGCCGTAGGTGGCGCCGGAGGGGCGGACGCAACGCACAAAGTTCGCAAGAGTCGGGTCAGGACCACGCAACCACCAAATGCGGGCAGCAGAGTTCAGCTTCTTGATTCTGTCAGCATTTGTAGCACCATTGTAGTAAGCATAAGGCACAGTCTTGCTTGTGGCAGAACCATCGACGCCATAGCTGGTTTCGCTGATGCTGTTATTCTGACCGAAACCGACTTCGGTATTGCTGACAAGGAACACATAGTCTTCAGTCTCGACGAAACCGTCGCCATCGCAAGTGCCGAGAGCGTGAATCTTCTTAACCTTCTTCATAACCTTGCGCAGTGCAGGATCAATCATGGACAGGAAACCAACCATAGTTTCGACGTTGGCGGGCGGGAAATCCCACTCGTTTTGCTTGGTGAACCAGCCGGTCCCGGCGCTGTTCAGACGCTGCCGGATGTTGGACTGGTCCCAGCGGTTGCAGCCATGCGCCTGCCGCCGAGTATAGTTCATGTGTGCGGTCTTGATGCCGACATCTTCAGCGGTGCAGGTGCCGAGGCTTGTGCCTTCGGGAGCATCAATGGTTTCCAGCTGCTCAATCTGAATAAAGTTGGGACCGTAGGTAATAAACTTACCAGCCAGAAGAGCTGCGCGGGTATAGGTGTTATCGGACCGATATACACCGAGGGTGCTGTGACGAACATAGCCGCCAGCAGGAACGTCCTGCGTTGGAGTGAAACCAATCGTACCATCCTGGCTGGTGGAGTTGTTGTAGGCGCCCTTCAGCACTTCGATGGTATAGGTGGTGCCGGAGGTAAGGCCGCTGGGATAATCGGTCGGATCAACATAGAAGAGAGCTTCCGGCGCGTCAAATTGCATATTCTGCAGGCAGTTCAGCATCTGCATAGTCATGCTGTGCTTGAACTCAGAGTTCGCTGGGGTGTCGTAATCGTGGTCCAGCACAACAACTTCAACGGAGTTGTCGGTTTCGGTAACAACGATCGTATCGTTAGCATCGGGGGTGCCTTCGAAGGTAATACCGTACTCAGCGATGTTCACGGAGTTGCCGTTGAGCTTCCACACAACACCATCGTAAACGAACTCGTAGATCTTGTTCGCTACTTCGCCGGCAGCCTGAATGAATAGCACTTCGTTCACGGCGACACTGGCGATGCTGGAGCTTGTGGTGGTGACGGCCATGCCGGCTTCGATCTCAACGGTTTCGATGGTGCCGGTAGGCATAGCCTTGGCGCCGAGGCCCATATCAACGAGGTTGCGCTGGCCAGCGAAGTTGATCTTCTGGTCCACGCCACCGGCCTGTGCAATGGCGATCACATTCAGCGCATTTACGATTTCATGACCAGTGCTGTCAAGAATGATAGGGTTAGTAATTTCGGACATATAAAAACACTTCCTTATACAGAATAGGTAATACAAACACGCCCATCGACGATGGACAGGTTTAGCTTTTCCAGTGCGGTAGTGCGCTCTTCTACAGCGCTGACCACATCTTCTTCGGCGACCAACCGATCGTCGAGGTTTGCTGTATCTTCTTTCAATTGTGCGACATCTGCCTTCATATCAATAAATTCCTGCGTTTTCTCCGCAGGAACGAGATGCCCTATAGCTTCTACAATTTTGCGACCAGTGGAGTCCAAAAGAATAGGATCACTATGAATCATCTTCCTCATCCTCCCTGTATCTGCAGCAAAGTTTGCCGTTGATTATTTCGAGGCCAAGGTTCTGCAGCAGCGCGTCAATGGCTGTGTATTCCGGGATAACTTCTTCAAGCAGTCCGGCCACTTTGCCATCGAGTATGTCCACAGCTTCATCGAGGTCTACGAGCTTTTGTTTTTCTTCTGGTGATGTGTGAATTGTCGCGTCAGCAATGTGAGCAGCTACGGCAGATCCAGAACCCGAGCCGCCGCTTTTTCTGGCAAGAGCAAGAGTGAGTATATCCATATGCATCACTCTCCAATAGGCTGCCAGACTCTGTTGATATCGAGCATCCAGATATTTGCGAGGTCAGCTGTATAAGCAATGCTGCCGGGAGCAAGCTTCATTTCGGCAGCATCGGGCAGATCATTTTCGCCGTCAACAAGGAGCTCAAGCAGATCAGCCAGCGCACTTTCGCCGTTTCGTTTTACCGCGGTATAGCTCATAACATCACTCCTTCAGTACCTGGCACAGTTCGCCGTTGCTGTTAACGACGAAGCCAAGTGCTTCAAGAGCGTCTGCAAGCAGGCCATCAGCGTTCTCACGGATAGCTGCTTCGGAGTTGACAGAAGCATGAATGTTTTCGGCGACCGTGTCGTAGCCTGTGTCGAGGACGACCTTGCCAACTACTTCATCGAGGTCTTCCTGGATTGCTGGGACGGTCGTATTAGCCAACTGCTCAATAGCTGTGGTATTGGCGGCAATCTGGTTTTCCTGCTGGTTGTGGTCGGCAGAATAGATGATGTCGCCTGGGTTGCGAATTTGTGTGTTGTAGGCCATAGAAACACTCCTTTCTATGAGTATATAAACAACTGCAGCGCGTCGAACTACAGTACGTTTAGTTAGTGTTTGGGTAATTTGGATTGGCGATTATAGTCTTGATTAAATCGACAATCTCCATATCGTGTGTATACAAATTCCACTTGCCATCTATGTAAACTACACCTTGTGCAGAAACGTAGCCATGACTGCTACTATCATAGATTGCCTTATTTTTGCTCTCGTTCGTAGGATAAGCTCCGATGCCAAGTGCAGACGTGTGATTGGTAGGGTCATATTCCATACGCATAAAAACATTTGCTGATGTAACTTTGTATGTTGTTGAAGTTGATGTTACCCGGTCCCAAGCTGTGAGCTGAATGATGTACGCAGAGCTATTATCAACTACAACATCCTGTGGATCGTTAAAGTCTCCATACTGTAACATATAATAGTTAGCAGCACTAATAGCACCTGTATGATTCTCGTCACATCCATATACTGTTGGTGACCATTCAGCGATATCTTCTCTTCTATAATGCACCATGCATAGGACAGCATTTAGTTCGTTTCCATTGGCATCTTTAATAGATGAAGCTTGTGTCAGCGTTACGTTAAAGCCGATTCTGTTTCCAGAAGCTACGGCAATATTGGGAGCACCTTCAGCACATCTGTATGCCATGAAATAAGCCTGCGGTTTTGTATAGGCAATGAACGTATGTTGGTCTTCTGCTGCCATGCCATACTGAACTGCAACATTTCTTGAATCGTACACAGTTATAACAAGACTCTTTACACCAGCTGTCAGGAATGTTATTTCCTCATCGACTGTGCTGGATGTACCAGTAAGATAAGTATCGGGGCCACTAATTACCCACGACACTATATCTGCATACTCGGATGAAAGAGTAGCTCGTACATGGATACATGTATGATTTGTCAGGTAATAATCAACGCCGCTATCTGTGAACACGTTCTCTATAGAATACCATTTATTGTAACCACTGATAGGGCTGACAGTTGCGCCTGTATCGGTGCTATAACAATTAAGAGTAAAGCTTGCTGTGGCACTGCATTCCTTTGTACTGTTTTTATATGCATCACACGTAACAGTAACGACAACAGAGTTGGCAGTTTTATTCGCTTTGGCAACGCTCTTAAGCCATGCTGGATTATCAATCTGAAAGGTATAAGACTCGCCGGTCAGGCCGCTTAGATTCTGTGCATATGGTTCAACGCCTTGTGCAGACCATGTCACGACATATGTATATGAACTCAGGCTTCCTGTCAGTGTTATAGCGCCACCTTGATTTGCATATACATCAGCAGCAGTCATAGAGATTGAGCCACCATATTCAACTTCAATACTTACATAGCCACCGCCGGAAGTTTGACCGCCGGCAAACATCGTAATTGAATTAACAGCTCCAATATTCGTCGACAAACCACGAGATACAAGAATCTCACCATTGGTTTTATACATGTGCTGAGATTTTGCACCCTCGTTATGATATGTAACGGTTACGCTCGATACATTTGGGAAGTCCCATTTGGCAGTCTGCCATCCTAAACCTACCCAGTGTTTATCCCATACAGTTGATCTTGCCATAACTCCACCTCACTTACTGGCTCCACCCAAAATTAATACCTCCGTCTGAGCAGAGGAATACAGTGAGCGGAGTTGAAGTGCCAAGATTGAAACTGTTAGTGAAACTGGCTTTGGATACCATCATACCGCTCTCGCCGATATATGCGACTTCTGTTGCGTTATTCAAAAAAGATAGCTTTGAATTTGAAAGCTGCATAGTTGTCTTTGAATCTGACTTGCCAATACTAAGACCGTCTTGGTTCTGAACGAACCATGTCAGGCGCTCGTCTAAGCCTTGGGTTCGGAACTCTGTGTACAATCTATCAGCTTCAAGCTTTGATATGGACTTGGCTATTTCTGTCATACCATTCTTATATGTATCGCTTCTGGTCACTGTCTGAATAATTGCATCGTCTTCAATTTTGATTTCGGCTTTGCTGACTCGCTTCAAAAGATTGGCTATAGTATCACCTGTCATGCCGTCATCCAAAGGGCTGCTGGAGTAATCTGTGGAATACATACCGTATTCAAGTTTGCAGTTCGCTACAAATAAAACAGGTGGTGGGACTATAGGATCAGACATGTTGATAAAACCGTGTATGAATATTTGAACTGTATCACTTACAGCCTCAAAAGGAATATCAATACGCACATACTTTTCAAGAGAATCACCTTGCGTAATTTCAGTTATGCTTTTATTAATATATTCACCATCCGCTACCTGAATATTGACAAGTATGCTGGATAATCCTAAACCTGATACATACATGCTTAATGAGTAGTATGCGCCGGGTTCAACAGCAATAGGTGTATGCACAGCATTAATACATGGGTCCTGAAGTATGACTCCTGTTTCCGTTGCTGTATATGCAATGACGAGAGTATTCACGCTTTTATCAACATAATCACTAAGATTGATGAGATCTTTTTTAACTCCGGATTCTTGTAATTCTCCAGTGTCCCAGCTTATATCGTTGTTTATTTTTTCCCCAATAACAAAACCAAAAAGTTTAGATTGATCAAAAATATAACCCTGCTTGCTCCAGCCGGATGTGTCATCAATTACGCCGCTACCGTTTTCGTCAACAATACATTTAACGTTATCGCTGGTTGCTTCATAATGCGGCACTGGACCATCGACATAATATGTGAAGCCGCCGTTGATCAGGAGGTTCTCACCATTCTTCGTATTGCTGTCAGCGCTTGCACACCATGCAGAAGCAATAAGACTGTGCTCAACCATGAAGTTAGAAATTGTTACAGCTTTTTCGCTCGTGAATATACAGACAGGTTCCTCAGGGATACCTTCGAAACTTGTATGGTATACAACGCGGTACAAATAACCGGCTTCCATGCGCAGCTCAAAGGGCTGGCCGGGAAGCGACTGCATTGATGCTTTGTTGCACATAGCTACGAACAAACTGCCGGCTTCCTCTGACTTTGCGAGAAAAGATACAACGTAGTCGCCTTCATATGTAGCATGACTTATTGTTGTGAAGCCAAGCGTTGTATCGGCAGGGACTGTAAAACCGTGAAATCTGTTCTTGCTGATAAGGTTCGTGCCGTCAAACATTTCTGAATACAGGTTTTCGTGGTTCGAATATATAGTTTCAGATGTGACGGACTGCGAGATGAACCTTGGGTTCACTTCTAGAACAGCACGGGAAAGTCCGACCGTATCTGTCTCTGTATCGTCAGGATTAAATGTGAAGAGGGTAGGTATCTTGCCAAGCTCAACCTTCGGCGAACTGTAATCGACTCGATCATTGCGACCATCAATAATTGTGATGCGAGCAATAACCATTTCGACTGTGCTTGCAAGAGTTGCTGTAGCGCTTGACCATCCACCTTCTCTATTTCCAACATCGATAACATTACCTTGGACAGTTGTCTGTTTACCGTCATCAATAATAATAAGGTCGGCCCGTGCTTGGCTGCTTGTCGTTTTAAGGTTCACCCTGAATACGATCTTATCGGTTGATCTTTCTTTTGGGACCTCAATATAGTTCAGGTCAATCGTCTGGTTCGTGCTGTACCATCCATTCGCAGCAGCTCTCATCAGGTTAACACCGTTCGAAAACCCTTTGTCGAATATCTGTTCGTCAGCGACCAACCGCACACTCTTATTCGAGTACACGTTCAGCTCGGAACCAACAGGGGCTGCGAGCATCTCTGTGGTAATGAGACCAGCCTGAATAAGCGAGGCTCGCAAAGTCCCGCTTGTAATAAGGTCAGCCGATATACCTTCGCCTGTAGTACATGTGCGCCAGTTCCAGTCGCCGTCTTCGTTCCTGCTTGTAGCCACGCCGATGCCGGCTGAAGAAATGATGATGGCTGAAGAACCATCGACAGCTTCAAGTACGAAGTTGCCGTTGTCGTCCTGCGTCAGAGTAGATGCCACACCAGTGAGCTTCACCTTATCAAGAGAGATTTGGCCTTCAAGATTATCCGCGAGGTATTCGCCATAGTTATTGAGATAGGCAGCCCTTTTATACAGTGCGTCTTTACCGCTCATTGTATTCGACACTTCTGCTATATGTTGCATAACGTCAGCGAATGTATGAGAAGTAATCGTTGAGAGATTCGTGTTTACTTGCAGCTGCGTCTTCCATGGTTGGTCCACGCACCACGCAAGCTTATCAACGAAAGCCCACTTGCTGATACCAATGTCATCGTCAATGATATGGATAGCCGATGCTGCAGTAATAACAGGGTTGATCACGTCGTTCCAGTTTGGAACAGCATCCGTGTTAATGAAGCTTATATCATATTTCTCTTCGGGCCACGCGATCTCGCGCAGCGTTTCGAGACCATCATCGTAAAGCTTCTGCTCGTCGCCGTCTACATAGTCGTTCTTTTGCATCCAGCCTTCACGATACATGTAGCCGGTCGCATCCACAAACTTCTGCAACTTATCATCGACAACAGCCTGTGCTTCTTTAACAGCATTGTAGTCGTCGATATAAACAGTGTCTGCCGTTTCAGCGAAGGTGGTAAGAAGCGGAATCAAACCCTTCTTAATATTCTTTTCGATGCCATCTGTTATGTATGGTTCGGCAAGTACTTCATATAACTCGTCTTCAAGAGCGAATATACGATCCGGTCCAGACAGGTGAACGTCCAAAGGTGAGTTCGTCAGTCTGCATACAGTACAATGTGTTGCGCCATACGGAACATTGAAGTAGCTGTACATTGATGTTGGATAGTTCGGATTATAACTACCCACGAGATTCTCGTCAGCGTCATAGAAGCTGATGTTATACGTTCCATGATTGATGCAGTACATATGACCAAAAGAAACCGGTATGCCATTTGTGCAATAGTGGCCTTCCCACTCTATTGTTTCGAGATCATAAGCAAGATTCACATGCTGCGAACGAACTGCATAGCTCGGCGCCCACGATGGCTGCGGAAGCTGCTCTTCGTATGAAGCCTTAATCTTCTGGTTAATGAAGCCATCAATCGTAACAGAAAGATTACTCAGGTCAGACATCATGCTGTTCATAATGACGAGCCTGACATACATAGTCTTCTTATTCGGCTTCTCGCAGCGCGTATCAAAGATTCCACTGCTGAAGATATGGGTTTCGATATAGTTGTTGAACTGATCGTAAAGCGCAACATAGCCTGTGCTTGCGTTGACGATGTATGCTGCATCGTTGTAAACAGGAATGAAGCCGCTCGTGCTGTAGAGTGTAGTAGGTTCTTCACGCCCATCATTCAGCCATGTATCCTGCGTAACAGGTTTACCAATGGCTGCGTTAACAGGCATGTATGTAACGGAGTCGAAACCAACCTTGTGCGTGGTGTATGGATTGTCGAGGTTATCATGAGAAGTAAGCAGAGTCTTCGTATCAAATGTCAGCACAGTTCCGTTATTGATTTCCTTCTCAGTTTCAAAGAGGAAGTAATCATCATCGGGAGAGAGCCATGCATAGTTGCCTTTGATCATTGCAGGAGTTTCGTAATTGAAACTCATGTTAACTTTGTACTGGTACTTCTCATATATGCCAAACATCTTTGCGTTATATTCGAGGCAGTTCTTGATGACAACTGCGAAACTGTTGACCATAGAAGAGATCGAACTATTGCTATCGATGTCATTGATCTCGACCCAGTATCCATAAAGAGGAATGCCTTCTTCGGTTGTATGCTCTTCTGGATAGCTAAAGTAAAGCTTTTTTGTAGCCCAGTTGTAGAACCATGTACCCGGCCTGTTCTCAGGCATAATGCGGCCCCACATAACAGGATACCATTCTCCGTTATATAAGGAAGCAAGCGAAAACTTCAGCGACCGCATCTCCTTACCGTCTGTATATCTGTAGCGCCACGCCCATGCATATGCATCTGTGCCGGATGCTTTATCAGGATCTGGCTTTGATTCATTCAGAATGTGTACAGGATGTGTTGTTCTGACATACTTGGTCTCGGACTCCATAGTCTGGACAATACCCTTGAGCGCGATTTCGATTGCGCCAAGGTAACCATTCGTGCTGAGTCTTGAGAAGACGTATACACGGGAGCCATTAAAGTAGTTAAGATCATGTACTTCATCTGTGCAGCTGACAATAATCTGTCCAGACTTTCTGTCGCCTTCCATGATGTAATAACATTCATGCGTCATAAGCTCGGCAGAAACCGGGCGAATGATGTATACACAGGAAGCTTCGGCATTCAGCGGGCTGCCATCCTTCTTGAAACCATCTGTAACCGGGCGCCAAGTGAACCAGTCCTTCTCCTTCTTCATGTACTCCGAAGTGTAGTCAAGACCGGTAAAGTCAATCGTGAGATAGTTTTTCGGGATATCAAAGTACACCTTTCTGGTGAATGAGAAAGTCGGCCCATTCTTACCTTTGTCATCCGGCCCTGCGAGCTTCACAAAGTCATTCGCACCAATTGTTTCATACAGTATGACGTTGTCCTCTGCCATCTTTGTAGTGCGATCGTCAACGAGCTTGAGAGCATCGGGAGATTCTCGCTGGTACTTGGCAAGCTGCTGAAGATGTTCATCTTTGAATAGACCAATCTCGTCGTAGTAGGAGAAGTCCATAAGGCATGGGAAATAGTTCTGTTTCTCTATTCTCGCGACCGGCGTTGAGATATCTGTAGCCACCATAGACTGTTGCTTTTCATAAACCTTGATAGCAGTATTCTTGCTCTCAACCCATATATACATCATGGATGCAGGATCGAGTTCGGACCATAGCAACCTCGTACCGCTGCTGATATCAAATGGAGCTGTAAAATATCTTCTTCGTTTGATGTACATGTTATCCATTGTCTCGAACGTGTACTCTGACCCCTCGACCAAATCAATGCCAATATCAAAAGCCCACTCGTTATGAGAGACTTCGTCAATATTACAGTAGCCATTAACGTAGTCACCGTATGCACCGTAAGCATACAGGCGCGTGGTAAGGTTTTCTGTATTCAGCGTCTTGGTTATGGTCTTCACGTTCTTGCCATAGTGCAGCTCATAGATCGTATCGGCTTTGCTTGCGATCGTTTTGACGTTATCTTCCTTTGAGAATGGATTCATTAGATGCATGCTGACAGTTCGGTCCTTGCCATGATAAATTGCACGGGCTTCGAACAGATCACACAGCTTACTGATAAGGTTGAATGCGCCAGTGCGTTCGGAAGCGACAAGTGTTCGGCGCTTTATGTTCTTGTCTACAGACTCAGGATCATTGTAGTCAATGTAGCGATGCTTCTCGAAGAATGTATCGACATCAAGCTCGCCATCAATCGTTCGAATGGACCAGTTGGTTCCTTCAAGAATCGTCTTGAGGATTTCTTCAGCCTTGCCGACATTGTTGCCTTCTGTATCGGAGAAAACGAGACCAAGGTTCTTCGTCTTCAGTAGAGCAGACACATGGTCGCAAGTCACAGTGCGGGTAGCTGACATGTTCTGGTGAACAATCTTCGGCTCAGAGATAATAAAAAAATCAGTGTCGTCGCCATCGAGGCGGCAATCACTGTCGTAAACTCGTATGAGGTAATCAGCCTTCAGGTATTCACAGCGGAAGTTCTCAACGTTCTGGCCACTGTCATCTATCATTGTGTCTGGCAAAGTGAAGCTTAGAGTCTTTGCACCATTTCGCTGGAATGTGATGACAACATCTGCAGCACCGCCGGAAAGCTCGTTCTCGCTGGAGTAAAGCGGGCAGACGAGGGTATTCGAATAATCGAATATGTCGATTGAAACCATGCTGCCATCACCTCCTTAATTGAATGTGGGTTTGTATTCGAACTGAACAGAACCATTGATCATCCTTACATCGGGATCAATGTTGATTATGTTAGCACCTGAATAAATAACACCAGTGCCGCCTGTGGCGAAGCTCGTGCCGGACGTCTGGAAGGTTAGCTCGATTGTGTTAACATCATACTTGAAACCTTGAATAAGATATCTGCTGGTAGGATTAAGAGCAAAATACTTATGATAGAGATCAACACCAGCCAGCCGTTTCTCAGGATCATTAACGTATATCTTATGCGGGTTGTTAATATCCCTCAGGTATTCACAGGTGAAAGCAAAATCAGCAGGCGCAAGCTGTATAAATCCATAGTCATGGTAAACATAGTTAGCGGTCTTCGTGCCAGATCCGTCATCAAAATAGCAGTTGCCATTCTTGCTGTTGCAAACATACCATTGCGTTAGGCCGGGGCTTGCGGAAAGACGAAGGCGTTGGCCAGTTGTCTGATTGGTGATCGTGAGCGCTCCGTTGATTTCGCTGTTGTGTTCAGCTTTGACTTTCACAGCAACGTCTGCCGTAACCGTGCCTGGGTTAAACAAAAAGAACGATTGGCCGTTGTTATGCTGCAGATTCAAACCGGTGTACTTAACAGGGAAGAACGAGATAGTGTTATGCATCATGCTGGAATTATTCTTCATGTCGTTATAAAACTTATCTGAAGTATTCGGCAAATCCAACTGGCTGCACAAACCATACGGATAATACGCTCTTGCTGTGATAATAACGAAGCCGCCCTTCGTCCCTCGAATCTGCGAAGCGTCCACATTGACGATCGTCGCATCATAATATATCCAAGGCCGGTTCGAGAAAGTGAGCTGGCCTGTAGTTCCGACTTCAAACACACGATACAGCTGCGTGAAGAAACCATTCATCACATCGAACTCTTCTGTATCCTCGCACTTCTGTGCATAAAAACAGCGCAGCACGAAGTCCTTCCACTTGCACGAGGCACCAAAGAAGTAGCCGCCATGGTGACCTTCGAACTGCTGCTCATGAATGTTACGGGTTGTAGGAGACCATACGTACATGTCTTTATTATCGGGCGCGTATGTGAGGCCCAGAGACTCGCACGAGACTCCATTGAAGGTGAAACTTGTGATCATATGGACCACTCTCCTTTATCATTATAACACAAATATAAAGTATAGAGGAGGCGTGAACCTCCTCTATACTTGCAATTACCAGCTAAGTCTTGTAGTTGCGATGCCTTGACCTGAGATCTGCTTTACAAATTCCTGGCCGACCTTCTCGGCGAGTTCCTGAAGATCGAGGTTGTCATTCAGTTGGTTCGTGCTTACGTGAATGTCGCCGACGGTAACGGTTGGCTTACCTGTCAGCATATCGGAGCGGAACGCGGTCGAGAACATGGGGACGCTCACGCGAGAGAACGCGCTGATCATCTTGCGCATGTCAGCCATAACGCCGCTGTCGAGCAAGCCACGAATCATTTCGCGGTCATCGCTGTTAAGGAAAGCTTCGGGCTTGGACTTAGTGCCGTCAACCCATGCCGGGCCGGTGTAATCTACGAGGCCGCCACTCTTGTATTCTGAAACATTGATCTTGTTCTTTAATGCTTGCGCATAACCATGTACCATTCTTACTGTTGTTGCTACATCACCATATCGCTGTGGGTTTGCATTAACAAAAGACGCGGCCAATTCATCCAGCATAGCTTCGGCAGCCGCTCTTGCTTCTTTTTCCGTTCGGAAACCTTGAAGGGTTCGTCCCTGGAATCCATGCGCCGTTTCCCATCCAGCTTGATATCTCTTTATTGTTGCAATTTTCTCGTCGCTGTTAGCATTTTTGTTTGCACCACTGTTGGTATTGCCACCGGTGTTGCCGCCGCCATTACCGCCACCGCTGCCATCGCCGCCGTTGTAATTAGCAAAGTTCTCGTCGCTGTGGAAATATGTAGCCATATCTTGCATTGCTGCAATCCATGCATCATATGAACCAGAGCCGGCATCTACATCGAGCCACTGATAAAGAAGTTGCTTACGCTTGTCGTCACTGGCTGTCTGGTATTCATCGGAGGCCATCATATAAGCTGCGAAGGATTCTCTGTCACCGAGTATGTTATGCACTTCATCCCAGTAGGTATCAAGAATGTGCAGCATCTGCTTATAGGTATCGGTCCAACTCTGAACCATTTGTGTTTGTGCATCTTCAATACTGTAAGTGTATTCCTTTACATTTTTCTTCAGCCAATCAAAAAGCTCTGTCTGGTTAAGCTTCATAACTCCATTAACCTCTTCGGCAAAGTTATTAGCATCACGCAGCAAGCGCTCCAGATCTTCGTCACCATATGTTACGTACTGATCGTAAGCTTCGATCTCGTCGTCCATGCTCTTCTTCTGTGCTTCTACTTGTTCTTCTGCGATCTTCCAGCCGCGCTCTTCCTGCAGATCATCGATCTTCTTCTGCAGCTCCTTCACATCTTTCGTGCGGGTGCTGTCCATGCTGATAAGAGCAAGCTGCCTCTGGTATTCAGCAAGCTCTTCGGCCTTCTTGGCTTCGTTACTTGCGTCCTTCCTGCGCTGGAGTTCTTCGTCAATATACTGTTTCTTCTTTTCGAGAGCTTCCTTCTCTTTTTCAACGCCCTTCTTAATGAGCAATATGTTGGCGCAGCAGGTTGTCATCCTTGCGCCGTTATACAGTGCACTTAAATATACTGCCAGTGGAAACCGCCGGCGGTTTTGCGCAGACCACAAGCAGCTCGCCGAACCATCTCTTTTCCGGGGAGACTTTGCGTGGCCGCTTTTGCGCTGGGATAAATAACACCGGTCTCAACACACAAGACCGGTTTCGAATTTATTTCTGCTAGCTTTTGCTTTGTTTCCTCTGAGTGGTGGAACCCTGTTTTTACTGCACTCATCTTCTTTCGGTACTCCTCTGTATGCATTGCGTTAACGATCTTCTGATGCACCTCTGGTTCCGCAAGTATCTGGCGCCGAAGCTCGATGTACTCCGGGTGTTCTTCAATGTATCGGTGCAAGCTTTCGATCCGGCGAGCTGTTACTTCGGGCGAAACCTCGCGACCACCTTCACCGCCGGCTGTCATGTTGTAGCCGTACTCCGGGTTGTTCGAATGGTAAGCTGCGATGAACCGTTGCTCTTCGCTGTTGAGCGAATCAATGCTGCAGGGTTCGAGGAGGAAAGCATCGAAAGCTTCGGGACCATACTTATTATATGCGTACTGCAGATGAGTGTTAGGGTGGGAACCGCGCTTTAGTTTACTCATGTGTTCTTTCAATCTCCTATCTACGTTTTTGGACTGGCCAATATAACACTTATTATTTACCATGTTTCGAATCATGTAGATACCACTTTGAATGCAACCACCTGCCTTAGGTGGCACTGTATAACCCTCACACTTTCATGCGAGTTCAGACTATATCTTGTGTGCGCAGCAAAGCGCAGCACACCAACCGCTTCGGCAGCAATGACGGGGCGCTGCCTACTCCATATAGGATAGTCGTTGAACCTTCTTCTCAGCGGGCTTTGCAAAGTCTTATGAGAAGCTTGGCTGCTGATTGCCCGTGTACATCCGCGCCATTTTCGAGCATTCGCGTTTGCTCTCGCGAGCTGCGCTGTAGCTGGCGGGCTTTGGGGTGTTCCAGCAATTCGATTGGTAGGGACCGTATAATCCCATTCGTCTTGGTAGCGTTGTTTAATCGCGTCGAGAACCGTCGTTTCCATTTGGACGCGAGCATCGAGCATGTCGCGCTGGATCTGGATGCGGTTCCGAATTTCCTGATCAACGAGGTCTTCGAGATCAGTATGCGTTTTGAGGATAGCTTGCTCGTTCTGTTTCATCTTCTTGGTGTTCGCGTCAATTGTATTGTTAGTTTCGTCTAACTGCTCTTCGTACTGCAGCACTTGCTCGTAAAGTTTTTGCCAGTCGTCGGAACCACGCTCTGTCGCGGCAAGCTGCTCGCGAAGCTTCGTGATCGCGTCGGCGAGGACCACGCTCTTCTCGCGCTGCAGCTCGTTCTCGTACTCGATCATATTGTTGACGTTGCCGAGCTGGCCGAGCTGTTCGTACTTGGTTTCCTGGAGTTGGGTCATCTTGATGCGGTGATCGGCAAGAGTAATTTTGTTCTTGAGGTTTTGGAGAAGCTTGTCGGCTGCAGATTTACCACCGCCGCCACCGCCGCCGGCTGGCTTAATACCGCCACCACCGCCGCCGAATTTTACTGAGTCTGATTTGAGTTCGGCAACATATTGTCCTTCAGAATTCTTTACGATATCCCAGTTAGCCTCAATGTATGCCTGAAGAGTTTGGAGTATACTCATTACGTCGTCACTGACTTGTCCTTGCAATGCCGAAATAATCGAACCGATTCCTACGTCTTCAACAGAGCCGCCGTTAAGCATAATATGCAGAGGATTATCCAATTCGATAGTTCCAAAGTCTATTGTATTAAGAACATCGTTAATAGCAGCAGTCGCTGTTTGTGCAAAGCCAGTAGCTACTTCTATATCAGAAGATTCAACACCTTTAAGTAGCTGCTCTACAAGACCAGCATTTGCGGAGTCCTTAACGAACTTCTTATTATTAATACCTGTTTGCTGCATGATAGAGGAAACAACATCTTCAGATCTATTTCCTTTGCGCCACTGTTGTCTTGCCCATTGGCGTTCATTAGCTTCAAGCAGTTCTTTATTCATATTGTTAAGCGTTTGATTTACATCTTGCTGTGAACCATTAAGCCCCTGCAAGTTCTTTTTTACTGACTCTGTGTTATATCCATATTTACCCATCGTTGTATTGGCAGTATCAACAACTTTCTTTAAGTCTCTGAATGTTTTAGCAGAATCTCTGTTCTCATCATTAAGAGCAGCAAGTGCTTCTGTCCCACCATCAAACTGTTTGATCATATCGACGAGCCATGTATTATCACTCAGATATGAAGAGAAACCGGCAAGATCAAGAGATCCTGTAGAAAGCGCACCAGCAAAGTCGCCACCGGCATATCCATTGAGGGCGCCCATCATGATGCCAGCCGTTTGATCAGACCGCAGTCCTGCCATAGAGGAGTTGTTGTACAGATCATTCAGCAGCATATTGTAGGTGTTTGGATCACCAGTGAGTTGCCATGACTGAGTATTTTGATCGTATGTGTACAGCCTTGCGAAAGCTTCTGCGAGTCCGCTGCCTTCGAGGAAACTCTGGAATTGACTGCCATTTTTAATCCAGTCAGTTTCGGAAGATGTCAGCGCGTTAAGCAACGATTGAGCATCGCCAGCGCTAGTAGCCATTTCAAGCAGTGTGTTAACGCGACTATTCTGAAGTTGCTTGGCACCATAGCCAGATGAGTTATTTACAAAGCTTGCAAAGTCGCTTTCGGTCCAGGCGTCTGTTACTAAGTTTGCACCTTGAGTAATTGCATTGGCAAGAGTTCGGAAAGTTTCTGCAATATCTGCAGCGCCATCCATGCCAGAAGTTTTGATCATGGTTGCCATTTCATCAAGCGTTGTGGCATATCCTGAGTATGAAGTTCTCATGCTTTCACGGACTTTATTCACGCTGTCAGCAGAAGCATCAAGCGAATCAACATCCATGTCACTCATGTCACCGAATTGTTTTGCGTATTCTTTTATCTTCTCGCTATCATACGTACCGTACTTCGTCATATTACCAAGTTCTTTATATGCTTCAGAGAACGCAACCACATCGTCAACGATTTGGTTAACGGTACTATTGCGCTGCTTTGAAGTACCGAAGAGACTACCATACTGATTGAGGAGATCAGCATTGAGTTCCGGGTTTTCAAGCAGCTTCTGAGTAACTTGAGCTTGGCGAAGCTCTTCGTTGATTTCGTTAATCTCGCCGGGGTTAAGTGTACCGCCAGCCATAACGCGGGCTGCGTACTTGCCCCATGTGCCGTAGTTACCGAGAGCGGCTGCGAGGCCACTGTTAGATGAGTCGAAGGTTCGGAGTGTATCAGTGTCGCCGTTGGCAAGAGCTGTCATGAACTTCATTACATCTTCATTGCCGTAAGCTGTATAAGAGTTGTAAGCATCCATGCCGTAGGCATACTGTGCGATGGTATTGAGTATACCTTGCCGGTCGCCGTTCTTAACGAGAGTCTGGAATGCTTCGTCTTCGGCGAGCGTTCTAGCGAGATCAGAATTTGCAAGGACGCCTTTTGATATGGCATCTTGATATGACATGCCAGAGTTCATAAATTTAAGAAGCTGCATTGCGTCGCGGCGCGGATCATATGTGTTGGCTACACGCTGCGAAACTTGAGCTGCGGTTGGATTAACGCCTGGAATAAACGAAACACTATAATCATTATCAAGTCCAAGTAATTTTGCAGCTTCAGATTGTTGAACTTTAATGCCATATTTCTGTAACTGAGAAATAAAACCTTCTCTATATTCAGGTGGCAAGCTAGCCATAATGATAGGTATCATATTAACCAACTTGTTTTTATCTGCTGCAACGGAGCTGCCATAAGTTTTCATAAGTTCTGTGTTTGACATACCCATAATTGTGCTTGCATCAACATTGAGATAATTTGCCAACGCATTGTAATTCGAATCACTATGGCTGCCGCCGATGATTGCATTGAAAGCGTTAATACCCATGGCTGTGGTTGTGAGGGAGCCGGCTATAGCATTAACTCTACTTGCTGCATCAGAGCCAACATCGAGTTCTGCAATTTCTTTAAGGTTGGAAGCAATGTCACTGGTAAGCTTACCAAGCTTTACAAGGTCATCATAACCACTGACTTTTACTTTGACTTCGAAATCATGAAGAAGACCTTGACCTTCTGGAGAGGCACGCTGCTCATCAGTCATGTTGAGGTATTTGTATAGTTCTGGGTAAGCAGACTTAATTTGTTCTTCGAGAGTGTCATCCATATTTTCTGACATAGTTTTCCAATCTGTGGAGTTGAGGAGAGCTTGTGCTTGCTGTGCAATATAGGCGTTGGTAAAGATAGATTCAGTTGCAACGAGAGGATTATCCGTCGGCAATGTCCATGAACCGGAAGAAGAAACCGTTCTTCTTGTACCTGGACTATCCATTACTACACCTTCTATTGTATCTCCGGCTTCCCAGTCAGAAGATGCAGATGACCAGTAAACGCCATGTGTTGCACTAAAGTTAAGAAGTTGCTGCAGAAGTGGATTGGTAGCTGCAATATCGTTTATGTTAAGTTTTTTGGTTGGATCGGCTGCATCCATAATTCCTACTATAGTATCTGCCATACTGCTTGTGAAAGAGTCTATATTTGACTCTACAGCATTTTCGAATACCGAATAAAAGAAATCGAGATTTTGTTCAACATTAGCAACACTTGTACTAAATGCTTTGGCAAGAGTAGCTTTCATTTCCGGGGTAAGGTTATCTTTCCCTGTAGCAAGAATTTTAGACTGGTCAGCCATAGTTTGAAGAGTGCTAGATGCTGCAGAAAAATAGTCAGTTAAATTCTGACTATTAAGAGATTTTTTAAGAAGATATTCACCAAGATCTGCTGCAGAATAAATTCCATCTTCAGCACGGAGACTATCAATGATTTTATCAAGTTCGGCATCATTTTGGAGAAGAGATGAAAGATTGGGAACTTCAATGTCAGTGAGGCTAAGAAAATCATTTATATTTGACACGTCCAAAAGAGAGTATAACTTTCTGTACTCTTCAATAAATCCTTTGTTCTTGCTTGTTTGACTAATAGATTTAGAAACGGCAGAAATAGGTGAATGTTCCTTAAGTCCAGTTATGTTATTAATAATATCTTTTCTAAAGGCATTATAGTCAATGGTTTTATCTTCTTTTATATATTTATCCAACCAAGATCCGTTTTTAGCATATCCTCCAGAAATGATGTATGAATGGATAGCATCAAAAATACTTTTGTCGCTGAGATCATTCAATCCTATTCCGTTTTCGCCACCGATACTATATATAAATCCTCTAGATGTTGGATCAATAAATTTACTATAATCAAAACCGCTATTTATTATCTCTTCCAAGAATTTAAATATGTTATCTGGATTCAGCAAATCCTCTTCAGGGTATTTGCTATAATAATAATCAAGCAAAGCGCTTTCGACATCAGTATTTCCAGATGTTAGCGTCGTCCAAGAATCTGAATATCCGTTTGTTATAACATCCTTAACATATTGTTTTATTCGATCTTTTCTAGTCAGATCGCTTGTATAGTAAAACTTGTTTAAGTAACTGTCATTGTCATAAACTTGATCGATAAAATGCTGTGCTGCATAATAATCTTCTTGCTTTTGCCCGTCTGCATTCAAATGATTTATAACTTCATCGGCAGTTCTATATGAATGCCAAGCATCATAAGGCCTTGAAATATCGTTAGCTAAATACATTGTAAGCAATTCTTTTAATGCGTCACTTGGAGTAATTCTCGTTCCGGAAAGAATACCGGTTAATTTGCTGGCAGCAGATTCATCATAATATCTATAATCAAAATCATTTGGATCATATCCTTCGTCTTGTAACTTCTTACGCCATTTTTCAATATCTTGAACTGTTGAATTAACTGTTACCGGAAGAACTTCCTTTGATGTTTTACCAGCCAAACTGTTAGATATTGTTTCTTTAGCTTTACTCGATTCTTCTTCTATTATTGGTTTAGCAATGCCAAGAGCATATATCAAATCGTCTTTTTTCTGCTCTTTCATAGCTTCCTTGGCTTCTTTATATAATGTAATATAATCTTCTAGGCTTGCGTTTGTAATATCTATTGAACGACCTAATTTTGGGAAAACAGCAGATAATGAAAGAACTGAATTAGCAAGTTCAAGTGAATGCTCTGAACTGATCTCACTTAATGAATCGTACTTTTCGGTTATTTTTTCAATAGATGAAATAGCTTTATCAACAGATTCGTATTTTTGTTTGTATTGTTCATTATTAAATTTCAACTTTTCCCTTGCATCTGAATTAGTGTCATTGTTAGGAGTTTTCGTACCACCAGATAATCCGGGTAAAATATTAAACAAAAACCCAGAACTAGCAATACCAAAAAGACTACCAATTATACCGGCAATAGGAGCAAGAGGAGTTGCAGCAAGTCCTATAGTTGTTATAGATTTGATAAATACGCCAGTCAACAAGGACATGATTGTTTCAGCGATAGCAATTGTTTGTTTCCCTGCATTATTCAAATCAGTTAAACCCTGTATCATTTTTGTAATGTTGTCAAATATGCTAGTTATTTCATTGCTTGAACCAAGTGATGCTATGAATTCATCAAACGTGGACTTTAAAGTATCTAACGCCGCTTGAATGCCTTTAATTGAGACTTCATATTTTGATTGAGTTGTTCCTTTTGCGTTTTCAGTCAAACCTAAATATTCATCAAGTAAGGCACCACCGTCTTCACCCATACCTTCCATAAGTGTATTGAACATATTGGCATTTCTATTACCAACCATAGCATATGTGATATTGTTCTTTTGTAAATCGTTTAACCCGTTCCATACTTTTGCAACATCTCTTAATACATCAAAAGAACTTCTAAAAGAATCCTTGCCATCACGCAGTGAAATGCCAGCAGTTTTCAATGCAGCTTCCACGTCATTTATATTGGTAGTTTCTCCACCTTCATCTGTAAGGTATCCTTCTTTTGTAACTCTATTCATTCGACTAAACAAGGTTTGGAAAAATGTTCCAGCTTGATTTCCGCTCAATTGAGTCTTGCTCGTTGCGATTGTTAACATTGAAGTAAGTTCTGCATATGAAACGCCTGCTGTCTTTGCCGACGCTGCAGCTTTCTGCATTCCTTTTTGAATCTCTTCTGCAGTTGTGGCAGCGCTATCACCCAATGCGACCAATACATCCATAGCTTCTTCAACAGAACTAACAAGTCCTGTTTGAATAGCTGTTGTTAATCCCTTTGTGGCATTTGTAATATTTTGGCCTGTGACTGTGCTAAATTTAATAATTGCCTCAGTTCTGTCTTCCACTTCCGCATCAGACAAGCCCTGCCTATACAATGCAGCTTTTGTTTGAGTAACATTTTTCACAGAAGTATGAAGACTCTTCGCTTGTGAAAGAGAACTAGAACGAACAATACCCATTTCCTCATCTGATTTCCCAGTGATTTGTTGAATGGTAATCATGTCTGCATTAAACTGTTTTACAAAAGAAGTTATTTCATTGGCTATTTTCATAAATAATCTGCGGCCCAAGCGCATAATTAATCCGTCAACAGCACGACTTACATTCATAAGAGATGTTCCGACAAAACCACCAGCACTACCAAAATTCTTCATTGCCTTTTGTGCAAATTCTAAATTGTTTTGCAATTCTTTGATTTTGCTATTTGACGCATCCAACTGTTTGTCTATATTATTCATTGATTCTGTGTATATAGAGTCTTTAGTTTTTCCATAGTAAGAATGCTCTAAATCATCTTTTCGCAATAACAGCGCATCGCGAGTTGCTTCTTCCGTATTTAATTGCGCTTCATAATTAGACGAATTATTTTTCCAGTAATTATATTGTTGTTCGTTATATTGTAATGACCGCCCAATAATGTCAGAACCATAATACGTATTGGACATTTTATAGCGAGCCATGTTTTGTTCTAATTGATTCTGATATTGCATAGCTTGTGTTTGTTGCCTAACAAGATCAAGCTCTTGTTTTTCTTTCTGCGATTTATCCAAAGTACTTTTTAGTGTATCTGCAATCGCGCCCTGATTCGCAGTGTTATCTGGATTGACAAATGGGAGGAATTCTGCCGGCAATGCATCGATACCATTTTGATTTATAAATGTATTGATAGCATTAGCATAACTTCTGGCTTTAAGATCATTCATTGTAGCATTTGCTATTGGCATGCCTGTAATCGAAGAGAAAAGATTATGCATATTCTGCAATTGATTAATATCATATCGATCTAGTTCAAGTTGATCCATTCTGTCCAGTTTGTCAAGATCAGCCATCTGCAATCTATCTCTAATTTGCATCAATTTGTACATTTCAGGATTTCTTGATTTAAAGCCTGCTTCATCAGCTTCTCGTTGCCATTCTAATTCAGGGTCTATCGCTTGTTTAAGGAAGTCCATATATTTTGAATGCGTTATCCTTCTATCTTCCTGCTTTTGTATAACCGCATCCTTCCTAGTTAATAATGAATTTGCATATGCTTCGACCGCTTTAACTTTAAGACCACTTTCATATTCATCAAAATCGAAAGCATGCAATGAGTCCATTAAACCATTTAACGTTGTTTGTTGCTTTTCTGAAAGTTTCTCTCTAGCAAAGATTCTAGTTAAATCGGCTTTTTGTTGTTCGATCTCAAGACGTTTTTTAAGAACTTCTGCTTGAACATTATCGCTAATACTTGTTGTACCAAGAATGTCTTTCGTGGCAGTACTCTCTGCCAAAAGAGTATCATTTATATATCTCTTTCTAAGCTTATTAAGATTGTCTTCAGATTTTAAATTTTCAAATCGACTTATAATAACACTAGCATCAACAGGTTGAATAATTCCTTTTTTAGAAAGTTCGGAAACATTTCCAATATTCTGATTAATATCTTGCTCAAATGCATCCATCATCTGTTTAATTGTCAGTTTCTTCATATTTGGGCTTACCTTGCCATTCATTTCATTTTCAGCTATATTATATGAATCTGCAAGTGTTTCAAGCATTCGCGTTTCAAGGCGATTTTTATATGTAGCCACTTCTACTGCTGCTCTATTGTATGGATCTCGCGTTGCTTTTTGCGCTTCTATAAGTTCTTTCTGTTGCTGTTTGAGTCTTTCTCTTTGAATATTTGAATTTGCATTAAAGGTATCAATTTCTGTTTGTTCTTTCTCTTGTTCTTCTTTTGTTTTGGCTCTATGCTGATTGTTTCTATCCTTTTGTTTGTCATCCAAAGTCTTCCACTCATCTTGAATGGCTTTTATTTTTAGTCCAATTTCAGCATAGTTTTTGTCGGCTTGGTCTACAGATTTACTCAATGAGTCCCATTCTTCGATAACATTATCAATTTCTTTTGATGCAACAAAACCTTTATTAACACGTTCAAGCGAATCGGCAAGTTCGTTATAAGATTTAATTGCAGCAGTTGGTAATGTTTGGTTGTATTTATCTTTTGCTTTTTCTATTGCGTTTCCAAGATTTTTTGATTCTGCATATTGTTTATTTGCCTCAAGAACTTCTTGCTGTCTCTCTGCGGCAAGAATTGTTTGATGGTACGCTTCCCAAATATTACCATATGGTTTATCATCGGATAAAAACATTTTATCTAAAGTTCCGGTCATTTTAGTAACGTCTTTCATCGTTTCTTTATAATCTTCATGAGCTGTAAGAGTTGCGCCTATACCTGTAGCATTAATACTACCAGCAGTAAGAGCATCATGAATTTCATTATCCCATTTATAATTTCTTAGCGCCAAAGACTTATCTTTTCCAATTAATATATCATGAACCATATTCTGAGCTGAATAAATAAAATCCCCTCTAAGCCCAGTATTTGCGAGTTCTTGCATAGTTTGTACAGCAAGTTTGATGTTGTCCATATTTAATTTTAGCGCTTTTGGATCAACTGAAAAATCATGTGTATATGACCCAGTTCCTGAAATAACATCTGGGAAAATAGCTTTAAGCGCTTCAAAATTATTATTTGTTGTATCAAGAGTTGATCCGTCACCCATGACAGCCGCAGGACTACCTCCATTTTGGAATTGATCTGCCATAGCATAAGCCATAAGTTGTACTTCAACCTTCTTTAATTGTTCATTTGTCAATGTGTCCCATCCACCATATGTTTTTATATCAGCAATTGTAAGCTTATGATTTTGTATGTTTCTAAACAAAGCGTCTTCTCGCCCTGTAAAATGAATATCTTCCCCGCCGAGTATCTTTTTGCCAACATTAGACATAGTAAGTATATGTTCATGTCCAAGATAATCATAGATATCTGTTGGGAACAAGGCACGAAGCCCATTTTCAGAAGTAAGAAAATCTCTGACATTGTGATACTTTCTGTTTGTTCTATTAACGTATGCCTGGCCAGTATATTCCTTAATAATATTTTCGTATTCGCTTGAAAGACTATCTTCTTCTAACTGTTTTCTTATATATTCGTTAAAGCCTGCATATCCTGAAGTAAGTATCTGGCCAGATTCATTTTTACCATGAACTAATTCATTGATAAGATCAGTCGTTTGAGCATCTGTCAATGTTCTGCCTTTGCCTTCTTTTACATTTTTGTCAACTAATTCTTGTCTACGTGTCCAATATTCCTGTATGATATCCTCTGTAGCGTGTCCAAATGCAGTATCTCTACTTGTCCCTGTATCAGAGTGTTCAGGCTTACCTAGATTCTGCTTTATCCATCTAGATCCACCAAACGTTTCATCGGCAAAACCAAGTATATTTGTTATAGACCAAAGCGTATTATCTAATTGTTCTTGAATTGTTTCTTTTGGCATTCTTGCTAGAGTCCTGAGTTTATCGTCATCGTTTTTCTCAGATCGCCATTCTGAAAAATTATCTTTGTTGTAAACTTTTAAACTTTTCAAATCAAGATTGCTATATGGGTTAATACCAAATCTTTCTAATGCAACAAGACGAGCGCCCCAATCCTTAGATTTCCCTGAAACATTGCCTTCATACAGACCTATATTCGGATCAATAATATTTGCAAGCGTTGCACCGCCAAATGCTTCAATAATCTTATCAACATCGCTTGCTGTTCTTCCGATATTCCCCTCTGCCTTTCGTGCTGCTTCTTTCATTTCAAGAAGCGAGAAAATATCATCAGAAGATCCTATAAGAAAATCGCTTTTAAGTAACCCAGAAAGATATGTTTGCATTCCTTTAATATATTTTCTAGTTTCTTTCGTGAGTTTAGGTTTATCACCAAGTACGCCGGAACTTTCAAGGGAGTCCATAATACCAATAAAAGAATTTTCAAAAGCTTTATCCCAATCAATTTCTTTGTCGATATTCTGACCATGGCTTCTTGCTATCATTCTTGAAGTTAGGCTAGAATAAATATTACCAGTCATTGTCCTTGTAGGAGCATTGATCTTAAATAAATTAGTATCTCTAAATTTGTTATAGTCATAGTGTCCTCTATCATCTTTGCTTTTCATTAATGTGTTATAAAATTCAGACCATGATTTATATTTATTCATGATCTCTTGTCCTTCTTTTGTCGAGTTAAAGAAAAAACCATACTTTGCAGCAACTGAATTTGCATCATATTGGGAAGATGCCATGTTAATTGCTTTAGCGGTTTCTCTATTTATTGGTATTTGTAAAGCATTTCTTGTTATTGCATTGGGAGCACCAAGACGAAAACTTTGTTGTGCATATGCAGATATCCATTTACCTATATGAGCAGGATCTTTTGTATTAAATTCTGTTAAATCACCCATAATGTTCTGCTTAAGAGCGGCTTCTCTTTGACTTTTTTCTTCTTCAGTCATTTGTCCTTTTCTCATAAGGTCGTTATGAGTTTTGATTGTTTTCGAAAATATTGTTTGAATAATCTTTGACATTGGAGCATTTGAAGATATAAGATCAAAAATTTCATTAACGTCGCCATCAAAGTCTTCACTTTGCAATAAATCTAACAAAGGAGATGACTGTGAAAAATATATAGCGTTTGGATCAAGCCCCAATAATTTTGTAAGATCCTTAAAGCTTTTAGACTTTCCAGCTCTTATAAGTGCTTGTTGGTTAGCTACATTATTAACTTGCTGTAATGAACCAATGGATGCAGGAAATCTACTAATGCCAAGCATGTCTGACAAGCTTTTTGAATATACCGCGGCATTATCAGCTATACGTACATCAGATATTTCTGAACCATTTTTAGGGTCAATTAAAGAATTAACAATTCTACCAGCCGCATTTACGACGGCACCTTTTACTTGCCGTTCAACACCATTTTTATCCTTTATATTAGCCACGGCATTTGGATCCCACTTATATCCAAGTCCGAGCATGCTTGTTGGAATTTCACTACCTTCTATTCTTCTACGATACATGCCGCCCTTTGTAGGTTCAATGTCTTGATATAATGCATTAATAGCATCGGAGAAAACATTTGCAACCCATGGTGCTGCTAACCCTCTATGCGTACCAAGTTCTTCCGGGACAACAAGATCCCCTCTGCCAACTCTTTCTAACATGTTTCGACGGAAAGCTTCAACTCTATTTTTATATTGCTTTTGGTTTAAGAGAGTTGGATTATCAATTAGCATCTTTTGCAAATTTGAATCGTCCGCGAACACATGCTTAATTTGACCAAGCGGTGTATTGAGGTCGGTGTATAAGTTCCAAAATGCATCAGAAAATACTTGAGCTTGCGTTGCGTCAATTGACATTAACTGAGCCAGCTGTGATGGTATCCATGATAACGTTTTACTGCCGGCTTGGGCAGCTGTTTTATTTACATATATACCACTTGTTCTTATACGATTCGCGAATTCTTTTGACAATTCATCAGATGATTTTGTAACTTTATACGTCTTCCCATCCGGGCCTGTTACATCTTTCTGAAAAGCAATTCCGAAACCCTTCAAATCAGCCTTGTTGAGAACAACATCTGTGTCTGCTTCAATAAACTGTATAGATCCATCAGGTGCACGAACTGGGATTTTCCCACCGAAAAGATCAACCATCTGCTTCATATTGACAGAATTAAGAGCAGATTTAACACCAAGAATACGTCCCTGAAAAGCCGTGCCTCCAGTTAACTTTGACGAAAGAAAACTTGCGCCATTTAAACCTGGGCCTACTCCTCCTTGCCCTTTCGTATCCTCTTCAATATCCATTACAACAACTTTCAAGTTCGAAAGGTTAGTTCCAAAAAGGTCTCTAATATCAACACCTTCGGTAGCTATTTTATTCATATATTCAAAGTATCCAGCAAAATCTTTTACATTTGTAAATTTGCCGCCTTGCATACCTCCGGTGAAGAAATCTTTGCCATATTTACTTTCTATTCTATTCTTTAACTCCAAAGGAATCATTTCAATTCCTGTAGACTTTGGATTAATTCTTGTTGCGGCATATTTAACACCATTAATTGTTCGCCCATGTAAAAAGAGATTGCCATATTTCTTTTCCAAATCTTTTCTTATATCATCAGGTGTATTCGGATCAGCGAGCCTCGGGTCAATTGAGACATACACAACGTTATTTAATGCTGAATTATGTGGAAGAACTTGGTGGCCACCTGTTTCTTCTCGCATAATAGCATCAAGTTCAAGGCTTTGATTAACAGGTATTTTGTGTTCTCTATTAGCACCAACTGAATTATCTTGAAAATTTTCTCCGCGTAACAATTCATCAATTGTATATGTTGTTGCTTGGTATGTATTCGGTTGAACCGCAAAGTTAACATGTCCTATATTTTTATTAAGCTTTGGTGTTTTGGTAGCCTTCCCATTTTTGGGTTTAGGCATACTGGCAAGATAAGAGCTTGTTGCAATATCACGAAGATCAGTCAGTTGTGTGTCAGTAAATCTTCCAGGTGACAACCAACTAAATTGTTTTGTTAAAAATCTTTCAGCATCAAGCCCGCCATATAACATTTTGTTTGTTTTGTTGAGAATCCTATCAAACATGTTTGGGTCTGCGACATCGGATATACCATACATTGGTAAACCTTTTGCACCATTAATAGTCATATCATGGATAAGAGCTGCAGCGGCATTGACCTGCTGCCTCGTAATAGCTTTGTCAAGATAAAAATAACCATTTTCTCTACGAAGAACTTGCGCTTGTTCGAACGCCTTTGCTGCATATTGGTTTTCTCGTACCAATGAAGCTACACGCTTAAGTTCATTTTTCGAAAGACGATCATTATTATTTTTAGAAGTGCGTGTCATATAATCAGACTGTTGAATCTCGGCGAAACCAACATTCGATGCACCTGCTTTAAACTGCCCTGGTAACATATCGGCAAAGCTATTCATAGGCCCCATGCGTTGGTTTTGTCCTCTTAAATGATTCATAAATGATCCACGTTGAGTTTTGTCTACTTCTGTTATGATATTTAACCCAATGAGATCTGACATGAAATTATCAAATGTTTTATTGTTTGCAAGATTTTTAGAAGCCTTCCTTGTAAAATATGTCATGTCTGTTTTTATCTGGCTTGCTATGTCTTGATAATCTTTTCTATGCATAACCGCACCGCGAATAACATCATCGGTTACAATGCCACTATGCGTTGAAGTGTTATGAGAAAAATCATTTGCAACTTTTAAAATTATATCTCTTAGTTTTGGCAATTGTTGATTAACAACACTTATATCATGGTTAGTTAATCCAAGGCTTGATAGACTCCTTGCGAGTTGTGATGCAACTGTTAAATCTTTTGATAACCCGGCAATCGTATGCAAACCTACTTCGTAACGACCAGCATTAAGAGTGTTAGAATAATCATTCGACGAAGATGAAGTGTACTCCTTTTTAGCTTCATCCATTATACTAGTAGTTTCTTCTAGATCGTGCCTAATCTGTTGTGTAAAATTTCCGAAAACAGGCGCCATTGAAGCAGCGGCTGATTCTATACCACGAATTCTTGACTCAAGACGTTCGCTTGCATCCGCAGCATTGACAAGATCTTTATAGCCGCCCATATCCATTTTTATTTGTGCTGTAAATATAGCATCGGCCATTATATAATCATCCTTTCAATTGCTATGTGACAACATCGGCTTTATATTATTACCCTCTTTAACGGCGCCCCGTTGACACAAGATATGCATATGATAAAATACATATGCCTAAAAGAAAGGAGCGCTATAGGTTTACGTAATCTAACCGATCTAAGAAAAAGTGAGGACAAAATGAAAAATACAGGTGTTATTATTAAAAGTATTAGTGTTATACTCCTTATCATAGTTATTAGTACAGTAATAATTGCTATGGTTGTAAACGCATATATGGGTATGGAAATCGACATTATAACTAATATGATATATCTAACCTCAACAATAATTCTTTCATCTATTCTATTTGGGATAGGCGACATCGTTAAAACAAATCAAGAAATAAGAGACCAGATTATCGATATCAAGTTAATGCAAATGCAGAACGAAGATTAATTTATTTTCTTGCAAAGCTCCATCCGTCAAGGCCAGCCTTCCTCTTCTGGTCCTCCGGCCTCGCCCTCATGTACTCCATCATATCCTCCATCAACTTAATCTCGCCCTCGTTCAGCGCCGCTGCGCCCTCCTCCGTCATCAGCTTATACAGCCAGTTCACGACCGGATGCACGAGGTCCGCTTCCGCGTTGCGCTTCGCCACGGTCAGCTCGAGCATCTCCTTGATCTCGGCCATCGCCGCCGGATCGTCCGCGAACTCGTGCAGCGCAGGGTCGATGCGCCAAAGCGGTTCGAGGTAGAAAACGCCAGAATCACCGCAGCCGATGCAGGTGGGGATCGCAGAGTTAAACGCTTCAATCTTGGTCATAATAACACGCTCCTTTATGCGGTAGTGCTGCGACAGCAGTGATGACAATAGCGTAGCCAGAAACTGTCGTCATCGCTGCCGTCGCAAATAAGGCCGGCAGTGCGTACCACCGGCCTTTTGCTGTTAGTGAAAATCGCGCTCGCCGTTTTCGCTGCGGCCAGTTACGCGCTGGTAAAGCTCGCCATGCTTCTTGTCAGGATCGGAATCGCTGACGATAGGGAAAGGGTTCGCCTGTTCGAGAGTCATCAGCTGCACAGCGCAAGCGCCAATGCGGCCAAGCTCCCCGCTGCGGTCAATGCCGAGCTTATAGTTACGGTAATGTATCTGCATTTCGTTATACAGATCAAATGCTGTCTTCATAGTCAACACCTCGTTAATCATTTGCCCATTCCATCCCCTGCATATCCTTTTCTGCTGTAATAGGAACGTTAGCGAAAAGCGCAAGGAGACCGCTGGCAACATTTGCGGAATCACCACGGAGGGGGTTCGCCTGCTCGATAATCTTGCCGGACTCTTTTGCAAAAGCATTGCCGGCATAATTAACAGCGGCTTCGTAATTCAAGCGCTTGCCTAGCGCTTTAAGGACTGCTTTGAAGAACGGGATACTCATGTTATTGATCTTATCCTCGTTAACTTCACCTAAATGAACAGCGACAGCAGCAACAGCTTCATCAAGAGTTAGCCCATCGTCGCCGCTGTCGCCATCCGGTTTTTTACTTGTTCCTCCATCTCGTCAATCTTGTTCAAGCGGCAGAAGATGTCGAGCAAGTTGTAAATATCTGCAGAGGTCATGTTGTCGAAGTGCTTCTTCGTAAAGGCTGCATCATCAACAACACAGGTTACCCAGTCCATGAGGCACTTTGTAGGCGTACGCTTTTCGTCAAAGTAATCATCAGGAAGCTGGAAGATGTAGGGAAGCGGCATGCTTTTCAGCACCCTGTAAAAACCAGCAACACCATTACGCTGGTAGAACATGCGCGTTGCTTTTATCTCTATAGTAACGCCGTCACATGTGAACATATTTTGCATGTTCTCAGCCGGCGGGATTGGCTTGCTGGATATTTCTTCTGAAGGCTGCGGTTCCGAAATCACTTCTTCTTTCGGGAGATCGCTGGCTTCAATATCTTCATCAGGCAGTGTACCGGGGTTCGGCACCTTTTCTGTGGGAAGCTTCTTCGGCATAATCATCATCTCTTCTTTTTAAAAAAGGGCTGCCAGTGTTAGTAGCAGCCCTATAAGTTAGCTTGAATATTTGTCCGTATCGTAGTTGGACTCGTCGTACTTGGATTGCTGTCCGTACCCCTTGCTTACAATGCCAACCTGCCAAGCGATGTTGTCATCGCCGCCGGGGTCCATTGTAGACAGGGTGAGCGGAAATGTAGCTGCTGATTTGTCATTTACATTCAGCATAGATCGCTACACTATGCTCGCGCTTTAGGACGACTTCTTCTTGGGATTGTCGATGATGCCAACCTGCCATGCAATAGCATCGTCATCGCCACGGTCCATCGTGGAGAGAGTCAGCGGGAAGGTAGCAGCAGACTTATCATATGTATTCACCGCAGTTCGCTGGGCTGCAGTCGCGCCTTAAGCACTGCTCTATGTCGCCATAGAGATTAGACCATATCTTCATCTCAAGTTGAGAGGCTACCGTTTCGACCACCAATCGCTTGTGGCCTACTCCCATATGGGATGGTCGTTAGAGTCTATGCGTATAACGCACTTGCTACGGGATTGTCTCGTAGAGAGTTTCCCCGTTTAGGTAGCTTTTGCATGCAGCTCACGCTGCAAGGAACCTATTGTTTGCTAAGCTCGTGTCAACAGTGTGTGTTCAGCATGGTTCGCAACACCATGCCCGCTTTTCAGCTGCTGCATATCACTATGCAGATCGGACTATATCTTCATCCATTTTCATGGAGCTTCCCATTTCGAACGCCATATGCTTGCGTCCTACGCCGTAAGGCTAGTCTCTAGGCTTTTTGCATACTCTTTTCAGGTATGCATTTAGCACGGTAGGTTGTCTTACGCTGCCGTAAGAGTTTCCCCGTTTAAGGAAGTGTCAGTATGCATTGCTGCATAAAGGACCTTGACAAATGTAAAGCCAGGAAGAGTGGTCACGCGGGTCTTGAAGATACGAACCACAGCATACTTGATGATGCCGCTTTCTTCGCACTTCTTACCGTCGTTGTAGATAGGCCACTTAAGGATAACTTCGCCGCAAGCCACGTCCCTGTTGTTGATGTTAACAACATTGGCAGTGGAATCTGCAGTCTCGTAGAAGATCTCCATCTCGTCGGTTTCATCATCAGAGAACAGGACCGTCTTTGCTTCGGTATCAACATAGTAATAACCGGACGCAACAGGAGTGCCAGAAGCCTGTTCCTTCAGACCATTGATATACACGGTGCCAGCGGCCGGCTTATAGGTCAGGGTAACCTTGTGGGTAGTGGCATCGGGAGTAAGAGACTCGCTGACAGGAACCAGGAAATTGGGATCGTTCACGAAATCAGCAGCATTCGCGGCAGCAAAGATTTCGGGCATGAAATCGCCCAGAGTGATCTGGATGTCCATGGTGGACTGGCCAGGGATGTTAGCAGAAGCATAAGCGGACCACCCAGAGCGAACCTCAATGAAGTCCACCTGAGGATTCAGGGAGCACTGCGTAACATGCTTGCTTGTAAAGACTTTCTTGTCGCCACCGCGCCTAAAGTAGAACTGCGGAACGTCGACAATGTAGCCGCCAAACTGTGGTACATATTTGGTTGCCATAAGCATTCACGTTCTTTCAATTGTATTTATGATAGCTCGTCCCTCACACGAGTTACATACTTAATAAACTCTCGTGAAAGTCATCGTGAGGCAGTGGCGTTCGTACCCTATGGTCCGTGTGCCAAGCACCGTTTCATGCGGATCACGAAACTTAAACACACCGATGTACCCGTAGTTCTCATCGCGCGGCTTAATGTAAAGCAGCTCAAGGAACCTGCGAGCAATACGCTGTGTTCGTGCGACAAGGCGGTCCTTGCCAACAGTGTGCATCTTCTCAGTCGGACAATAGATGTCGAGGCTGAGTGTCATGTTATGAGCATTTGGGATGTCTGTGCTGTCAGCTGGATAAAAACCATAGACGACGCGAATGTCCTCGTTGGTGAGAAGCTCGGACGTGGTCTTGCCAGCCTGCACAAAGTAGCGGTTCACAAATTCAAGGATGCTGGTTTTCGGGGCAACCCCCATCAGCTCCTTCAGCTCTGTATCGGGAAAGATGACGTCACGAATAATGTCGAGCCAGTCATCGTCCCAGGCGGTGTACAGCATTCTCACCACCTCGCTTTCATTTGAGTAGTAATTTCGTAACTTAAACGGTTAAGCATTCATACCGATGCGGCGCATCGCATTCTGCCAATCGTATTCTTGGAACTCTTTCTTGCGGTCTTCGTCAGCCCCTTCGAGGTTCAGCTGAACTTCATCCTTGGTCACGCTTTTAATCGAGACCTTGATCGGTTCGCCCTCGATACCGGATTCATAGGTTGCTGCAGCAGCAAGAGCTGTGAATCTTTTTTGGAGCATGTCAACGACAAACTCATCTACGTTAATCATAACTGAACCCTCCAGCCGTATGCCGACACCGCAGCGTCAGGCAACCGCGCTCATCATCCAGCGCGAGACCAACGCGGGAAACATCAACGATCTCGTACGTATCATCGCCCCACTGGAATGTATCGTCCACGCGGATAAGCTTCGTCTGGTCGTTGTACTGCACACTAAGGATCGTGTAAGCATTCGCGGTAATACCGGGAGTGCCGCTGGCTGCAGAAAACTCAGGGCGGCCATCATAGCGGTATGCGTTACAAGGAATCGCATCCACGATCTTGGTCCAGCCCTTCTCCTCGATAACGTAGCCCCGCTCGTCCACAACATCGTCCATGTATCGGCTGATGCTGAGATAGAAGTTGCAGCGCAAAGCACGGCTTGGAGCATTGTTGGATTCGAGGTGAACTTCCCAGTCGAGAAGGTAAGGCTGCTGGTTATTGCTGGCGATAATCATGTCGCCCTTATGGATACCAGAAGACAGGCTCGCGCGGAAGTTCATATTGGAGTCCGTGTTTTCATAACGAGACTTTGTCGCATCAGGGTAGAGTTCGCCCCTGATGATCGTAGGTTCGTAACCATCTTCGAACTGAGCGTACCAGTCGTGCAGCAGAGTGAAGTCCATGACTTGATTAGGAAGCTGACCATCCAAAAAATTGTCGAAGTCGGATTCCAAAGTCGGAGGCCGGTAAAATCTAAACTGTGAAGGCCTTTTAACATAAGGTCGGCTCATGGCGCATCACTCCTTTCTGTTAATAAGATACGCCCTTCATGTACCGGATCATTCGGTAAAGCAGCTCGCGCCTGTAGTTCTCCAGCTTGTCGATGGAGTCAGCAAGGTGAGCATAGGGTTTGTCTGCGCCTGTAACGCTCAGCGCATTCGTGGTGTAAGACGTGATCACGTTGACGTCTTTCTGGATAATCTCGAGGAACGCTTTCTCTGCACACAGCAGCACGTACTCCTCCTCATCGATCTTCAAGTCCGCTGAAAAGAACAGCGCAGCCGCTGCAGGATCGGTGTCGCTAGTAGGCTCGCCGTCCGCAGCAGGATCTTGATCATCAGTAGGCTGTGTAGAAGGTTCGTCGCTAGACGGTGCGAGGTCCCCTTCTTCGGAAGAATCGATGAACATTTCTTTGCTGAAGATAAGAGCGCGGCCTGTATCGACATAAAGCCGCCTTATAGCGCGGACGATCAAGTCCATGTACTCTTCGAACGTGAACTCTTTCTCGGTCCGCTGCATGTAAACACGGCTCTCCAGTTCTTCAGCAAGAGCATTCACTGAAGTCATAAGCCGCACCTCTCTTACTCAGGGTCGGAAGCCCAGTCCTTGTTCGGGATTTTTGCCTGCAGGATTTCCAGCTTGCTCTTGGTGAGCGTATCCATATTCTTGGCAACAAGATAAATGGAGTGCAGCTCGGCGGGATCGGTTACGGTCTCGAGCCACTTCTCAAGCTTGGTGTTACTCATCCGCAGATAGCCGGCGATCTCTTCATCATCAAGATGGACGTTAGCCTTCACGGGCTTCACGATGTGCAGCTTGTCCAGCGGGACATCATTGCCATCGTCATCAACAGGGACGAGCATGCGCTGTGCAAAGAACTTGTTGACCTTGCACTTGTTTTCGACAAACATGATCTCGTCATCTGTCATAAGCTGGAAGTTGCCGGCTTCAACATTGCGCTCCAGCCCATTGGGCAGCACGCACCCGATGTCGTAGTTACACCGGTTGTAAACTCGAAATGTATTCGCCATACTTTTCTTCTCCTTAAATATGTACGCCCCCACCGAAGCAGGGGCGTACACGAAGATGGTTAGCCGATGAGATAGCCGCCCAGATTGGGGAGCCGATCCATCGTGATGAAAGAAGCACCAAACCACAGACGCAGCGTAACTTCGAGAGCTTCGTCGTCTGCATCCTGACGCTCGTAGGACCGCACGTTACCTTCGGTGATGATCTTCAGGTTGCGTGCATCGCCGGTGTAGCCGCCGGGAACGATATACAGCCAGTCCTTGGACAGAATGTTCCTGGTCGTTCCGGGATAGTAAGCATTCTGCATGCAGACCAGCTCAGCGCCATTGTAGGTGCCAAGGTGACCATTCGCATTGGCCTGGTCGATCATGCCGTCAGAGTAGGACTTGACGGTGGGGTCGAGGATAGCGCCGGCCAGCCCGCTCACCTTGCGCAGAGCGCTGTGGGTACCAAGGATACCAACGGGGCCAAAGTCGGCGAAGTAGTCGATCATGCTGTCCAGAGTAGCAGCAACAACACCGGTGCCGGTGCCATAGAAAGGAGTAGCATAAGAACCACTGGACAGAGCAGCCTGCAGCACACTCTGCACCTTTTCGATCTCGATGCGAACGATCGCGTCATTAGCTTCTTTGATGAGGTCAGACATCTGGAAGCGGCCACGCAGAAGGTCGCCGATCTGGATAGTGGGGCGAGCAGCAATTTCCTCGGTATCGACGGAAACCTGCTTCTCTGTCACGTAGCTACGGGAGGGCGTGCTGCCCTTGGCCTGAATCTGGGCCATGATGCCGCGAGTCTTGATATTGAAGGCAGCCTTCTGACCATAGGCGACATGCTTCTGGTCGGCGAGCTGGCCGAAGAAATCAAGAGCATTCTGCTGCAGTTCATTCACGCCATAACCAATGGTCTGAGCAAAGGTGTGGCGGTTAGCAGGGCTGAAGTCACTGATAAGATCATGAACGATCTGGTTGGCTTCAGCAGTGGTGTTGGAGTCAAGACGTTCCCCGCGAGCCTGCGCTGCGAGGACTTTCACGAAATCGCAATCGCTGCGAACATTAATGTCAGCCATTTCATTCACCTCATTACGCAGTAAACTTTCCGGTAGCGGCAGACTTCAGGGTATCGCCGACTTCATAAGTAGACGGCAGGGCTGCGAGCTGGTCGGTGGTGACTTCTTCGCCAGCTTCCAGCTTGTGGATGCGCACACGCTTGCCGTCGGCGACGACATAGGTAGCACCATCCCATTCCTCATTGCTCTCGTTGATGAGAATGAGGTTCTCAACGAGGTACAGCTCGTCGGGGTCTACAACATGCAGGGCCAGACCCGGAGTCCCTTCAAACACATCACGCTTTTCGACCACAACAAAAGCTCCCTTGTTAGCAGCAGGGAGCTTTACTTCAACAGTATGGTTCGTGGTGTCCGGGGTGAGAACCACGAGCATGCCGTTGGCGAGGTCGGCGCCGGTCTTATTCATGAAGCGACCTTCATAAACGCGATGAGTCAATCTAGACATAAAACCAGCCATAGATATTCACTCCATTTTCTTCAAGTTACAGCAGCGAGTAAGTCTTCACGCGGTCCTTTTCTTTAAGCAGGGAGTACTCCTTGCCACCGACTTCGACCTCAGCGAGCATCTTGTTCTCAGCTTCGCCGATAGTGCTGCTTTCGATTTGTGCGACAGCCTGGTCAACGACCTTATCTTCTTCTTTTACAATCTTGATGAGTTCTGCGAGAGCATTCATCATGCCGTCGAGCTTACTGGAAAGTTCGGCGTACAGTTTGATATCGGCATTGACAGGCTCGGGATCAGCATCGCGGGACTCTTCGCTCGCTTGCTGTTTTTCGTCATTACAAGCTCCTGCCTTTTCATCGGCGAGCTTGTCTTCGTTTTCTTCTTCGTCGTCTTCGTCTTCATCGTCTTCGCATTCGGCAGCTTCAGTAGAGGCAGTAACCTCGGGTTCGGCTGCAGTTTCGGCGGTAGCTTTGGCTGCAGAGGCGGTGGCCTCAGTTTCTGCAGAAGCGGTAGTTTCTGCGGTAGCTTCAGCTGCAGAAGCGGTAGCTTCCTCGGCTTTAGTTTCGGCTTCGGCGACGACGGCTTTGTTCTCCTTCTCCATAGTAGGATCACCATCTTTCGGAATCATGATTTCTGCTACGAGTTGCTCGGCAACGGCTTCAGGGCATGCCGGAAAAGATACGACGCACATCCCCTCCAGACAGTTATCCGCTGACGCATCGATAACCATTACTCCGTTTTCGTTGGGAGAAATCGGGGCTGTGGAAATCTCAAAGCTGAACTTCAGCATATCCTCTGTGAAGAGTTCGCTTAGCGCTTTGCATACAGCTTTGTTACGTTTCCAAACTCTGGCGTAGCCAATGAGAGCTTTCTTGCCGGACTTCAATTCGGCTTTCTCGAATGCCTGAAAGCAACCAATGGAAGTCGTCTTGAATTCATCGGCACGTCGATCGTACAGGTGGCCAAGATGACTGTAGTTACCACTGATCAGGTTCGAGACATCTGCGACAAGGGGAAGTCCAACATACTCATCCTGATGCGCGATGATGTCGTCTATGAAGGCTTCTGTACATGCGACGCTGTTTAGGTTCGGTTCATCTGCGACAAACATCGGAGTCGTGATTTGTAGAAACAAGGGGGAACTTTGCAACTCGGAGGCAGATGCAATGAATGTTTGCTTCATTACGCATCCCTCTTTTATGCTGCTGCTCAATCCAAAGGTGAGGGCAATGTTTCGAACACCAGCGAAATATATAGCTTAAACGTTTAACGTCAGCTATCTCCATCAGTCGACGGTTTCGGTTGCGCACCACGATCGGAGCTTTCGGGATCAGAGTGGCGCTCCTCGTCAGTCATTTCGGGGCGACCGCCATCGCTGCCGGAGGAACCGGAATCGTCATTGGTTTGCTGAACATTCGTTACGCGGGGCGCAAGAATGTCATCAATACCGCGGGCTGCTTCTCGCTTCCGCTGCTCGACTTCATGGTCGAGGTTGTACCCTTCGGTATGCATAAGGGTCTCGGTTGAAAGCAACCCTTCAGCCCAAAGCTTCTCGCACTTTTCACGCAGCGCTTTGCGGCCCGACATTTCGAGCGGCAGGAAGGTGAAGTGCGGAACTTCTTTCACGTTGTATATGTGGGACTTTGCAAGCTCCTCTTTGATGCAGACGTTCAGCTTATCCATCAGCTCGCAAAGCAACAGGCGCATAGCCTCAATGCGAGCTTCGGCAGTCTGCATGCTAACCTGTGCTGAAGCAAAGGTAGCGCCGTCAGAGGAAACACCGGTGACCAAAACACCGGAGATGCCGCCGGCTGCGAGGATATCGTTATTCACGTTCTTGTACTTGTCCCACTGGAAGAGGTCGTCCATCTCAGGCTGCACAACATAAGCTTTCGCGAGGTGCGATGTTGTGACGAGAGGGAAACCATTCATAGCTTTTCGGAAAAGACCATGGATCGTATTCAGCGCGGTTTCATCCGGGATGATGTCGCGCTCTTTGGTCGTACCGCCGTACTGTGTATGCACGAAGGAATGGACGCCAAGGTTAAGGATAGCGGTCTCCCACTTGCGGATAATGTCCTTCTGCTCAAGAGCAAGGAGGGCTGCAGAGATGAATGGGACCGCGTACCGGGACCACCCATCCTTTGCGCCCTGCAGCACGAACGTGTACTTCGGGTTCAGCTGGACCCACGGCTTGCAGTCATTCAGAGCATCAACGACTTCGGGCGGGAAAGCATTCATGAACACTTCGGGATCATGGTCTTTAACCCACCCTTTGTAGACATCGAAACCTCGGCTGACGTAATCATCGATGACAGCCTGGCAATCGAATTCAACAAGAGGGCGACCATTCAGCTGGAGGTTGCCAATGCGGCACCGGCTTATCGGCAGCGTGATCGGCGCACCATTCAGGAAGTAAACGAAAACATTGTTGTAAGTTACAAGCTCGCAAGCAATGTTCTTCAGCCGCTCATCGAGGCGAATCTTTTTATAGTACGCTTCGTAGATGGCGTTGGTTTTCTGGTGACCATAAAGCTGCCAAGGGGAGCTGAGAATGTAGGGAAGGTACACATGGTAGATAATGCCGTGCACGATAGGGTCCGCGTCCCTGTAGAAGTTAGCAAGCTCGAAAAGCTGCTGAATGAAAAGCTGCTTGTTCAGCAGGATGCGGCGAATATCGTACTGCCAAATGGGACCGCGCCGGATGCGAGCAATTTCCGAATCATAAGCTTGCATGTCTACGTTGGCCCCGGGAGCTATGGCTTGCGGCGCTTCGGGAGTTACGATCGTCTGCGCTTCACCTAAGAGGCGGGATATCAAGCCCATAGTCATCACTCTTCTTTCTTTATTAGAAGTTCGAGCACACGCCGAGGCATGGCTGCAGATTCATGTACTTAAGGTTCTCCTTCTCCATCTCCGAGATGTAGTCATTCGCCATAGCGAGAGCTGAGTAGCGGTCCTTATGGAATGCTGCAGAAGGAGTGTCATACGTCACGCCTCGCGCACCCTCCTTGCGAACTATATGCGACATCTCGCGCTGCAAAGCATCGGTCTCAATAAAAATAGCCCGCTCCTCCATTGGGCGCTGCTGTGCGCTTGAGAGGTTGCGGGAGCTAACGGGAAGCTCGATGGTTCGCTTTTCGAGAGTGAGGATAAGGTTCGAGTAGAGGCGCTGGTTCAACGAGAGAACCGCGCGGAACGGGTGGAGGGCCACAATGGCTGAGCTGTTGTAGTTAGGTTCATCATCCACGACAAGGGGAGGGTACTCGCGCCCGGTTGCGGGATCAATGAACTCGTTATTGCAAAAGCGGGAGAAAGCATCGCCGACACCGCGAGCGTCGTATACGATCTTCTCCGTATTCGGGAAGCGCAGGAAGTAAAGCTCCTGTATGCGCTTCGCAAGGCTGTCGAGCTTTTCACCGTGGAAGGACTGCATGAAGACGAGCTTGCGAGCAAAGAGACCGCTCTGCAGTTCGTGGAACTTCATGACAACAATGATCGAGTTATCGGCGCCCTTTGCTGCAGAAGTAGCAATGTCGAGGCCAATGACATAGCGAGCTTTGCTGCTCTTCGGCTGAGCAAGCTCGACGCGATCAAGAACGCGGACGGGATCAGTAAGCGTGTAGGGGAGAACCGTACCGCGAACGGACCCCAGGAAAACCGAACCAAACTCAAGCATGAATTGGTCGGCTGGATAATTGCTGCGAACTTCCTCGAAGTACTCCGCTTGGTTTACGCCATTAGCGATGGAAGCATTGTAGTCGAGGCAGCAAGCAAAGTAGCCGGGCTTACCTTCACGAAAGCTGTTGTAGGTTTGCATGAACTCATCGTAGAAAGGGTGAGCCTGCTCGCAGCAGCTGGTGATGCTGACGTTCTTGCTGGGGAAATCTTTTATGCCAAGCGAGATGCAGATGTCACGGGTGTAGTTCGTGATGGGCATGACGATAGGCCGGATGAGGTCCTGGTCGAGTTCAACCTCTTCATCGCGGACAAGAATCTTTGCGCGGATACCGCGAGCGCTGTTAATGGATCGAGTTTCAATAGTCGAACCATTCTTCAGGCGAACGCTGGCACCATCCTTCGTGATTTGTACGAGGGTGCGGGCTGCCCCTTTGTCGATCTCGTTAGCAAAGGACGGGGAGAACTCTGCTATCTTCGCGAGCTTGACCAACGTCTCGACCGCCTGTGGCACCGTTTTTGAGATGACGATGACAGGCGTACCGGGTTCGAGGCAGCAGAGAGCGAAGCAGCAGAGAGCAATGAGCCACGTCTTACCGCCGCCACGGTTCATGACGACCTTAATGTTATGCGCGCGACCAAAAGCGCGAGCAATCACTTTCTGGTCGCGGGAGAGGTGGATCTCAGGAAAAGCATACTCGATGAATACGTCGAGATGCTGAATAAAGTAATCCTTCTGGATGAGGGCGAGCTTATCAAGATCAGTGAGGTTTGCTGTGGGTGGGAAGGCTGCGAGTTTGAGAGCTTGGGCTAGCGTCATTTCTCAACACCACCCTGCACAGCAGAGACGATGTGCTGGAACTCCTCAAGGGTGCGGTCAATATCGTCCTTCGGCCAGTGGATAACGGGAGCATAAATCTCTTTGTTGATCAGCTCCTTGGACCACTCGGACCAGCTTGTCTTCGCAGCAGTAGCTTTTGCTTTCTTCTGGAAGGCTGTGAGGTTCGAGCTTTTCGCGAGCTTGTCAAAGTTGTCGAGCGTGCGGTTCACGTCGTCAATGCTGCCGCGACCAGAGTTGTAGTCGTCTTGCGCTTTGTTCGCAGCAAGGGAAGCTTTCGCGAGCTTCTTGATGTACTCGCGATCAATGTAGTCGTCGATCTCGTCGCCGCCTAAGTTGTTGTAGAACTCCTCAAGATATGCGAGGTCCTCTTTTGAGAAGTTGCCATTAAACTGCGGAGAGTAAGAAGCGCGGGTGCTGTGCGGCGATTCAGAACTTTGCTGCACAAAGCGACCAGTTGCCATGGCGTGGTCGAAGGTTTCGCCAGCAGGATCAAAGTACTTATAGTACGTTTTCTTGCTGATAATGGCGGGGAAGCTTTGGCAAGCGAACCGCTCTTCGAGAACCTTGCGCCGCTCGCCGTTGGACCGCAGGTACGTTTTGTCACCAGCGAGTTGCTCGCGAGCTTTCGCGATGGCAGCGGACCACGCATCCTCGGACCATGCACGATGGTTCTCCCAGCAGTACCGCATCATGTCGGACCGCGTCGTGAGCTTGGCAACGCAGTCTTTGCACCAGAGATCGCGCCCTGCATTCTCGGCCCAATCGGCGTTGTTCGCGAACTTCGAAGCGGGAGCATCGTGGTCGCCGCGAAAGCAATGGCGGGTGGGAGCAGGAGCGTGGGAAGCGGTAGGCTTAGGCGATTGGGAGGTCATCGCAAGCGCGGGCGAGAGCGTCGTATTCAAGGCGCTGCTCGAGCTGGTAGTAGTAGTTGAAAAGCTCAAGAAAGAGGGTGTGCGTTTTTTGGAAGTAGTAAACGCCGTTCACGGTGCGGACCACGGGGATGTGGCGGCGAGTAAGAAAAGCGTACTCCAAGGGGTCAGTAGTTTCGTACACGAGACCACCTCCTGCATATTTTCATTATACATATTTTATAAAGTTTAAAAAATAGAAAACCGGACCTTATGCGGTACACGACGCAGGAGTGTACCGCATAACAGGCGATGAAGTATCGATACGCAGAAGATGGCTCCCTGCATGCCGTGGGTGTCGGCGAAGAACGAAAGGGGAGGGATTTTGCAAAAGTGGTTTCGGATGGAACTGTTTATATGGATCTCATGGGGTTCGTGGGTTTTCCCGCGTAAACCATGGGGTCGCTTTTGCATAAGTCCTGAACCGTAAGGCAGGCTGCAGAGGAGGTACAATATGATGAACGGTATGGAAATGACTAAGGAACTTATCCTGAGGAACGAAGTGCTGGTAGGCAATTGCCTCCTTGATGTGTTCTACACCAAGAGTACCTACCGGAGCCAGAAGTTCTATTGGGGCGAACACATCGTCGAAGAAGAAACAGAAGAAATTCTGTTTGTTCAGAACGACGTGGTCCTTGGGGCTGCAGTGGATGGAGAACCCATCAGCTCCGAGGAAATGCTTGACCTTCCTGACAGCACAATGTGCTGCAGTAAGTTCACAGCAGAGGATAGTCAGCATATGCTGGAGGCGCTTGACCAGAGTCAGTGGAAATTCTATGACATCTGGTACAAGGAAGATTGACCAGTATAAGAGAGGCTTATGCCTCTCTTTTTTATTTTTATTTCTTTACGGTCAAGAGTGGCGTCTTGACTGTGGTGACGACCACTCAGCCAAAATAAATAAGAAAGAGGTAACTACTATGTTGACTAAAGAAGAAAAGAATTTGCTCGAAAGGGCAGTGCGCCTCATGCACAAAACAACAAATTATATGACATGGGCAGCGAAACGGATGGATAAGAAAGAGTATTTTCTTGATCCAGAAGTAGAGTATGCCTTCAAGGTCAGCGACTTCGCTGGGAAAGCATACTGCTGCTTAAGGCAGAAGGAACAGGATGGTTGAAAAGAGAGGCTTTGTCCTCTCTTTTTTTTATTTTTATTTTTATTTTCTTCACGGCATCCACAGGGGGTGCACCGGCAACAGGGTACTGAAGAAAATCAAAGGAGGCAAATATGAAATACCTTTTTGATGTTGATATTCCGCTCCGGCAGGGTAACGCGTTCCTTACCGGAACCATCAAGAATCTTGGTGGTATTAAGGCCATCGATGTCAAGATGGAACTGACCGTCGGCAGCAAGGTAGCAACGCTCACAGCTCCTTGCTGTGCGATTGGAGATGACATGTGCGATTCAATCGCATCCGCAATTGAAGGTTTTGTAGCCTTTTGCGGTTTCGATTGGGACCGCACGCCCGAAAGGCAGCAGCTCCATAAAAGCATTCTGGAGTTTGCTGAGTCCTATCGGGAAAATGATTAGTGTTAAGAAAAAGAGAGGTGGCTTCGGCTACCTCTCTTTTTTTATTTCACGGCATGCACTGGCCATGCATGTCAATGCGCTCAGAGAGGAGGCGTGTGTATGAATCATACTGAGCGTCGTATCTTGCGTAATATTATCATCGCGCAAGTGGCAAGCGATGGTGGAAAGGACAAGCCTTGGCTTGTTAACTCTCTGCCAAGCGCGCTGAGAGAAGCCGGTATGAAAGCATATAAATCCGGCTACTCTGCAAAAGACGTGGCGATCAGGGCTGCCTTGTCAGATATCGCAAGGTACAACCCTGATTGCATCCGCTTCTTCATCATGAAGGATGATCCGAAGAAGGCGAAGTATATCGTCTATTTCGATATCCGTATTGGTGAAGAACGGAAACAAGTGTCCTTTCATACCTCTTGCAACCTCAAGAGGTGGGTCCCCGGTTGCAACCGCAGCATGGGGAAATGGACACCCGGAGCAGGCTCCAGACAAATATGCTTGGAGATTGCGAACCTGCTATGCGGCTCCGAAAGATGACGTGTTCCGCAGCGTCGCTTTCGGCTGGCTTCGGCCAGTGTAAGAGTCCCGGCTCTAGGAAGTTCCGGGGTTATGCGGGGAAAGGAGATGGATAAGTAGGTTCCCATTAAGGAGAGAGTTTCGACTCTCTCTTTTTTATTTTACGGCTGTGTGGCCTACAGCCGAATCCTCAGAGAAGGGAGGTGTACGTATGGTATTCGCTCTGAGGAATGCCATTCGTCTTATGAAGACGAAGGGCAACCTGTATGAGGAAGACCGTCTCTTCATGCTGGCACTCCAGCCGGAGCTGCCGAAGCTGAAGAGGAGACGGAGCCATCGCCTCTTCGGGTTGCTGTGATAAATAGTCCCAACCCCTGTCACGGTCGTCACCCGACGCGAGTTGACCGACGCCCGTGCGTTGCAGATGTGAGGGACAAGAGAGTAGTTTCGACTACTCTCTTTTTTATTTTACGGTCAGCGAGGCCAGCTGGCCAATAATAACAAGGAGGTTACTGATATGTTTAAGGTAACTTTGGAAGGTATGTATGGCGCGTTCATCATGGAATTCGAATCCATGATGGATGCAAGGCGGTACGCAGCTGTTTGCGAGCTGCACATCCTGAATTATATCTTCGTCGAAAAGCCTATTGAAGACGAAGATATAATCATCTGACTAAGAGAGCTTCGGCTCTCTTTTTTATTTTTATTTCCCTTTTTAACGCCAGCTTCGGTGCTGGTGTTTGACTACGGCTGTACGTCAACGTAGTCGGACGTTTCTTGATATTAGTATCTATGCAGTGCACGGCATGAGATGCAGGGAACAACTATAACTAATGAATTTTGGAGGTAAACTATGACTTACGCTATTGCTTGCTTCGCTATCGCTTTTGTTATGGTACTTGTAAATGCCATGCTTATGCAGGAACAGGAACAGGCTGAGGCTACCGCTGCAAAGGACGGTATCCACTACCACATCACTGTTAAAGACTTTAACACGTGGTGCAAAGAGCATCCGTTGTATGGCGATCATGATGGTGACAACCCGGAAATGGAGAGGTTCTTCAAAGAACTCGACGAGTTCATTGATGAAATCTTCCCGAAAACGGGAGAATGGGAACCTAAAACCATCGTCACTGAAGATCCTCAGACTTGGCCGGACGCGGTAGAAGTCTTTGAGAACCTTCTTGAAGACGGCATCCCGAACTTCTATGAAGGCCCTGAGGAATCTGACATTGTGGTTAGTGATATTGAAACTGACTTTAATGTACCTGAATTATTCTGGGCTATCGGTCCCATCTCTGCTGTTTATAGGAGGGAGGTTGATAAGATTCTCGGCGTTGAGCCGGTATATATACAGCCGGCTGAAATCGACGAGCTGCCGTTCTGATGCCGCATATTTAAGAGGGGAGATTAACTCCCCTCTTTTTTTTATTTTTTTCTTCTTCACGGCCTCGCACCGCGAGGAGGCTGACTCACAGGGTAACTGAGACGCGCGGCGACGTAAACGCCGGCTCGAATGAGCAGGAAATAAACAGATACAAATTAAGGAGGATACAACAATGGCAAACAACATTAAGGGACTTCGCAACATCAACACCACCCCCGAGTGCGGGAAGACCATCGTCATCAACACCACCCCCGAGTGCGGGAAGACCAAGAAGGTTGCCAAATTGAGCCGCGATGAGCACGGCACCTGGCGCTGCAGCGTCCTGATGCCCGGTGGGAACATCTGGTCCCAGAACTTTGAAACCTTTGAACAGGCCGCGGAAGTCCTGTTCAGGGCTGAACAGTCCGATAAGGTTATTGGCTGTGTCGGCCAGATCCGTTACGTAGGTCAGGCCCGCACGATCATTTGTGCAGAAAGCCCTATCCGCAAGGATGGGAAGCGCAAGGTCAAGAGCTTGACAAAGGATCAGCGACGGACCCTTATGGCAGAAGACTCGCTGTATGTAGAACACATCTCCACCGGTGAGCAGGTGACTCGTCTCACCCTGCACCCGGACTATGACGGCAGCTACGGTGCCAAAGAATGGAAGATCGACACCGTGCGCAAGGCTCTTTCCGCTCTGGAGGAGGAGGCTATCAAGTTGGGCGGGAAGGATGCCTATATCCGCGTCGTCTCGACTATCCCGGAGATCGACTCTTGGAGACCGCAGGATCGCGACAAGGCTCAGGCCAAGCAGGACCTGTGGCAGACTGTGTGCGTGCACGGCATCACTTTGAACGGGAAGACTTATGTCCCGTTTGGTGCGCCGGTGAACGGTCTGAAGGATAACAAGACCATCTGGGTCTTGAAGGATATCAGGGATGAACTTCGCGAGATTATGAAGCGCGGTTCTTTGGATTCTTGGCTCACCACAGAAGCAAAGAAGATTGCCTACCTCTACGGTTTGCAGGCTACCGCGCCGTCGTGGTGGGTTGACCTCCCGCTTCGCCCTGAAGATTGTTACTTCAAGAGCGGTGAACCGATTGTAGACATCAAAGATATGGTGGCATACGGCCACAAGAATAATGATGTCACGCTCAATGAAAGTGATATTTCTGCCCATCAGGGCGATGGTCCAACCTTCTTCTCCGTATCTCCTCTCATGCGCGAAGTGTTCGCCGAGAGGCTGATTGAAGAAGGAAGATATGACAATATGGATGACGCCCTCAACCATGTTGACCGGGAACTGGATAAGATGCCGGGCATCTTCAGCGGCAGGACAAGGAATGGTGCAATTAAGCCGGCCATGTACAATGTACCTGGAAGCGTACAGAAGTATTGGCATGCTCATGGTGTTCATGATCGCGATGGCCGCGATGTTGACCGCCTTGTTGTGATCGGCAATACCACGGCAAGGAAGACACCTATTGGCCCCAAGGGCTGCGCATATGAAACTGAGGATGCCTGGGCTAATGGCATTCGTGACGGTTTCCAGCTCGGCGTAATGATCCCCGAGCACGAGGACAAGCTCACCAAGAGTAGCTATCAGTTGCTCCAACTTCTGTACGGAGCTTCTGACGAAAATCTGATGAAGCTCGCCCAGCACGAAGCAAAGTACATCAACAGCCTCGTGATTGGCAAGGGGCGCTACCGCCTGATGGGCCGCGAAAAGGCTATTGTCAGCGCGTTCGAAGGGAGCTTCTTGTCACATCCGATGATGAAGTCAGAAATGACAGAAACTTATCATAGGATTATTGAGCAGGCTTTCGAGGGTATGATCCACAATCATATCCATAATGCCATGCTCTTCCCGGATCCGGTAGCCTACATTCAGTGGTTGGGTGACCTGCCGGTAACTGGGTGCATCGAGGCGAATACGATCGTTTGCCCTGCTGCAAAGATGTCTGGCAAGGGCATCATGTATCGCAACCCTCTGACAAACTTGGGTGCTGTACGTGAAGTCGAAATCATCAACAAGTGGCCTGAGGAATATGCGGATCTCTTCCCGGCCAAAACAAATGCAGTCTTCCATAGCTGGAAGGATGCAAATGTGACACGCATGGAAGCTGATGCTGATGGCGACCATGTCAGCTACAGTTTCCTGAAGCCTCTGGTTGACTGCGTGCGCGAATGCCATGAGAAGTATGGCGACATCGCTATCGACTTCGATCGTGATGAGGTCAGCGACAAGCATGTAGTGACTGAGAAGTCTCTTACTGCATACTTCATGACCAGAGTTCGCAAGAATAAACTCGGCGAAAAGTGCTATAACCTTAACAAGTTATACGCAATGACTGCCGATAACGAGTGGTTCGCGAACCATCCGTATGTCCAGCTGCCTGAATGGGCAGAGGAAGAGGTTGACTTGGCTACTGAAGTCAGGAATGTCAGGGATGTACAGAATGCCGTTGATAGCGGAAAGCACGAAACGGCTGAAGTGAATGATAACAAGCAGGATGCTTGGCTCCGTGGCATGAAGCAGAGCGATGCCGTAATTCTGCGGCAGGCTCGCGATCTGCGTGACAGCGATGGCAATAAGGTCAACGATATCGATGATCTTATCGCGCTGATTAAGCAGCTGAAATACGATGGCAATGGTGCCATTGACCGGTATATGAGGATGCTGCGCGGCATGGTTAGCATTGACCTTCCTGCCGAATGGTTTGAAGGAGAATTCGAATCAAGCTGCATCTTCTTCAATACAGAAGACTGCGGTAGCCGTACAGGTATCCGCGGCCTCTGGCGCGAGGGAGATTACGACAAGGATCTCAAGTTCGCACCGAACGAGGGTCTCTTCAATGGTATCTCTCGCCGTTATCGTGATGAATGGAAACAGCTTGTTGCTGGTGAGGACAACGCTATGAAGCGTATGTCCAAGCATGACTTCGACGAGTTGTGCAAGAAGCAGGCGCTGGACGAGATCGAAGAGCTTGTTAACACATTCGGTTGCAGCCTCAAAGAGGCGCATGATGTAGTGGCACGCCGTATTCTCGAACTCCGTCCTGATCCCAAGACCAAGGCCAATACCACGAATGAAGGCCGTGCACGTTGGAATAGAACACTGTGGGACAGCTTCTGGAACATCTTCGGTGAGATGACGATAGAAGCTGTCAAGCAGAACCGCTACATTGAGAACTTTAACATGAAGGAGGTGCTGAATCTCACGATCGATGAACTGCTGGATATCGACATGGATGACATCGAGTGCAACATCGATGACTAATCCGCACGACATAAGAGGGGTAGCTTTGGCTACCTCTCTTTTTTATTTTATGGCTTCATGGCTGGAGCTGCTGGCTTGGCAGGATACCAAGGCGCGCTGCGACGTAAACGCAGGCTCATTGAGCAAGAATGAACCACATAATATTAAGGAGGAAATAACAATGAAAGGACTTCGAAATGTTATCATCAATAAGCCAAGCGTTGCCAAGCCGGTTGCACGCAAAGTATTCATTGACATTGGCTATGTTCACCCGGCAACACGTCAGTGGCACAGCAAGAGATTCGATAGTGTTGTGGATGCTGACAAAGCAAGGGATGCCATACTGCGCAAAGGCATTCCTTGCGCGCGCTTATCAAGCGCAACACATGAATTCACTGTATATGGCTGCACAGAGGATTCATTCATGTCTTTGTTCATCAGTATGGGCGGGGACTGGGACATCGATGACGATGGCGACCTTGTGCATGCTATCTATAGAAAGATCATGGACGGTGCAGAAAATGATCGTGTCACGATATGCGGCCACGTCTACACGATCAAGGACGAAACGATTCGTCAAGATGAACAGTGGGCCGCAATCTATAACGTGTACAGCGGATACGATAAAGTAGGTACGTATTCGCTATATGACGCCAATGATGAGGATGTGATCTGTTTCTATTGGCAGCTGTAATAAAAGGAGGGGTTAATCCCCTCTTTTTATTTTTTATTTTTTATGCCCATGAGGGCGCACCCTACTCGGCTTGCCGGGTTTAAAGGGTGCGCATAAGTGGGAGGGAGGGCGGCGGTTTTTTCGGGGCGGCATTTTTTCGCTCCGCTCGCTCGCTCTGCTTCGCATAGCTCACTCGCTCCAGTGGCTACGCCACCAAAGCTGTGAGCAAACCTCACGTGATTATCGTTAATCCTACTTAATGGTAATTGCAATCGGCGTGTAATGCGCCGACAAGTCGGCGCGAGAGATGTGAGATAACTCATGTACTCCGTGAAGTTGTCTTACGTCATGCTGCTATCGTTGCAGTTGGCGTTCTCCGCAGCTTATGCGCTGGCAAGCCAGCGCGAGAGTTGTGGGAGATAAATCCCATAATCCTTAACCCAGCTTAAGCGCCGTCAGGCCGGCGCGAGAGATGTGGATGCCTTTAAGGCGCACATTAAAAGGAGGACAATTTATGACTACTATTCGCGAAAGAAACAGCTACAACCGTAACTATGAAGGCTATATGGATAGCACCGCTTCTCGTGCTCTGGACAATGTAGAGCGTGAACTTCGCAAAGTCGGAAACTGGCGGCGCGACCCTGAAGAACCGGCGAAGAAGGTCACCTATCGGCTGGCTTGGAAGGCCGCCTGATCCCGGAACTTTCTGGACCGCCCACTACGAGCAATCGTGGCGGGCGGTGTAGAGCGTTCCGCTCAAACAAATTAAGGAGGGTCCCATTATGAAGTCTATGAATGGTATTGAGGTTTATCTCCATCCCGAAAGCCACCCGCACCGTACAGATCTGTTGGGAGAAGTTATTAGCAAGATTACGCTTCCTGAAGATGCTACTTTCTACCGGACCACCGTTGACCTTGGTCGCATCATCGGCGTAGACCATCTGGTCGAAGCAGATGAAGACCATAACAAGGTGGTCAGGGTTGTACGTGGGAACAGAGCTGGATGGACTCCAATGGTCCTAGATGTAGAACCCGTTGAAACCAGCAAAGTAACAATTGTTCTCTGCGTCGCAACCGAACCCAAAGGATACGCTGGAAAGTGGGTTGTGGTCACCCTCTTCGAGGGCGAACCCGGCCTGCCTGAACCGTGGGACAAGAAATGTCAGAACGACAAAGCTCTCCACGAAAAGAGTTTGAAATTCTGGCGTACCCACGCACTCGTACCTGCAAATGAGGATGAGTGGAAGGCAGTGATCGATGAACTGTACCACTTCAAAGAGCTGTACGAAGAGTTGTGGGAGCAATACGCCTACAACTCCTAACCATCAATAGAAACGGCGTCGGATTTCCCGCTTCATGTTCATACTGGATAACTTGTCCAGTCCCGCCGTGAAGCCTGGAATTCGACGCTGTTTGCATTGTAATCCAATTGATTACAGAAAGGAGGACAGACATGCCGATCATTGTTTGTTTGCTATTGATCGGAGGCATGCTCGCTCTTGAGCTAATTGTAGATCAAGATGACGAGCACGCCCTTCGGGTTGCGAAGATAGGGATGATCGCCCTGCTACCTGCAGTGATCGGCATCCTCGTCTTTATCGGAATTCTTATGTAACTTGCGTGCGGTACAGCTTGTGTCTGTATCGTACGAGATCGAGGCCGCTGCTTGGCCGGACGCGTGATTCGCTCCGCGTGGGTTGACGACAGTGGCTTCTACTATTGAAAGGAGCCTGTTATGCCTGAACATTGGGAGTACACCGTGCTGATCGACTATGTCGAAGTCGGCACATACTATGGACTGCAGAAGGCTATACAAGTAGCTGAAGACCTCAGAAGAACACGCTGCCCGCTTTATCCGATCGATGTGGTCGGAGATTATCGGGGCGAGTACGAATGGCTCGCCTACGAATGCTGAAAGGAGATTTCAAATGATCATTAACCTCACGCCTCATTCCATTACATACATCCACGAGGATGGTCACACTACTATCCTCCCGTCAGCTGGCATCGCTCGCGCAAGCCAGACCATGACCGAAGCCGGCATGAGCGGCGACTTCCGAATCGTAACCATGCAGTTCGGCGAACCTATCGGTCTTCCCGACTACACCCCTGGCACACAGTATGTGGTGAGTGCCATCACAGTGGCTGCTGCACGCGCTTATGGCAGGACCACCGACGATCTGCTTCTGGTTGCCGATACCGTGAGAAACGAAGCTGGGCAAATCATTGGTTGCAAGGCGTTCGCAAGAGCTTGATGTTGCGGTGCTACGCACCGCGAAACCTATGAAAGGAAGTACTACTATGAAGAAACTGTATGTTGTTGGTGATGGCGATAAGGCTGCTGTCGATCTCACAGAACTGCGTGGCTTTGGTGGTAGTGTGTATGCACACGGACTGCTGGAAGAACTGGCTGGATATGACATCGTCGGCCAGCTGGTAACCGACAAGTACGAACAGAAAGACTTGATCGAAGACGTAATCGCTGTTCTGCCGGATGGCAAGGAAATGCCGGCGACCGTCTTCATCTGGATCGCAACCATGATGCATCCTTATGACGACTGGCGTACTGGAGAGCAGTACGACATCATCGATGGAACTCGCCTTCTTGGTCTTCTGGTTGCAAAAGAAGACGCCGAAGCTATGGAATATGCCCGCAAGAAGTACGACGAAAAGCCGTGGCACATCTAAGATGCGCCTTCGGCTAATGAATAAGAAAGGAGCTTTCTGTGCAGCCCGTCCGCGTGATGGGCTGAATAGAGCGCTTCGCTCAAATAATGGCTATAAGCCGCAAATATAAGGAGGATCTTTACTATGCTGAATCCTAACAAGACCGTAGAACGCGCAACCGTCACCATCACTCTTGTAACTGCAGTGAAAGGCAACACCACTTCTTGCACGGCAATTCTTCACGCTCCGAGCGGACTCGAGCGTAGCTATACCGTAACCAGCAACGAGGCCGCTCGCAATGAGGTTGCTCTCAAATGCATGATCGGAATTACCGACCGCATCACCAGCAAGCAGGGCGTTGACGTGAACTTTGCATCTGACAGTAAGTATCTGAATGAGATGTTCGGTGGTGAGTACCGCCGTAAGCTGATGGCTGGCGAAGAGATTGAGTATAACAATCTCTGGCAGCAGGTCATCGCTATCCTGCGTGGCCACCACTGCAAGCTGGAGACTGCACCTATGCCCGACGATGAAATCACCGAGCGGGCCAAGGCTACCGCTAAGTTCTACGTGAAGAAGGCAGCCGCTGCTAAGACTCAGGCTGACGAAGCCGCATAACTGAATCCTCCTGCCAGCTAGCCGAAAGACTGGCTGGTAGTAGAACGCACCGATGCCCGGAAACCACAAGCCCGGGAGGAAGAAGACGGAGTGGGCAAAGGAGTAATCGCATGGCAGAAGAGAAACGTAACGTCTTCTTGATCTGGGAAGACAATGACCTCGTCGATATATGTTACAGCATGGAGGATGCTGAGAAAGCTCTCGCTCCCGGACAGGAAATAGAGCCGGCAGTAATGATCGAGCATGCGCCATGCGAAAATCCCGAACCAATCGATATACCGTTTTGAAAGGAGAATAACTATGAAACTGAGCAATACAGCCGAATACGCCATCTATGGCATGTTTGCCAAGATGGGCAAGCTGCAGAAGATTGATCGTCATGCCGAACTGAACCTCGTCGAAAACGGACATAAGATCACTGTAGCTTTCGGCAACACCTGTGGACAGTACTTCGGGATCATTTATCCCACTGACAAGGGTGTGATGTCAACTGAGAGCAAGGTCTTCTTTGTACACGACATCGAAACCCTGAAGACAACCTTAACAGCAATGGCCGCTATGGCTACCAATGCTGTTGCAGATTATCTCAGCAGACTGGCTGATAAGGAGGTAGCCTGATGATCACAAACTTCCATTTGGATAATACACGCTTTCTCAGTAACTTCTATCAGTCGCCTGTAACGTATGACGGCATACCGTACAGAAATGCGGAAGCCGCCTTTCAGGCCCAAAAGTGTATGACCCGCGAAGAGCGCCGCACCTTCGCTGGCCTCTCTGGAGCTGACGCCAAGAAGTTTGGTCGCCGCGTCCAGATGCGCCCGGACTGGGATAGAGTGAAGCTGCAGATCATGGAAGAAGTGCTGCGTGCTAAGTTCCAGAATGCAGCCCTCCGCAGCATGCTCCTTGCAACCGGCAACGAGCTGCTGATCGAAGGAAATAGTTGGGGCGATACCTTCTGGGGCGTGGACATCCGCACCAACAGAGGCGAGAACCATTTGGGCAGACTGTTAATGAAGATAAGGAGTGAGCTTAAATGTTCTTGAGCGAGAAAGCTGAATATCTGTTCACTGAATTCGATAAGGCCAAAATCCTTGGTATGTTGGCCTATTGCTATTTTGAACACAAGCCCATGAACTGTGGGCTGTACAATGCTAACGATGATAAAATCGTTACCTTCGTATACGTCGAAGATACCCGGGACGCGATCAAGATCCGCATCTACGACTACCCTGATATCGTATATGCCGGTAAATACTTCTTCATTCAGAACATGGTTGATATCGCTACAGATATCCTGAACCATGCTGCGGAAACGTATAAGGAGGAAGTATGAACTTCGACATATACATAACAAATAAGAATACCGGCGACACCTTCCATTACGAGAAGGCGTTGCCGTATGCTGACGCAGTCCGGTTCATCAATGAATACCAGGACAAAATTGATGAGCTGGGCGTAGGGGACAGCTTCGAGTTCAAGCTGAAGCCCAAGAGGTTCATTTCCTACAGCGACGCGTTCGCTTTCAATTATCAACCAAGGAGGTAACCGTATGCTTCCATACTACATTAACTTCTATGTCGTGTGGTACAAGGACGGCAATTGCGAGACTTTTGGCTGGCCATTCAACGTGACCGAGGACGAGTTCTTTACAAACATCTCACGTGAGATCGGGTTCGGGGAGGTCCCGTACAATGAATCCAATGATACTGTATCTTTCATCTGCTGGAGAGGAAAGAGGGTATGGCGCGATCTTAGAAATAAGAAGGAGATGGACTTCACGTACGAAGATATGTACGGTAACATCATTTGGACTAAATACTTCCCGGAATGGGAACATTAATTTTTTGAATGCTGCATGATGGAAAGGAGGGATGCCATATGAGCAACCCTATTGAAGATTTCTTCTATGTGACCACAGACTACGGTTATATCATCGGCATATACGACGATATCGAGCAAGCTATCAATGCTGCCAAAGCAGAGAAGGGGCTGCTGAGAGCTTTTCATCGCAGCAACAGCGCCAGCAAATTTGTTGAGACATTTTCTAAATCATACATTGAAGGAGAAGAAGACTTTAACGACAACGAACTCCTTGACGGCTATGAGGTATTTGGGATTACTTCTGAAGGTGCCGGTGCTGAATTCTTCACCACTGAGCAGAAAGCTATAGAAGCAGCAGCTATGTTATACCCAGAAACATTGTTTAGCTACAAATACAGCAAGGATACACATGGATATGAAGCTGATAAATGGGAAATGATATCATAACCCGCAGGGCGGCCGAATAGGCGGCGCGAAGCGCCGCCTTGCCCGTATTTTTTGGAGTGACCGCTATGGAACCATTACGTGAGTTTTTCCTTGTCACGCACCCAGCACCGTGGGCAAGTGATGACTACTATTACATGTACATTGAGCCGGAGATTGACCAAGCTGTGTATTGGGCTAAAAAGATGCACTGCGTGCTGTACGGATACAGGCTCAAGAAAGGCAAGAGACAGTATGAACTCTTCTATCAAAAGTCATTTGCCGAAGACCCACAAGAACATGACACACCGAAACTGTATGCAGTCCTGCAAGATGACAACGCAACCATTGACTTCTTCACAGCAAAAGCTAGAGCAAAACAGATTGCCAAAACTCGTAAGGATCCTACAGTAGCAACTTACGCATACGATAATCTGGAGAAAGGATATAAAGTGAAGAAAGCAGAGATGACGCGACCTCCAATCATCGAGTGGTAAGCGGAGCGGCCCGAAGGGCCGCGACATTATGAACTCTGCATAATGGAATAAACCATTATGGAGGTAGCGTATGGAATACAGAAAGGCGACTGCTATGATTAAGAATGTACATTTTGACAAGGGCGATACCGTGGATACGAAACTCGCCGTTGTGCGTAAGCTGATTGACAGCTGGCGACTGAAGAGTGCGGAAGCAAACCTCTTCCTGTTCTATGCCAGCAAACCGTCAGGTTACAAACCGCATGAAGACGAGATCACTCGTGAGACTGGCATCATTCGCAACAACATAAGCAGAACCCGGAACAAGCTCGCAGAGCGTAAGCTCATTCAGTACGATGACAAGAAGAACACAATAACGTTAGACTGGAGTCTGCTGAAAGCATTATGCTGGATACCCGATGATATGAATCCCCGTAAGGGTGAGATTCTACCTTACACAGAAACTAAACTGCCAAATGAGGAAAAGCGACTGAGGGAACTCTACGGGTTAGACCTTCCCGATGTAAACCCAAACCACCTTACGTTCGGTTGCATGCTCAAGCCTTATACAGAGCCGCCGAAGGAAAAGATGGAATGGCTGCCTGAAGAGGACGGTGACCGTCCGGTACTCAAAGAAGCAGGGGTTCTCGAGACCTACGAACTGCCGTTCTAATCAAAAATTGATGCATATAAAGATATATGGGTGGAGATTTTCTCCCCCCAAACCCCCCTCTCCATGATGGTGTGGCCCGCGCGG